AAGTATTACTATTCCGCAGAGCGTTACAAGCATTGGAGCTGAGGCATTTGCAGGTTGCAAAAATCTCGCGTCTATTAATATTCCGACCGGTATTACTACCATTAATAATTTTACATTTCTCGGGTGTGGCGCTCTTACAAGTATTACTATTCCGCAGAGCGTTACAAGCATTGGAGCTGAGGCATTTGCAGGTTGCAAAAATCTCGCGTCTATTAATATTCCGACCGGTATTACTACTATTGGTCAGTTTACATTTGCCAGGTGCGGCGCTCTTACAAGTATTGCTATTCCGGCGAGTGTTACAAGCATTGGTGCCGGTCTATTTTTACGCTGTGAATCTCTCACAAATGTTACTTTTGCGAGTGATAGTAGATTAAATAGTATCCGCGAAGAAACATTTATGGGTTGCATAAAACTCTCAACTATTGCTATTCCTTCTAGTGTTATAACAATTGGCGCTGCTGCATTTAGACAATGCGATCTTCTCACAAATGTTACTATTTCGGGTGATAGTAAGCTAAATCAGATTGGGGCCAGAGCATTTTTGGAATGCAAAATTCTCAAAATAATTAATATTCCAGGTAACGTTAAAGTTTCTATTGCTTCGGACGCAGTTGATGCAAATATCACCAAAATTAATAGACCTACTACAACCGCGAAACCCATTATTACTAGTATCACAGCCGGGTACTACAGAGATAATAGAGTTACAACTCTTGTTATTCCTGATGGTGTTACAAGCATTGGAAATGAGGCATTTCAAGGCTTTGCAAATCTCCAAACTATTACAATTCCGAATAGTGTTAAAACCATTGGAAATAACGCATTTAATGGTTGCGTCAATCTAGGAACAATTACTATTCCAGATAGCGTTACAAGCATTGGAGAACGTGCATTTGTAAATTGTAAAAGACTCAAAACTATTACAATTCCGAAGGGTGTTACTATTATTAATAAGCTTACATTTTCCAGTTGCGAAGCTTTTACATCTATTACTATTCCTGACACTGTTACAAGCATTGGTGAGTTCGCCTTCCAAAGTTGCACAAAACTCAACTCTATTAATATTTCGAATAAAGTTACTACTATTAATACTGGAACATTTCACAGTTGCGCGGCTCTTACAACTATTACTATTCCGGATGGAGTTACAACAATTGGAGATGGAGCCTTTCACAGTTGTGCGGCTCTCACAACTATTACTATTCCTGCTAGTGTTATAAGCATTGAAGATAACGCATTTAATGGGTGTACAATTCTTAACACTGTTAATCTTGCTCCCAGTAGTCAACTAAAAACGATTGGTCAACAAGCATTTTTCAACTGCACAAATCTCACCACTGTTAATAATATTCCAACGGGAGTTAATATTGGCACTGCCGCATTTAGAGGTACAACAATAGCAAAAGACCTATCAAATGCTCTTTCTAGCTTTGCGTAAGAAAAATGGTAAACTTTTTAGAAGCACGCGTAAGGAAAAAATACATGATAAAAGATACAAAAATGAATAAGTTGGTTTATTTCGGTCAAATGGGATACGAGGATTATACCAAACACAAGAATAAAACTCGGAGAAAGAATTACTTGACACGGTCAAGTGGTATGAATGGGCTCTGAAAAAATAAAAATTTTTCGGAAAATAATTTGGCGATACATGTGTTGTGGTTAAAAAATATATTTATTTTTAGTTATCTTTATGATACGGAAATGAAATAATTGGAAAGGTAAAAACAAAGAGTGTGGCCCAAATTTTAAGCATTGTTATTGCATCATCACAAATTGACCAACTTGGTTCACCTTCGCATAGCCTTTTTTTTAAGATAGTTGATGGATAATATTGAGTTGTTACATTTGTTGTCTTGTTTTGAAAAGGTGAGAAAAATCGGGAAGTCATAAACATTTGACGAGTCAAAGAAATATAAGAGAGAAATAACAATAGTTTTTTACACATATTATTGTTATTTGTTAGAAATGTTTTAAGTCTTTTTACAAATATTTCAACTTGGTTCCAATGCGTTTGAAATAGGAGTCGTTGTATAAAACCGCGTTATCCAAAGCCTTTGCCAAAGTTTTGTCGCTCATTTTTAGTTGTTTAATGCAATCATATTTGCAAACAAATTCTTTTATGAGTTGGTTGTCTGCGGCGTATTGGCCGATTCCGTCTTTGTATAAAACAGGTTCACCGTATTGTTGTTCAAAATTTAAGATGGTTTTTTCTATATCACCTCCTACAATTTTTAATAAAATTGATTTTAATATTTAATATAAACCTCTTTCTTATATTATGAGCACATTCAACAGAAATTTAGATGAGTTATTACATTTATCAAAAAAGCATAACATAGTGCATCATTTGAAAAAAAATTATAAAGAAAATGTTCATTACATTATTGGAAATTATAATTTACACAATCCAAACAAAACAGAAAAAAGGGGAGGACATAATAAAATAATATACATGCTTACAGAAGATGCGTTTGAATTATTAAAAAATTCATTTAACTTGAGGAATAGGTATATTGTAAATCTTAGTGATAATGTAAAATACATAAATAATATCAGCATGTGCATTGAAAGTCAAACTATAGGGTTTATAGAAAACGCATATAGTGGAACACTAAATGTAAAAAGACAATATATATTTGGAAAATACAGAGTTGATTTGTATTTTATAGATTATAAGTTAGTAATTGAGTGCGACGAAAACAATCACGATGATAGAGACCCAATTGAAGAAAAAGTTAGAGAAAATTACATTATTTCTCTTGGAAACACAATAATAAGATTTAACCCAAATCAAAGTGAGTTTGATTTATCAAATGTGATGAGAGACATAAATGTCATTTTATTTAAAGGGTGTAAATAGTATTGACATCCTTGTTTTATTATCTTGCTTTCTCCTTGCAGACTCCATCGTATGGCAGCAATCCTTAAAAGGGTGTGTATAGTATGCACTCCCCCATTTTCTCCCGAATATTCGGGAACAAAGGAGGTTAAATGTAAATTTCTTTGCTTTGCCAACTGGCAAAGCAATTTGATATCGTTTTTTGCTTTAATAATTAAAACGCAAAGTTTATTTAATTATTAAAAGATATATAAAATATAACACGATATATGGTATTTAGTTCGAGTACGCGAGACCACCCATGCCGCTCATGATGCGAAGCACGTTGTAGTTGGTGGCATAGACACGGACCTTGGCGGTCTTGGTGCCCTCAACGGTGGCGTTGGAGAGCACAAGTTGGAGTGTGGCGTTGTCAATGCGTGAGAAGTTGCATGTGCCGGAAGGTTGATGTTCCTCAGGGCGGAGAGCAAAGCTGTACACGTTGATACCCTCATCAGGGCAGCGGGTGTGGGCTTGGTAAGGTTGCACCCAGGAGAAGTAGGAACCTTCACGCTCAGAGAAGCGGTCTTGGCCGTTGAGTTGGAGCTTGGCAACAACGACGGGGTTCTGGCCCCAACAGTGCATGTCAAGGGAGGTCTCGGAGAGCACGAAGGTGCCGGCATCGGAGACGGATGAGCCTTGGTTGTAGGAGCCGTTGGAGGGCACCAATTGAGCGGCACTGGTTAAGCCAAGGGAAGCAAGGACGGCGGCGGAGTTGGCGGTATCCGCAGCGTTCAAGCCGGGGCCTTGGAGCTTGCCACCGAAGTGGGGCTCAGTCAAGGAGTTGTTGTAAACACCACCGTGCCAGTATCCGGTGAAGTCGGTGGGGATGAACTCGTCCATGGCACCAGCGTCTTGGAAGAGGCCGCGGGCATCAATGAAGGCGTTTTGGCCAGCAAGCTCGGAGGGGCCGCCGAAGGCGTGGATGGCGTTGGGGAGAGCGTCAATGGCGTCAGTGTAGTTGAAGGGTTGGGCACCGAGCACCTTGAAGAGGGTGGCGTCGCAAAGAAGGGCTGAGCAGTAGTCAACGTTTTGGTCGGGTTGGACGACCCAGATAAGCTCCTTCACGGGGTGGTTGAAGTTGAGCTTGATCTTGTTGGAGGATGAACCGACGGACTCGTCACCAGTGAATTGGAGCTGGGTGATGAGGTACTCGTGGGGGTTCTGGGCGAAACGGCGGCGCTCATCAGTGTCAAGGAAGACGTAGTCAACGTAGAGGGAAGCAGCAACGAGGGACTGGTTGTAGGCGATGGTGGCAGTCACGGGTGTGCCAACATTGAATTGGTTGGCAGCAAGGTTTTGGTAAGGACCAGCCGCAGGAACGCGGGTGGTGTTGCAGCTGAGGGATGTAACGGCCCAGAGGCACTCGTCAATAGGGCGGATGTCAAGGTTGATCTTGACCTCGTGGTATTGAAGGGCAATAAGGGGAAGAGCAAGACCGGGGTTTGTGCAGAACCAGAATTGGAAGGGCACATAGAGGGTGGTCTCGGGGAGGGCGTTACGGGGAGCGCACACTTGGCGGGGAGCGGCAGAGTCGCAAGGACCATCCACATCCGCGAAGGAGGGGTCAGTGATGAAGGTAAGTTGTGTGGTGTTACCAATCATCTTGAAGTAACCGCGCTGTTGCTCAGAGGTCATTGTGAGCTGGTTCCAGATGTGCATCCAGTCACCGTATTGGCGGTCAATGCGTTGGCCACCAATCTCAACCTCAACTTGAGCGATGAGTTGCTCACCGGGGTAATCTAACCAACGAGCGTAAACGGCGTTGCGGCCGGAGCTAACATTGGTGGCATTGCCCATAAGTTGGTTGATCTCAGGAAGAGTCACCTGAAGGTATGTGCGGTAAGCAAGATCACCGTTGCGGCTGATGATGCAGGTCACGCGGCGGCCGAAGTCGGCTTGGCCGTTGAAGGTTTGCTCAATTGACTCAATAGCAAAGTTTGTGTAGCGTCTGTAGGTTACTTTCCAGAAAGTAATTTGAGGGTTACCCGTAAGGTAAACGTCTTGGGCGCCATAGGCGACAAGTTGCATTAATCCACCTCCCATAGTTATATTATTGCTAAAGAAAAAAAATCTGAAAAAATTAATTAATTAAAATATAATTTAATTCTAATTAATCGCGCGCTACAAGATTATGACAATAATTTATTCATATCAAAATTTCCTTTCATAAATGAAAGAAGATATGAATCCAACAAAATTTCCTTTTTTCCCTCGTGATTTTTGGTAAAAATGTATGAATCTCTTCTTTTCTTAATACTCCATCCATCATTAATGGCATTGAATAAGAAAAGCATTTTTTGGAATTTGATATTATCTATTTTAATATCATAATTTTGTCCAGATTCATTTTCAATGTTCACTCTTAATTCAATTTCACTCATTTATTTAATTTCTAGAAAAGTAAAATGCGGTTTTAACTTGAATGTACAAACCTTCCTAAAATCAAAAATAATCGTAAAATATATATATTTGCTTCAATAAACTATTAAATAAAATGTATTTATTAATATTAGATTACTAAATATGCCTTCATTTAAGCCTAAAACTGTAAAAAAAATTAAGGTAAATAAAAAAACATCAACAACATTAGATGGAAAGCACAAAGAGTTTGTGAATGAATTTAATAAAGATGAAAATGATAGAATACCAAAATTAAGAGAAGAAAAGGCTTCAATAAAGGCTATTTTGGAAAAAGAACAGCAACAAAACAGCGATGAAAAATCGTTGACCATTGAACAAATCATGGATTATCAGGATAAGTTGAGAGATATAACGGCTGAAATAAAATCTCTAAAGTCAAAAAAAGTGGAATACTTTTTAGATAATTCTAAATACATATTTGATTATTTTGAAAATAAAAAGGACATTTCTATAGGAAATGTAGCAACAACTAAAAACAAAAAATTAGAGTCATTTTTTAAGATAAACCCAAGTGCAGACAATTCTAATGTAATAGAGAGCAAAAACAATAATATTTTTCAAAAGTATTTGAGTAATATAGATGAGACTTTCTTAGATATAAATTCTTTTTTGCGTCCAACTGATGTTTGTCAATCCTGTTATAAAGGAGAATTGATCCCCATGGACGATGAAGGGGTACTAATTTGTAATGCGTGTTTTAAGAACGTTCAGTATTTGATTGAGAATGAAAAACCTTCTTACAAAGAACCGCCGAAGGAAGTATGTTTTTATGCTTATAAGAAAATTAATCATTTTAAAGAAATTTTGGCACAGTTTCAAGGAAAAGAAACAACTCAAATACCTGCGGATGTTATTGATAATTTGAAATACCAGATTAAGAAAGAGAGAATAGAATGTTCCAAATTAACTTATTATAAAACTAAGGAGTTATTGAAGAAGCTGGGATATAACAAGTATTATGAACATATTAATTTTATAAAAGACAAGTTGGGCATCAAACCGCCAATTATCTCTCAAGAGTTGGAAGAGACCTTGTGCAATTTTTTCATGGAAATCCAATATCCTTACGCCAAGCATTGTCCAGATTATCGTGTAAATTTTTTGCACTATTATTATGTGCTTTATAAGTTGTTTGAATTGCTGGATGAAACACTGTATCTTCCAGAAATTCCAATGTTGAAGGATAGAGAAAAACTAATAGAACAAGACACTATTTGGAAAAAGATATGCGAGGAATTAGATTGGGAATTTATTGCAACAATTTGATTATAATCTAACGGCGTCTTTGTCTTCTAGATTTCTTGGACGTCTTGTGTCTTCTTGTTCTTCTAGTTTTTTTTCCTCCTTTCATTTTTTTTTTACCTCCATGTCCAAGGTCATCAAATGATGACGCAACATCTGAAAAACTATTCTCGCTAGATGCGTCACTGGCAGCAGTTGTATTGTTGCTTAAATTTAAAGATTCATCGTGTGCCGCATTAAATTGACCTAACAAATTTGTAGCAGAAGCGAGTGTGGTTGTTGTGGCGTCGCTTAACATTGACTCTGAAGTAGTATTATTGCTAGGCTCATCATCATAATCCAAGACATCTAAATCTAGATCCAAATCATGCATTGAACTATTTGTTGAGATATCGGATAAAGGTGTGACTTGGCCTCCGCGTCTTTTGTGTCTTCTTGTTCTTTTTCTGTGAAGCTTTCTTGCTTGTTTTCTGCTTTTTGTCATTGCCATTATAGAATAATATGATAAAATTTAATTATCGTATTATTGGATTATTCAATTCTTCGTTGGTTTAAAGTCCGCCAGGGAACCCAACAAGATTAGCGCCAATACCAAAGCCAGCGCCAGAGCGAGTGGTAACCGCGATGCTGGGGACATAGGTGTCCAAAATGCTAAATGTGGCGGCGGCAGTTAACGCAAGCAAAACAATTTCCTCAATGTTCAAAGAACGTTTAGGGATGGCGTAGGCCGCAATGGCAACCATCAAACCTTCAACTAAGTACTTGATGACTCTTTTGACAAGCTCTGCGATATCAAACATCTATATTAAATAAAAAGAAAAAAATATATTGTGCGCTAAAAAAACTTAAAATCAATATATGACTAAATTATAAAATGGTAGTTCATTCAAAAGTAAAAGCGCCCGAAAATGAGGAAGATCAACAATCTGGTTTTGAAAAGAAGAATACAAAAACCGGAGAGATAAATCCTAAATATGTAGATGTCTTGGATGAAGATAAGCCTATTGCCGGACAAAAGTTTGTGTGCATTTCTTTTATTTCTCCTGAAAAAATTATTAAGCAAAAGGAGTTGTTCTTTTTTGAAGAATTCCTAAAGAAGTGGGAGTTTTCAAAGAGTATGGAGAAATTTGTTCAATTCTTAAATTTCATTAGTTACAAGTACAAGTTAACATTTGATGATATTTCAAATGATTTTAAGGAGTTTTTGACTGAAGAGCAGGCTGGATTTGTGGAAGGTGGAATGGAGGCCGATTACAAGACATTCTTGGACCAAAATGAGGAGGAGCTTGAGAACGCATTTAATACCAAGAATAGTTTTCAAACTTCAACCCGCGGAATTAAGGTTCGTGGTGCTTATCCTACCATGGAAGAGGCCGAGTTGCGTTGCAAGATGTTGAGAGAATTGGATCCCAATCACGATGTCTTTGTTGGACCCATTGGATTGTGGATGCCTTGGGACCCGGAGGCTTACAAGACAGGTCGCGTTGAGTATATGGAGGAAGAGTTGAACCAATTGATGCATGAGAAGAATAAGAATGAGTCTTTTGCCAAGTCTGCATTTGACCAGCGTGTCAAGGAGACTAAGAAGAAGGCTATTGAAGAAAACATCAAGTTGGCCGAGAAGACGGGAGCCACACTCACACAAACCATTGATGAGGATGGCAACCTTATTGGTGTGAATAATGCCAACACTCAAGAACGGTCGTTGAAGGACAAAGAGTCAATTTCGGCGGCAGACATTCGTGCAGAGTTGTTTGAGGGTGAGAATATTATTGTCGGTAAGACGGACAATGGCCAAAGCGAGCTTCTAAGCGGCCCTTTTTCTGTTAAGGATAAGAACGATTGAAACCGCAAATTTTTAGAGAAATGAAATGAAATGAAATAAAATGAAATGAAATAAAAAATATTTTACATTCAAACAAAAATTTTGAATGTAAAACCAATAAAATAAAATAAAGTAAAGTAATGCAAAAATACAATTATTGTACAATAGCTGAATTTCTTTGCGTAACATTTGTTGTGTCTACTGTAGTCATAATTTTAATAAACTCGTCGGTTTGAACGTAGTTTTCAAAATAATTCTTCAACTCTTCTCCATTTTTGAACTTGTATTTTTCATTAATTTCAAACAGTTTATCACATAATAATACATTTCTTACTCCAAAATTTATCTTGAATTTATCCCATTTATTTTTTAGTAATTTAGACCTGAAGAAACTAGAAAAAAATATTAGGAATCTAGAATCACTAACTGATGTCATGGTTGAAGCTTGTGTATAAAGACCAACAATCTGAAATATATAATTAGACACTATTAATGATTCAAGTTCACCATCGTTATTATGCAAATTTATTAAATCTTCGTTGAATCCATTATCTTTTTGCCAAGGGAAAAAGAACGAATTTATTAAATTTGGACACGAGTCTTTATATTTTTCTAAAAGATCCAAGGTTTGAATATAAGTGTCCTTTATTGATTGAATTGTGTCTTTTACTATGCTATCTTTATAATTTGATTTAAAAAGCAAATAGGTAATGTATATTCCCATACCTAAAATAAATTGACTGGCTATTGGCATTCTCGTTACAAACCTATCTAATAATGAATTTTTCTTAAAGAATGCTGACGCGTATATAAATATTAATAAAAATATAAAAAAACTTATACCAATAGTAAGTGTATTCAGCATGTTTTATATATTATGTGTATAAAAAATGTATTACATTCAAGTGTCTAAATATTTATAAATCATATTTCAAATCGTTACTGGATTCTTCAAGGGTTTAAAGTGGTGCTAATTGTGAAACATCGTGATTTATTGCAGTCTTTTCCTTGGCGTTCATAATTTCTTTGAATTTATCTGTGTGAATATAATTTTCAAAATACTCTCTAAGTTCATCTGCAGAATAAAAATTATGAGATTCGTTTATTTTAAATAATTCTTCAATTAACAAACGAGGTTTTAATTCATAATTCGCGGAATATTTTTGCCACTCCATTTTAAGTAGTTTTGAAACAAAAAAAGATGAAAAAAAGCACAAGAATTTTGAATCACTCATATCTGTTAGCGATCTACTTTCGGTATAGATTTCAACTCTTTCAAATATATAATTTGAAACAAGCGCCGCACTTTCATGATCATCATCCATCTTAGGAATTTTTTTATTATAATCTTGCCAAGGGAAAAAGAAAGAATCAATTAAATTTGGGCACTTGTGTTTATTTTTTTCAAGAACTTCCAAAATATTAATAATTATTTCATTGTCTACGTCATCTGATGCTTTTGAAACAGTTTGTTTGAAACTAACATTAAATATTAAATATGTTAAAAAAATGCCTAAAGCAAGTATAAAATGACTCGCAATTGGAAGCTTTTCAACGAATCTATTTAGCCGTGAATTCTTTTTAAAAAATGTTGACGAGTAAATCAATAGTAATAAACATATAAAAATTACAATTATTCCTAAAAAAATGTAGTTCATTTGTATTCTATATATATTATAACAATAAAATTAATATTTACCATTTTGTCTTTTTGACGCTAATTTTTGGACCTTGCCCGCGTTTCTTGGTATTGTTTGGGTCATACTTTTCATCTTCTTCGTCTGAGTTAATATCTTTACTGAGTTCCCAGAACTCTTTTGAACCCAACTTGAAATCATTGTGCGAATCGGCTTTGTACCAGAACACTTGTTCGTGTAGTCTATTAGATTTCGCATTATTATTAATGACTAAGCACTCGTAATTTTCTGTGCATTGGTCCATGACCTGACAAAAAGACTCAAAAGTTGGAAACATACCCGCATAATTCTCATAGATGCGCTTTCTATTTGCAATGTATGGTTCTCTTAAAATAAAAACATAATCTATATTGGTTCTCAGTGTGGGCGGAATGCCGAGCGGATATTGCATTGTGATGATAAGCATGATCTTCCAATGACGTCCGTTCATAAAGAGAAGACGCATCATTTTATCGCGAGTCCATGTTCCGTCATATAAACAATCATCAAGAATTACAAATGCTCGTGGGTCAATTGTACTGCGTTTAAAGGTCTCCATCTCTTTTTTAATCTGCTTTAAAACAGACTTTTGCCGCTTCAAAATATTCTCAACGATTGCAGTATTGTATTCATTATGAATGAACAACTTTGGAACCATTTTTCCATAGAAACCATTGCCTTCTTCCGTTCCTGCTACAACAACGCCAATTGGGATGTCCTGATGGTAATATAATAAATCTCTTACAAGGAAAGATTTGCCAGTGTCACGACGTCCAATTAAGACAACGACCGGACCTTTAGATTCATTTGGTTTAAAACTAATAGTTTTCATATCAAACTTCTTTAGTTCTAAAGTCATGATACTCTTGTTATTGTTACTTTAGAAAATTCATTCAAATTAGAAAACGCATTAAACTGCAATGTTACTAAAATATAAGATATAAGATATAAGATATAGCAAAATTATTGTCAAATGAGTTAAAAAATAGTATAATTAATATATTATTTAGCTAATGGACAATACTACTCTTAAAATTCATTACGAGAAGAGAAAGAATTCCGATTTATTCAAGTCCCTTCAAAAGGAGGATTTGACTTTTCTCTCTGAATTGCAAAATTATATCCCTATTTACAAGAGGTTCTTCTTGTTGAATGAAACAAATTACAATTCATTGAACTTAAATCATTCATGGTTTTTATCAAATGTAAAAACCTGCGTTGCAGATAACAAAAATTTGTACAACTGCACAATTCAAAACCTTGAAAGTGGAAAAACAAAGAAAAAACAGGTGTTTTTCAAAATGGCTCCTTTACTAGACCCGTTTAAGTACTTAATTGGCAAATATAACGCGAATGATCCGACATTATTTAAATTACCAAAGTTAACTTCAGAAATTGGAAATGTTCATCCAAAGTTATTGGATGCCAATAATTCTGCATATGTTGATGGATTTTTCTCTTTTCTCTCAAGCAGTCTTATTTATAACTATGAATTTGTAAATGGCGTTGACTATTATGGCTCTTTTTTGGGAATTAAAAAAGAGTTCAAGTTGAACATTGTTGATGATTTGGACTACCTTTGTAAGTCAGACTTTTTCAATAAATATAAGAATGTCAAGTTCCAAGTGGAAGATTATAGTTTTTTATACGAGGAAGATAAACCTGATGTAAAACCACCAATAAAAATAGAGCATAATCTAAGCAATAAATCCACTTTATCTATTAAGTCAATTGACAATTCTATGTTTGAAGACATTTTTTCAATTGAAGGACAACAACCGACACATTTAACGCTTGATGATTTGAAAGAAAATAACATAGAATTGCTTGATATTACAAATTGTGAATCTTTTAACGCGAAAGAAATGCGAACAACTACCATAAAATCATCTTCAACATGTTCATCAAGAACATCTCATACATCCAATGGTGAAAGCAGCAAAGGGTCGTCATGTAATAATTGCGAAAATGTGTCAGGCAATAATGAAGATGAAAATGAAGAAGAAGAGGATGATGATAATTGGACGGATGATAATTCAAACTCAAAATCAAGCGAATCATGCGAAGAACAACAAATTTTTGCCACTATTCCAGAGTTTCCAGTACAAGTCATATGCATGGAAAATTGTGAAGACACATTTGACGATTTAATTATGAACGAGGAACTAACTCATGGTGAATGGTTTTCTGCATTATTTCAAATAATAATGATTCTAATTACATATCAAAAGGCATTTTCATTTACTCACAACGATTTGCACACAAACAATGTTATGTATAACTCAACTGACGCTAAATACATTTATTATTGTTACAAGAAGACCTATTACAAGGTTCCAACTTATGGCCGCGTCTTTAAGATGATTGATTTTGGAAGAGCTATTTATAAGTTTGATGGTAAGGTATTTTGCAGCGATAGCTATCAGCCTGGAGGCGACGCTTCTACACAATATAACACTGAACCCTATTTTAATGACAAGAAGCCGCGTTTAGAACCCAATTATAGTTTTGATTTGTGTCGTTTAGCGTGTTCTATTTTTGATTATGTTATTGACGATTTAGACGAAATAAACGATTTAGAGAAATGCGAACCCATTGTTAAGCTTATTTATGAATGGTGTTTAGACGACAATGGTATAAATATCCTTTATAAAAACAACGGTGTAGAGAGATATCCAGACTTTAAGTTGTACAAGATGATTGCGAGATGTGTTCATCACCATACTCCCCAAGCTCAGCTTGAGAGAGATGAGTTTAAAGTCTACGCAACACCAAAATCTAATATTCCTCAAAATGAAACGGTTGTTAATATAGACGCAATTCCAAACTTTTCAGCTGAAACAAATCAAACAAATCAAACAAATCAAAGTGTTTAATTTTTAAAGTTATTTTATTCTTATTAAATAAAATGACTTCACCGGATAACTTTGGGTTTATAATTACAAGACATGTGAATTCAGAAACAACCAATAAGTATTGGAATGAATGTATAAGACATATTAGAGGACAGTATCCTCTAAAAAAAATTGTTGTTATTGATGACAATAGTGATAAAAAGTATTTAAAATCCGAATATGAATATAGAAATGTGGAATATGTTGAATCTGAATATCATAGACGGGGCGAGCTTTTGCCTTATTACTACTTCTATAAAAATCACTATTTTGATAACGCGGTTATAATTCATGATAGTGTTTTTATGCAACGACGCGTCCCATTTGAACATCTTATTAAAAAAGGAATAAAAGTTCTACCATTGTGGCATTTTAATTCAGAAAAAAAGGAAAATGTTAACAATACCTTGAGAATCATAAACGGTCTTACAAACAATTATGACATAATGGCTACTTTAACGAATAACAGAGAATACGATGTATTAGGTCCCACAAATAAAGAAATATGGTCAGGTTGTTTTGGGGTGCAAAGTTTTATTAATCGCGATTTTTTAATTGGCTTGAGAGACAAATATAACTTGTTCAATATGTTGAACTTTATAACTTCTAGGTCTGATAGGTGTTGTTTAGAGAGAATAATGGGAATCATATTCTTTGTTGAATATTTGCGGTTATTAAAAATCCCTTCATTGTTTGGTGACATCAAAAAATACTGTGAATGGGGATATACCTATAATGAACATTGCGAGAATCTGCGGAATAAAAAAATACCGAGACTACCTGCAGTAAAGGTATGGAGTGGAAGATAATTTTTGTTTTTTAATTAAACTATGTAAAAATTTATAATTTATTGTAATAAAGATAAATATACAGATAATGTATATGTTATCCATATTATGTATTGTAGTAATACACTATAACGTAGACACTCTATTTAAAAATTTATATGTTCCGTATTTAATTTCAAACAATTATGTTTCCTCTGGATTAACATCAACTATTTCATCACATTCAGAATTATATTTTTTATTGAACGCGACAAGTTATTATATGTTATTTCTTTACCTTTATACGCTGTCTTATCGGTTATTTATTTCAAAAATAAATGACAAAAATTGTCTCGGCTTATCATTTATCTATATAAAACATATTGTGGATGTTGTTATTTCGCCAAATATGACAATTGTTGAATATGAAACATCACGAGCAGTAATGTGGGCATTTACTACGCCTTTAATGTTGAAAATGTATTGTGATGCAAATGACATTAAACTTATAGACATTAAATTTCATTACCATTTAATCTCAATTATTTGTGGCGCATTTTTAACCCCATTAAAAGGACAAATTTATTACAGTTTTTCGTTTGCGTCATGCATTCCTTTAATTTTATTCATCAAAGCCTTATATAAATATAGAAATATGCCCTTTACAAACTTGTACATTATAATGTGGTATACATTTATATTAATTAATGCTTTTGATTTTTTGGGAATTTTTACTCCATCATTAACTTCATCGTTTTATAATATAGCAGATACATTGTGTAAATTTATTTGCAACATAGTTATTTCAAATTACACGGAACAAGAGCAAATTATTAGAGATAATATGGATTTGCAAAGTGTAAATTTTGTTTCAACTGTTATAAAGCACATTAAACAATTTGAAATAGAAAATGAAAACAAAATAACGATAAACTGTTCTAATTTGGTAAAGTATTGCAAAAAGAAATTCGTAGATAAAATACCAAAATCAAACAGCGCTCTTAAATTAGAGTTGTTAAAGAAAATATTGCCTTTAAATCTAGACATAGATTACATGAATGAAAATTCGGGCGATTCTATAGAGTCAAATAAAAAGTTCACCTTTATTTGCGTAATGTTTATGGATATTATAAATTATACCGAATTGGCAAAAAAATTTGACGGAGATATTATCTTTAAATTGCTTGATGATATATATAATAGGTTTGACGTCATTATAAAAAAATATGCTCATTTACAAAAAATCGAAACTATAGGCGACGCGTATTTTGTTGTAGGTGATATTTTTAGAACTGAACTTAATCATAAAATTGTAGTGAAAGAAATAATACAATTAGGGGTAGATTTTATTAAAGAAATAAAAAATATAAAAAGTCCAACTGGATCACCATTATCTATACGCATTGGAATTAATTTAGGACCTGTAAATGTTGGTATATTGGGGAGCGAAGTTCCAAGACTATGCGTTGTAGGAAACGCGGTAAATGTCGCGTCAAGATTGCAATCTACGGCAGACGCCGATACGATCCAAATGAGCAGACATGTTTATGAACAAGCTCAAGAGATTGATTTTGGGTTTCCAATTGAAATTATAGAAAAAAATAATGTATTTTTAAAGAATATTGGCTCAACAACTACTTACAATATTTTCCCCACCTAACTCATTCTTCTTAACAGTAAGAATTATGAAATTTCAACCTTGACATCTTCTACAAAAAGCGCGTCCAAAGAATCATGCATTACATAAATGTCCTCAATAGCATAAAGCTCACACTTTTCTCTGTAATTCCAACTACTAAAACAAACAGTGTTATAATTCTCAAATTGGTATCCAAAAGTGCAATTCAAATCGCTTGTTACAGGTTTCCCATTTTTAGTATGTTTCAAAATTGTCATGTCAGCAGCGCGAATCGCGATTCCGCGGCATACAAGATCAATGATTTCATCCGTTTCTGGCAGATGCATAATATATTTTCCGCCGCGCTTGAGACGGCCGTCAACATTTCTATCGGTATTAATTTTTACTAGGCCCTTACCAGCAATTGTGATTTTTGGTTGTTGGATTTCTTCCGTCATCATATTTGTGAATTTAAAGGTGTTCTTATTTTTATTTACAAGTTCAATTTTTTTGAAATTACAAAAAATTGAATTACTTTTGAAATTTTTCATCGTCCTTTTACGAAGAGCCAGAACCATATTACGACGGCTATTGCAGCAATTAGAAAATACAACAATTAAAAAATACAACAACTAGAAAATACAAAAACTAGAAAATACAAAAATTAAAAAATATCTACTTATTTTAAACATGCGAAAAAAAACACAAAAAGGAGGCGTTCTTATAAAAACAAATCCAGAAGAAGCTATAAATTTTTTCATTGAGAACAGCAGTCAAGTTAATTGGTTAAGAGAAACGGCAAATTCAGCTAGTGGAGTAATTTTTGAATGCATTTTAAAGGAAGGAGTTGCATCACCTTATGAAATGATTCGTTCAACTGATTTCAAATCGTCCGTTAAAAAAATACTTATAAAATTTGTTGGAATTCGTTCAGAGGTTCGTGGTGAATATGACGATGATGAATGGACCGTTCCATTTAAAACTGTTTCACCAGCGTTGGGTATTAAAAATTTAGAAAAGGAAGAAACCTTTACAAAAGAAATAAATGTACAGACAGATATATTTTTAAAAACTATTTCTTATTTAAACCCATTGTGTCCAGCACCAATTTATGCATCTATTAAGAAGGATAAAGCTAATGCAATTGAATTTATGTCTAAATTAAAAATTCCTGATGAATATGGACTATTTTCTAACGCAACCAATAGATTAATAACTGTAATTATTGAAAAAATTAAAGATGGCGTTATCCCATATTTAGGTGTTTTGGGAATGGAAATAGCAGATGGTTATGAAACATTTTATGACTTTTATTCCAGGGGTTCAACAAGGGATGATATTAGAACTTATGAAAATATGATAAGGTTAAAAAATATAGAATTAGCTCTAAAAACGGGTTATTCTCAGGGAGATTTTCACACTGGAAATATGTTAGTAAATCCATCAATTGAAGGTTATTATGGTGGAATTCCAGGAAACGCAATGATAATAGACTTTGGTTATGCAAATAAAATACCATCAGAAAAGTTGCAAGAGATAAAACAACTAGTATCTGAAAATAAATATGTTGAGGCTTTAAAAATATTTAATACGCTTAGACGTTCGGATAACTGGCAACTAAGTGAATTTCCACGGATTTATGGATGGTTGTCTTATAATTATTATAATAAAGAAGACAAACCAATTGAATTGGTAAATCCTGAAGAAATTGAGGCAGAAAATAAAAGATTACTTGCTTTAAAACAGGCAGAAGAATCTGCAACTGATGCAAGGGTTGCATTTTATAATGATTCATCACATAGTGGAGAGAGAGATAAATATCCTTTACTGCCATTATCAAACGCAGTAAAAAATAGTTTATTTGAAGGTATTCTTAGTGGTGGTAAAAAGAGGAGAAAAACTAAGTCAAGAAAAAACTCAAAAAAAGGCACTAATAAATATAAAAAACAAAAGAGATGCGAAACTAGAAGACGTCTTTGTTGATAAAGTGGATTTAAAATCCTGGGTTATCAGTAAAAACAGCGGGATTTATAACGGCTGAGTCACCACCGTCTTGAATCACAGGTTTTAACTGTTCAACAACGAATAAACCAACAACTACGCTAAAATAGACTAAGAGAGAATCGCGAATTAAAAATTTAAGTGGCTTGCTCTCCTTATCCACAAAGCGCATCTCAATAAACTTGACAACAAAATAAACAAATGATATTATTCCTGCTACAACAAATGTATTCATTTTTATAATGTAAATGACTACATTCTTATTTTTTATTTTACGCATAATTTTAAAGGAGGGGTCGTAGCTGCGCAAAAGGGTCTGGCTTATATCTTGGTTTCCTACTAAGCTAAAACTTCAACATCATCTAACAACAAATCTGGTTCCAGACGGAGTTCAGGAAATTCAATGTTATGAACATCTAAACTATCAAGAGTAACATCCTGGTCAAAGATTTGCAATCTAACATTCTCATTCTCGTCTTCATCTTCTTCCATTTTTCTTTGAGCATTTCTCATTGCACTAATTTCATCTAGTCTCTCAAAATTCTTGGGAGCATCAACAACTTGCACATTATTTTCCGAATCGGCTGCATAATCAACATCGCTAAATGACAACTTGGAAGACGAACCAAAAGAGGATGACTCTCCTTCATTTGACAAGCTGGGGAATGCGAGTTCTGCTTCCAATTTATTTTGCTCTAAAATAGCAGTAACTGGGTCAGATTCAAGTTGTCTTGGCGTCTCGGCCTCCTTGCTGTTAACCTCCGAATCTTTTGTCTCGGAAATAACTTGTGTGGGACTGTCATTTTTGGCGTCCTTATTAGGATCCTCAATTTCTTGCTCTTTAATTTCCTCAACAACATGTTCCTCAATGGTTTCATCCATATATGCTTGCAAAATAGCCTCCACTGGAATACTATCTCTCACCGTATTTAAAATGCATTCTTGAACAATTATTTCCAATTCGCGATGATGTTTTTGCGTTTGTAGTGGAGGAATGTTTAGCTCAAATAAATAAACATTCTTGTATATCTTTCTAGCAACATTGATATAAATCTTGTGAATAAAATCGTCAAGCTTGGGAATGGTAATGTCAATCTTCTTTTGTTTTTGTCCGACACGAATTGCTGACAGCAACTTAAGTTGAATAATGTGAACGCAAGTAACTAAATCTTCCAAATATCCACATCCACTCCTCTCAACAATGCGATTCTTCTCCGTTTCAATAATATTGGAATTCCATTTTGGAATTCTTGTAATAAAATTCTGAAAAGTCATCAAGTATTTATCCATCTCGTTATTGTCTCTGCACAATTTTACGGCTTCTTCAAAAATAGACTTCAATCCATCAATAATATGAGGCGTTACGATGGTGAGCAATCTTGCACCCCATTCGTTTTTTGATTCATGTAAGCTAGACACATTAAAATCATCCATTTTACATAAACGAAATATTTTCTAAATTGTGTTCTAAACTCAAAAACAAAAAATTCAAAATGAACATCATTAGTATTTTTTCATTTCTAAATTCTTTGCGAACCTTGTTAAAAGCAAACAATAATTCATACTGTTTTTCTTCTGTGATATTAGCAATTTTAATATTATTTGGCTTCTCCAGCAGTTGTATCAAATCTAGTCCACTATAACCTTTTTCATAAAACTTTGTTGATAGTTGAAGCAAATCACTATGTTTTAAGTTTGTGTTGGACGCGACTTTGTTTAATTCTTTTTTCAACCAATCTGCTCTTAGAGTTTTTACTTCCTTAAGTTTGAATGTTTCTGCTAAATTAAATTTATAAAGATTTATGGCGTTTCCGTTGTAAATGGGTTCGGGGACATAAATTTCACAGAATCGCGATAAAATTGGTTTTAACAGTTTGTATTTATCTTCAACAATAATAAAAAACCGAGTAGTGTGGCTGAACAATTCAATGCATCTGCGCAGTGCAGATTGTGCATCTATTGTTAATTTATCAGCATTTAACAATACTATGCTCTTAAAAATATCTCCGCCATTAGAGTTTATATGCGTCTTTGCAAAAAACTTTAACTCTTCCCTAATAAATTTAATACCTTTTCCATGAGCGCAATTTACATACATTACAAATGACTTTATCCTCTCTTTATCATTATCATAAATCATATTAATAAACTCATTTACAATGGTCCTTTTTCCAGAACCGGATTGACCATGAAATATAATATTGGGAGTTTTGTGAGTTCCCTGAAAGTATTTTAATTTGTCTATAATTGATTGATGTATATTTAATGCCATTAATTAAAATAACACGGTTAATTTTTATATTATATTTAACGAAAAATCATATTTTGCATTTTGTAGTTTGCATTTTGTATTTCACATTACATCTTCCTGAACCCGAAGTTCAACATATTTTGAATATATTTTATTAAATAACTCATAAGATAAGTTAGGCAATAGTTTTGAAGATGGAAGAGTTATTGAACATCCACCAGATTCCAAAACTGAAACATCAAAACGAATAATATTACTATCAAGAGAATGATATATTATTTTTGTTAATTCATTTATGTTTTCTTTATTCACATGTAAATGCAGAGATATCTTTGTTGGAGGCACGCCAAAAAACAAACACGCATCAAGTATATATTTACAGTCGTCAAACTTTAACGACCCGCAGGTATCTGACAAACAATACTCGTCTATTACAGGGAAACTCTTGTGGTAATTTAGAATTTCGTGAACAATTAAATCATTATCTATTTTTCCTTCTAAAGGACATTCGTTTATGCAAGAAATATACAACTTTGTTTTAAATTCATTGTCTGGGGCTGAGTTAATAGTTGTAAATATCTCTTCTAGTTCTTTATTTGTTTCTTTAATGGTTTTATTGACATTTTTCTTTTGAAAACTGTTTGAAACTGAAGTTAAAAAGGAGAAATTTTTAATTCCATTCTCAATGCCAATATCAAACCCTTTTTTATTTGGAGCAACTATGTATAATTCTGGGTCATAACTAGCGACATTTTTAACAAATTTTTCTGCATATTTGTGTAGTTTTAAAGAATCTGCCATAATAGGCATTATTTTTGGATTCACAATACTTCCAATCTCCACTTTTATTGGGGTGTAGTTGAACAAGATGCTATGAAAAACATCAATCTTGTCATTTAAAGACACAGATTCTTGCCTGTGCTTTGGTATTCCTTGAAGACCATCTCTCAATGATACATCAAAAAATATGGGTTTATTAATAATTCGTTTAACGTTGGCTGGTATATTATAGATTCTATTGAGATTGGATAACATGCTTAATAATACATGTCATCTAATTTTTAAGTTTATTGCGTTAATGTTATTTTTATTTTTATTTTTATTTTTATTTTTAAACAGAATCAGTCAAGCTATGCGTGTATGGGTTCTCTCTAAATGCTGTCAAAATGTCAGGGCTAATGCGGTCGCAACCAATGCATTGATTGTAATATTGTGGGGCTCTGATTTTACCATATTCTTCTTTTGACATGGGCATTTGGGGCATATTTGTTGGCACCCACATGCGAGTGTTGTTGCGGTCGCAATCATTTTTAGAAACACAAACATTCATTTGCTCATTGTAAATATTGGTATTGCCATGATTTGTTCTACTAACAACTGATTTTTCCTTAGACTCGTTATTTGTTTGAGCATAAGCGGCTTCATAACTCATATCACCCCATCCACCAGAGTTTCCTCCAGCGGAACCAGTGTAACTGCAATTTGTGGAATCTCTTTGATTAGTAATAGGTGTTTGTTTGCTTGTTTGATATCCACCACCTTCAACCTGTCTGCCAATATAAGAATTAGGTGTATATAAAGTAGTTTCCTTAATAGTAGTTTTTGTTACATCGCGAGGATTTAATACATAACTATCGGGAACATTTGATCCGGCATCACCATAAACGCGATAGTTATTGGAATACTCTTCTCTCCTTGTTGGGTTAAATGCATCCATAATAGGCGCAATAACAGCACCAATTGCTCTGCTAAAGCTGCTTCGCATAGTGTCTGGTTGTCTCATTGTGGACCGGTTATTAGAATAATTTGTGTGACTTCTCAAGCAATTTTCTGCATCAGTGTGGTCTCCACGACGAATGGCAGTGGATGGTCCAACATCGCATTGAGGAAGTTCGTTGCGTTTTGAGTCTTCGTAAGCACTGGGAACATAATTCGCAACTCTGTCGGCAGGTCCGGCAACACCAGTATATGATTGAGTTGTGGTTGCGCGAGTTGTGGAGTGCACCTCTTCAATGGGTCTAAGCATTTGCCCCTTTTCTTGACCAGTTGTAGTAAGCCAACGATCTTGAGTTTGAATATAGAAAGTATCCGGATGGTATTTCTCAACTTTTCCAAGAATGCCCACATTTTGCACATGAGAATAAGACGGACCTTGATGATTCTCCAATGTATATTCCATCTTAGGATTTGTTGCAACGCGTAATTCATCAACCGTTTTTGGAAGCCACGCATTTCTGGCTTCCATGCCAGAGTTATAACCACCACTTCCTTGATTGGTATAACCTTGGTCTAAACCTGGTCCAACATACTCTGACTCAAATGGTTTGATATTGCTGTTCTTCATTCCAGGATTCACACGAGACTGATAAAAGTCGCTGCTATTTGGTGCGCCAAAAGCCCATTGAACATTATCTTCCGGTTTGAATAAAGGAGCCTGTTCAATTTTCTTAATAACCTGAGACCCACTTCCAATCATATTGTCTAAAATTGTTTCAGCCATATTGTTGTTATAAACTTGCCCCTTTATTTTTGCACCGTAAAAGGGTATCATATTGTTATGTTTGAAATCTGTTTTTGCTACATAATCGCCAGTTAAAGAATAAACTTGTTGAATATTGTTTCCAACAGAGACACCCTTATTTTGGTTATTTTCGTAAGAATTTTGATTAAAGTATTTGTCACTAGCTACATTTGGATTAACATATTTTTGAACAGTGTCTGTTATTTGATTTTCGTTTGGAACGGGATAGTTTTGAGGAAGAGTGTTTGTATTTGGCAAATAATTGCGCTTGGCGCCCATATTTGTAAATCTCTCTTGCCTGTTTCTATCTCTTATACTTTTTGTTTTTGGAGTGTCTTGTTCTTGATTTGAAACTACATATAGTCCTCCTAATGCTAAAAGTGGAATTGCAAACTCCATTATTATATATACAGTATTATATTTTTTAAATCTAATACTTTATAAACTTTATAAATTTTATTTATTATATTTGCCAACAAGTTCACACGAATTTTCGTGCGTGCATATTCCTGGACCTGATGGGTACGACAAAGAACGCTTACCTTGATTTACTGGTAATGACTCGGGAATAAGATATTCTGGGCCATCTGGAAAGCAATGGATTTGTGCAACAAAATTGTCTTTTTCTAAAATTCGTGTGCTTAAATTGTTTTGGAATGGCATGCAAGTGTTTTCCTGGGGATTTAAAGGTAGGTCATACCAATTAACTTGTTCCAAGTCACGAGCGGTCCACGCAGGCATAATAGTTCTAGATTCTTCAGTATAAAGAGCAGAATTGCTAGGATAAGATATTTTTTGGGTTGGAACACTATATCTCTGATATTCATCTTTTCCTAAACAGTCTTTGCTCGCGCGTCTATTAACGCCACGCAATTCACTTTCTAAATCAACACAATTGGTCATTAAATTGCCTCCCCAAGTTTGAATCCTTATTTGAGGGTCTGCCATGTATGCAGGTTTGTCGCCATTTCCTGGAACATTTAAAATCCACCTACCAACATCTGTTGATTGCTGTAATTGTTTTGCTACTCTACAAGGGTCATCGTGAAATCTAGTAAAAGACATAATACTATTATTAGATGATATTTTTTATTTGAAAATGCCAATTAAATATATTTTTTATAATCCTCAAAATAATACTCAAAAATAATACTTAAAATCAATCCGCAATTAATATTATTCAATGGAAATAACCTTGACTGAAAAAAAAGCACTACCAACTTTGTGTCTGAATATGATTGTTAAAAACGAGAGTAAAATTATTACTAGATTACTTGATTCTGTTATTGGAATTATTGATAGTTATTGCATTTGCGATACTGGTTCAACGGATAACACGGTTGATGTAATTACACAATATTTTGAGTCAAAAAATATTATTGGAAAAATTGTATTTGAACCTTTTAAAAACTTTGCGCACACAAGAAATGCGTCATTAAAACATTGCGAAGGAATGTCTGATTATGTTATATTCTTAGACGCTGACATGGTTTTAAAAGTAAATAAATTTGAAAAGTCTATGTTATTATGCGGTGATTCTTTTTCAATTTTACAAGGAACTGATGAGTTTTTATATCATAATATGAGAATTGTTAAAAACAATGGAATGTACAGCTATTATGGTGTTACCCATGAATACATAAATACTCCGTCAAATAATCGCAACGTTAACATTGAAAAAGATGTTTTATTTATTCATGATATTGGGGATGGTGGTGCAAAAAGTGATAAATTTGAGAGAGATGTTGCGTTATTAACTAAAGGAATAGAAGATGAACCAGACAGCCAACGATATCATTTTTACTTGGCAAATACTTACTTTGATTCATGGAAACATGAAGAAGCTATAGAATATTATAGAAAAAGAATTAATTTAGGTGGATGGCAGCAGGAAGTTTGGTATAGTTTATATAGAATAGGACACACATACAAGCGCATGGGCAAAATGCAAGACGCTATTTTCACTTGGCTAGAAGCATACGATTATTTCCCAGATAGAATTGAGAATTTATATGAAATAATCAATTACTACAGAGATGTTGGCAAGTGTAAATTGGCTCTAACATTTTACAATTTGGCAAAAGACATCTTAAACAAAAACTTGAAATGGCACGAATATTTATTTTTACAAAATGATGTTTATACCTACAAATTAGAATATGAGTATTCTATATTTGCGTGTTATAATGGAATTCAAAATACAAACAAACAAATTGTAACCGTACTAAATAACACAAATGACGGAACTATTTCAAACAATGTTTTTTCAAATATGAAATTTTATAAAGACATTTTAACGCCTAAAAAAAATATACAATTTGGGTTCTCTCTTAATCATCTAATTGGTGAGGAATACACGCATTTTAATTCTTCATCTAGTTGCATTATTCCAAATAAAACAGGTAATGGATACTTGTTAAATGTTCGTTTGGTTAATTATAAGATAGACAATCAAGGATATTATCACGATTGCGACAAACACATTATTACAATTAATAAATATTTTGAATTAACCAAGGAGTTTAAGATTAAAAAGGAGAGAATGATAGATGTTGAATATGAAGATAGAAGATATATTGGAGTTGAGGATGTGAGAATTTTTAATCATAAATCTAGTAATAGTAATAGTAATAGTAATAGTAATAGTTATTGTAATAATGATAGCGAGATTGATAGTGATGACGAAGAAGAAGATTCTTCTCTCTTATTCATAGGAACTGGTTACCACAAAGACAACAAAATTGGCATTGTTGTTGGAAAATATGAACCAATGGAGGAGGATAATGTTTTGAAACCGATTGAAATAAAACCATCTTTTAATGTTTCAGAATGCGAAAAGAATTGGGTTTATGCAAATTTATCTGGAGATTTGAATATTGTTTATAAATGGAGCCCTCTTACATTGTGTAAAATTGATGAAACTGCTAGAGTTCTGAATTTAGTAAGAACAATTGATATGCCAAAGATTTTTAATTATGTGAGAGGTTCAACAAATGGATTTAATTATAAAAATGAAATATGGTTTGTTGGACATTTAGTGTCATATGAACAACCGCGACATTATTATCACATATTTTCAGTTTTTGATGAGAATATGAAATTATTGCGTTATTCAGCTCCATTCAAATTTAATAAGGAATGCATTGAATATTGTTTGGGTCTTATCGTTGAGGATGATCGTGTTATTTGTAGTTATAGTTCATGGGATAGAACTACCAATATAGCTGTATACGACAAAACATATATTGATGGAGTCATATCGTACAACTAATATTGTATAACAATCTAATAATTTTCAAGGATTGATGGATTGTGATCGCAATGATAGAGAGAGAAAAGCTCCTTGTTTTCTAAATATACTTGAAACCACACATTAACTTCCCACATCAATGTGTGATTTTCTTCAATTACTTTTATGCATTGGTTCTTCATCAAATCTGCAAATTTTATTAATGCTTGAGAATTTCCTCCAAAAACCCCTCCAGCAAAAAACCACAAAACTTCTTTATAGATATTACTTCTGAAATTTTTACAGTTTGTTTCATATAGCACAGGATTCCATATATTTGCAATTCTCACATTTTCAAATGGTTTTTCTATCAATCCGCATATAATATTATTGAATTCTTCGTCAGTTCTACCCTTAAACACATGATTGATTCCAAAATCAATCCAAACAAATTGGGTGGATTGAAATGTATTTAATAAAATTGCATTTCTAACATGTTCTGTTTTATTGCAAATTGTAATCATGTAATCTAGGGTATCCTTTTCTGGACAAGTCGTATTTAATTGAAACTCGGTTATTTTCTCTTTATGTTGATACAAATAATTATCCTCCTTTTTAACAGGAATAATAATTGTTTTGTTATCATTGAAAAAGTTATCCGGTATATCATTTATTAATGAATCGTCAAAAAAAATAATTTTATTTATTGGCACAGCCATTAGTTTTTTTCCATACGCAATATAATCTGCAGTACTTCTGTCTTTTCTTTCATTTGCATTTGCGATAAATGCACTCACTAGAGTTACATTATTTTCCAGCATCTGGCTATAATATAATAATATGAATTCGTATTTATATTATTAATTTAGTAATACCATTTGTAAGGACCATTTCCGCGAACCTTTACATCATTTTTATTTGGTTCAGTTAAAATTTCATTCTTTTTTCCATAAACTGTCCAATAGAAGCTTCCATTTTTGCCATAAACAGTAAAACTGTTATTTTCAATCTCAGAAGTTTCATATACGCTTGGCGCGTTTGTTGATGAATGCAGTGGCGTCAATTCAACCGTTAATTCTGTTGCAAGTGGTGCAACATAATCGGGTAAATTAATTACAACAGACTCATTGTTCTCAATGGTTGCTTTTCCTCTATAATAAACGCCTGCTTCGGGACCTTCTAAACAAGCATGAACTAAATATTTGTCGTCATTTGATGGATGATCAATAATAAATGTTTTATTGCTTGGTCCAGTTGGACCAGTACAACTAAATCCAGTGGGGCCTTCTATTCCTCTAGGACCAGTAGCACCAATTAATCCTCTAGGACCAGTTGGTCCTTGAACTCCGATTTCTCCTTGCGGACCAGTTTTCTTAGAATTGCAACATTTTTGTGTCCCTAAATAACCTAAATATTGCGAATTTGACATTTTATATATTATTGTTATTATTTAATGTTATTGTTTGATGTTATTATTTAATGTCATTGTTTAATGTTATTATTTAATGTCATTGTTTAATGTTATTATTTAATACCATTTGTAAGGACCGTCTCCGTTTACATTAATTGAAACTTTATCTGGTTCAACCAAAATCTCGTTTCGCAATCCATAAACAATCCAATAAAATTTGCCATTTTTGCCATATACCTTAAATTCATTGTTTTCAACATCCGAGACTTGTAATAAATTTGGTTCATTTCTCTCTTTTGAGTAAATAGAAGTTACTTGAATTGTAAAGTTGCTAGCCAATTTTAAAACATAATCTGGCAACTTGATTGTAACGGATTCGTCATTTATAATTTCACCCTTTCCTCTATAATAAACACCGGCTTCTGGTCCTTCTAAACAGGCATGAACCAAGTATTTTTCGGGATTTAAAGGATGGTCAATAATAAATGATTTCGGTCCTGTGGGTCCTCTGCAACTTCTTCCAGTTGGACCTTGAGGTCCAGTGAATCCTGTTACACCGGACGAGCCTCTTGTTCCTGGAATACCTTGAGGACCAATTGGACCAGCTAATCCAGCGCTTTGCAATTCGCAACATCTTCTTGCTCCTAAATAATTTGTATAGTTGCTTGTATAGCTTGACATTATTATATTACTATGTGATAATATAATAATTACATTTCCGGAAAGAAAAATTTAATATACCAAGCCTTTCTCTTTTTTGCACCTTTACATCAAGCGCAAATACCAGCCGTGGAACCTAAATGAATAAAACAAAGCTTTACAAATTTATAGTTTTTATCATCGTTTATTTCTATACAATTTTAACAATGATATTGGGATTACCGGTGGTTTGATTTATTGAAAATATCATACCTATAGAATTTATATATTCACTTAAAGATAATTCATCTTGTTTTTTTATTAGTCCACATACATTATAATCAGTTAACCCCGAATCATCAGAAACATACGGAATGTAACCAGCCGATATCGCGTTGGTTTTACTTATAGGGACTATGTAACAATTTATGGGAGTTTTATAGTTCCCATTTGGATAATAAAGTTGATATTTATTTATTGGCACGCGCCCACAACACGCAATTATGCTTGGTTCTTCAACATCTGGTCCTGGTGAAATTGGTTCAAAATTATTTGTAGAAGAATTCCAAGTGTCTCCTCCCACAATAGAAGGATTTGTAGAGACGACAACAAAACGAATTACATCCGCATAAATATTTGTTAAGTTTCCGTCGCGGTCTATGCCACAAATTTCTCCTTTATTTAATTTTTTGCCAGATAAACTTGATGAATGTAGAATGTATTCAGCATAATCTGCTCCCAATGCATTAATTGTACCCGTAGCATTTATAGAACGACCTGTTGAACTTATCATACCCAGTTTCATTGTTGCAGCAGCGGCATTTGGTGAATATGAATCTGATGCATACACTAATAAGTTATCTGATGCTACTGGTCTCGTTATATGAACAACTAAACTTCCAGTAGTAATCCCATTTACATTCGTTATCCCGAAAGGACAATCTGGATCTTCATTGCCAATGCCAACACGAATTCCATTATCTGTTGCAGGACCAGTAAATCTTGCATAATTTGTTCCATTCGGCGCTCCAGTAGTGGAATCATTACCAGCAATCAGAGTAAATGGTACATTTCCACCAATGCCGGCGTTAGATAACACGCGAAAATAAAGTTTACTTCCACTTGTCCCATATCCATCAACAACTATATTCCAGTTTCTATTTTCAATGTCTGAATCAGTTCTTCGAAATACTTGTTCTATTGATGAACTACCCGTTAATTGAAGTGCTCTGTAAGGGTTGGTTGCTGGTACACCAGGACAAATGTTTATACCATTAGTTCCATCTGTGTAAATAACACTGGCCGTGGCAGTTGAAGGTCCAGTTTTATATAGATAAAAGTTATTTGTGCCCAAAAAAGTACCTGCTGGTCCTGTAGGTCCGGTGGCTCCGGTGTTTGTAGCAAGTCCTGGGGGACCTGTTGCTCCTGTAGCACCCGTCGGGCCGGTTGCTCCCGTTGGCCCGGTTGCTCCTGTAGGACCTGTTGATCCTGTAGGACCTGTTGATCCTGTAGGGCCAGTAGCTCCCGTTGGCCCGGTTGATCCTGTAGGACCTGTTGATCCTGTAGGACCTGTTGATCCCGTAGACCCGGTTGATCCTGTAGGACCTGTTGCTCCCGTTGGCCCGGTTGATCCTGTAGGACCTGTTGATCCTGTAGGACCGGTTGCTCCCGTAGGACCGGTTGCTCCTGTAGGACCGGTTGATCCTGTAGGACCTGTTGATCCTGTAGGGCCAGTAGCTCCCGTTGGCCCGGTTGATCCTGTAGGACCAGTTGCTCCTGTAGGACCTGTTGATCCCGTAGACCCGGTTGATCCTGTAGGCCCGGTTGCTCCTGTAGGACCAGTTGCTCCTGTAGGACCTGTGCTTCCTGTTGGTCCTGTAGCGCCAGTGCCAGATGCCGTTCCAGGTAACCCCTGTGGTCCGGTTGAACCGGTTGGTCCTGTAAAGCCTGTGGAACCAGTCGCTCCTGTATTTGTCGCTGTTCCAGGAATACCTTGAGCACCAGTAGCACCAGTAGGCCCCTGAATTCCTTGGGGGCCTCTAACTATTTCAGTTTCTCTTTTTCCTATATTACAACATCTTCTAGCCTCTAAATAATTGCTATAATTTGACATTATTCTATTTTATTATAATAAGTTAATAAATATAAATTTGTACTTATTAACTTATTATAATAAAAATACAACAACTCCAAAGTATTTTAATTAGGAGTTGGAAAAGGACGTTGATTTTTTTCAACTGCAAGAGGTTCCGGCATTAATGTCGGAGTTTTTTCAAAGAAATTTGCAGTTTGCAAACTTTTTAATTCAGGCCTCAAGGGTCCCGCTGGGTTAACCAAATTTGTTGAGTTAATTCCAAACAAAAATGATTCAATGTCGGGCGCATTGTATGACAATTGATTCCACGGGATTTGTGCGGGATTTACACCATTTCCGGGGAGCTTTGTATCGTATGCCGCCCCATATTGCGAGTTGGGGTACAATGTATATACCTCGGATTGTTTGAATTGTCTTTGCTCTAAATTATAGTTTCCAACAGTATTTATGTTTCGTGTAGATGCCATATTATATATTAACTTATAGAATTATTTTTACATTCTTTCACATTCTTAGTCTTTATTATGTCAATTATTGTTGCAACGCTCTTTTAAGATTTTCAATAGATTTTTCTGCAATATTCCCATTAGTCAAGTACTCACAAATGCATTTATGTGTTAAGAAAAAATAATCATAAGAAAATAATGCAATAAACCCGAATTCTAAATCTTCGCACAAGTGTTTATTTTTTGCTTTTTCTATGCATTCTGCAAAACTAGAGTGGACATTAATTTGACTATACAGTTCGTGAATTAATTTTGCGTTTACCTCTAATTCTATTTTGGCTTCCAAATCCTCTACAGTAAACCCAAATGCTCTCAATAAATCCGCTTGGTATATTATTTCAGATAATTCTTCAAATTCTTTAACATCGTCCAAGTTTATGTTATCTCCTGAATGAAATTTGTTTCTTAAATTAGAATCATAGTAGCTATATGTAGAAATAAATTGTGAATTATACATATAGGGTTTATATAAGATTAATTTTATATGGTTTTGGTTTTAAACATATTGAGTAGAGGTGTGATTCGCATAATAATCGCGATCTCTAGTTAATTCGCGAGAAGGAACCCCTCCTCTTATCCAGCCCTCAGAAGCAACGCCCTCAACGCAATACGCGGGATTGGTGACCCGGTCTTGAACGCTTGGCAACAAGGGTGTGCTTTGGTATTTGATATAGCTCTTTTCCGCGAGCTTATTAACGCTGCGTTTGTTTGTCAAAAGTTCACCTTGTTGAATTTGCGCCTCCAATACGGGGTCAACTGAACCACGACCTAAATATGGGACAGTGGCAAAAGGACGCTGGAATAAATCAATTCTGCACTTTGGATGGGTTTGAATTCCGCCTAACAATAATTTGGAACTGTCGTCAACAACACATCCTCCGGAGCCAACTGAGCTAGGGCCATTGTAAAAAACACATGGCTGAGAAGTGGCTAAAGCAATAGGTTTTGTCATAGTGCAATCGTTGGCAAAATAGTTTTGCAATAAATAATTGCATGAGCTAATATTTTGAAGTGTTTCCTGGTCTTGGAAGCATGTATCATTTCCAATTCTACTCATGTTATCAAAGGTATAATCAGTGACAAACGCCATTTATATATAATACTTTTATTTTTTTACTAAAGAAAAGTATTATTTGTTTATATTCGTCGTGATATAAATTTTTTGATTGTCTTAATGGTTCTAATTTCTAATTTCTAATTTATTAGTACAAATTGTATCTAATATTATCTTGTATGCAAGCAAAAGCATCACCATCTCGGCAACTGGGCATGTCACCATATAAATAATTAGCAAACGCTCCTTGGTCATTGGGAATCTTTGTGTTGGGGGTTGAGTAAAAAGACCATTGCGATTGGTCAAATTCAAATTGTTCTCCTAAATCTCCATACAATTGTTTGTTTGTATTTTTAATTCCAGGGTTCAAGCTTTGAACCATTTTTTTAGTGGATACATTAATGTCTTCATAAACCTCGGTGTTAAATGATGGTGGCGCTGATTTTCTAGTTGGATTGTCCATTATTTCAGTAAGCAAGACATTGCCAAGTGGGTTCTTTTTATTTACAGGCGTAAAGTCTGATTTTAAATAAGTTTGTAATGTATCGGGCGTAATAATTTTGCCCTCCTGGTTTTTAATATCAATTCCACTAAATCCTTCTTTAGACTCATTCAATGTGTCCTTTGTAACTTTTGGTTTTCTTAATTTATAAAGTGCAAAAATAATTACAAATGTTGTAAAACCGACTAAAATCATATTCGTTGACATAGTTGCAATATATCCTAAAATTGTCATTATTATTACTAGCCGAGTAATCGCGTTTAACTTCTCTTCATATGTCATGTTTGATGTCGGCCATATTTGAAAAACATAGTCTTTATTAAATAGAATTCTTGGATCATTTGACCAAAATGTCGTCGTCATTATATATATAGGGTTACTTAAATTTTTCTTTTTTATCTTTTTATCTTTTTATCTTTTTATCTTTTTATCTTTTTAGAGAGCTATATCAAAAATTTATTTGTTGTTGTAATATATAATGAATACTACTGTTGCTGATAAAAATGACCCTTACTATCAACCAACTGAAACCGCTGAGGTGAGATTGACAAAAGCAAATAGAAAAATTTATCGCGGAATCCTTGACGACGGTTATGGAAATCCCAATATAAGATATTATGGATATATTTTAGAAGGAATTGTTCCCTTGTTCGGATTATATTTATTGTTAACTCAAAAATACAAGTATGCTACATACTTTATTACATTTTTTGCAGTGGGATCAATAATTAATGGAATTCGTTTCTATTATGTGAACCCTTTTAGCGAAGGCCGATCCGACGCCGATTATTTAAATTATATTGTTTATCAGAACGTATTTAATGCTATGATGTCCGTTATTGCGATATTATATATTTTATTTATGAAAAAGTAATATTTTTTTGGAAAGCTAATATATAAATAATGTCCAATATTTCAGATGTTCTAAAAGGAGAGAACCGAAAAGTTTATACTGGATTTTTTGCGGATAAAGATGGAAACCCGGATTTTAAAGGGTTGGGTCCAGCATTGAAAGGCTTGTTTTACATATATATTTTGTTCATCATTTTATCCAAAAACATATTTTACTCTGGTTATATATTACTTATTGGTGCAGTTGGAAAAGTATTAAATGCTATTCGCTTTTATTATGTAAACACTCTAATTAAGAATGGTTCGGATGAATTTTTTATTGACATGAATGTTGTTGAAGAGGCGGTTGAGGGTGGTATATATGCATTTGTTGGATTGTATTTATTATCATACACCTGGACTAAGAAGTTATAAATTTAATAATATAATCGCGTTTTTGTAATTATATTATTTTTAGTATATATATAGTATATATATAGTATATAAATGAATTCAACGACTAAAAATCAAAACCAAAATAAAACCGACTATAAAAATAATGTTCCTCTTTACGGAGAATCAGAGAAAGATTGGGAGAAATTGAAAGCATATAAAATTGATAATGGAACGTTTTACACCGGACCATTTGCCACTGCCAGAGGAAATCCTGATTTTGGGCTTGTACCAATAATAACAAAATATATATTTTTGTCTGCGGCAATTTATTACGCTATACTTAAAAACTACAAATACACTGTGTATGCGTTATTGTGTTATATGTTAGGATGTATACTAAATGGTATTCGTTTTTATTATGTTAACACATTAGCTGGGAAAGGCGAAGATTCAAAATTTCTTCTTACGACGGTTCATGATAATGTAGCGGGAGCTGTTTTAGCATTTATTGCAATTTTGTATATTTTATTTAAGAAGAAGTAAGCGTGGTCTTTATATTTTTATATAGTATTATAATAGTATATAAAATGGTATATAAAATGGATGAACAACTTCAAAAAGATCGTAACAGTTTAGATAAGAAAAAAAAAGAACAAGGCAAATACTACACTGGAATTTTTCAAGATGATAATGGAAACCCAGATTTCAGAGGTTTAGGTCCCATATTAAAAGGCATGTTGTATTTATTTTTATTCAGCGTGATATTGGCAGATTGCAATATTTACTTTGTTTTTCCGTTATTATTATTTTTTATTGGTAGAATACTAATTGCAATTCGGTTTTACTATATTGAAACCCTGCATAAAAATGGACATGATATCTATTTTATTCGCATGAACATTCTTCAGAATTATGTAGAAGGATTTACTGCTTTATTCGTCGCACTTTATCTCCTGTTTCACAATTTTTTAACAAAAAAGCGTTAAATAATAAAAAAATTTCTGTAAGTTATTTTGTTATTCTGTTATTTTGTTATTCTGTTTTTATTCTTTTGGTATTCTGTTATTTGCCACCCTTCTTCTTTTTCTTCTTTCCTACATTATCTCCACTAGGCGTTGTTCCACGAGGAGTTCTCTCTACAGTCTCACCAGTTGAGAAAATCGCAAACAACTCTTCGTCTGTAATAGCTGGTTTTTGAGATTGACTTGCCGCCGCATTAGCCTCAGCAGCCAACTTGGCAATTTGTTTGGCTTCCATGTTCTTTCTCATTCTCTCTTTCATTGCTTGTTGCTTAGTCAATTTATCCATTCTCTGCTGCATTGCATTTGTATCTAGTTTTGTATTTCTTCCTAATCCAGCCATTCCGGCAAGACCTGCCAAATCAGCCAAATCTGGCATGCCTCCACCAGCACCACCCATTCCCATTTTGCCTAACAACTCTTGAATATTTGGCATTCCAGGCATATTCTTCATTTTATTCAACATTTCACTGGCTTCAGTCATTAACTCGTTCTTGTTAATATCTCCAGAACGCATTTTTTGGTCCAATTTATCGCTCACATTCTTAACCATGCTCATCAATTTTCCAGGATTACTGAACAACTTTTGAAATACATCCTTGGCGTCCGTAACACCTTCCATATCTATATTCAAGTTTTGCGTTGTTTCTTCTGCAATTTCTCTCGCCAAATCACCCAACTTTCCACCTAACATGCCGTTAATATGTCCATGAATATCATCAGCTGAAGGTAAATTTATGCTTGGTTCGCTCTCTCCGTTTTCTTCCCCTTCTCCAGGTGTCTTACCCAAGTTTTCAAAAAGACCTTGCATCCCTTCCAATGTCTTTTCCAACTTTCCCTTAAATTCTTCCTCATTAATTGCTTCAAACAACTTTGAAGTATCTCCAAATGCTTCCTTATTATCAACGCTTCCAATAATGCAAATTAACACCATTTGCAAATACTTCCAGATAGTCTCTCTAGTTTTATCGCTAATATCGCACTGCCACAGGTATTTAAAACTGATGCCGGGCAAAAATTCGGTATTCATAGAAGATTCATTGTCAAATATCTCAACCTTTTGGTACAAAATGTCAAAGAATCTTTCGGGATAAACCCCGATGCAATGATTAAATAAGTAACGAATCTTTTCTTGCGCATCTGTTACAAGTGCTTGAGTTTTGGCATCTTCATCTTCTATATCATCAAAACTCTTAGGTTTCCACCATTTATCAATAATAGGTTGATATTCAGGGAATGTAATTGAAATGTCTGATACAAAATCTTTCATAATTTTGGTAAATTCCTCGGGGATTTCTCGTTGTTCTTCGCTCATTATTTATATGTTTGATATAAATTTATTTTTTTAAATCAAACTAAACTAAAGATATAAATATTAAAATTATAATAAAATATCAGGAAAATATCAGGAAAATATCAGGAAAATATCAGGAAAATATATTATGTGTCCATTTTTAACCAATGGTTTGATAAATTGTTGATAGCTTCTTCAAATTTTGAATATATTTCATAACCTTTTGCTGGTCTTCTGGCATCATCAACTTTACTGGATTTCTTAATCTATCAATAGCTTCCGTAATTTTCTCCGAATTTTCAGCATTTGTTAAATCGTCTTTGTAATCCTTAGTAATAAAAAAACTAATGTCTCCTGAATCAATTACAGCTTCGTATTTCTCCACAACATATTTATGCCATATCTTAATAATCATCTTTGGATTTGCTTTTCTAATTAATGTAAAAGAATTCTTAGCGCTCAAAATATCTGGGTCGTCTGGAAAAACGCTAATAATATCATTTACAAATTCCATAAAATGATCGTTAAATGCTGTTAATATTGTTGACGATTGAGTTGCCATTTCTTTATATCTGTAATTTATTATTTTATAGTTTTTAAGTTATTTTCCGAAGATAATTTTTACTTTTTCATAGACAAACTAGATAGCTCTTGTTCCCGCATTTGCTGTAATTTCTCAATTGTCATTTCTTGATTTCCACCACTTCTACCTTGTTTATAATCGTGTTCATCTGTTGGTGTGCTTATTTTATCGGTATAATTCAATGGAACATAGTTATGCATTTGTCTCATTCCTCCATTTCCTTTTGTATTTAATTCTTCAGAATCCATGTCTAAAAAACTATATTGGTCGGATGCTATAGAACCTCCTCCTAAAGAAAATGCCATAGGCTCCATATTATTGCTTGTTGCTTGGCGGGTAATAACTTCTTGCTTGGGTTTTAAATGATTGTATATTGCGTCTCCGTAAAGAACTGCGTAATTCTGATTTAACAACAATAATGCTGGAACATTTGTTACATTTTCAGGCATAATAATTTTTTGACCGTTTTCTAAAACTATATAAATTTTATTGTCAGGACCTTTAGTTCTTTTATCAATGCAAATAAAATGCAAATCCTTACTTACTTGGCTTTTTGAAAGAGCTTGCAACAATTTTTTTGAATGCTCGCAAAAGTTGCTGTAATAGAGAATTGAACTCATTATTCTATATTAAGGTTATTGAAATATTATTTTAACTCATTTAATAAAAAATTGATTAACAATATTAAATATTATTTGTTTAATATAGATAAAATGAACCCGCGCATTGAAAAATCAACAGAGGATGGTGATACTCTTAGTTTCACGCTAAGAGATGTAAATGTCAGTGTGGCAAATGGACTTCGCAGAACAATTTTGTCCGATATTCCTTGCGTTGTATTTAGAACTACTCCCAATGAGGAAAATAAGTGTAACATTCTTGTAAATACTTCACGACTGAATAATGAGATTCTTAAACAACGGCTAAGCTGCATCCCAATTCACATTAATGACTTGAAAATGCCTCTGCAAAATTATATTGTTGAAGTAAATGTTGAGAATCTTACAGATACTATTATGTTTGTGACTACAGAGCATTTTAAAATCAAGAATGTTACAACAAATCAATATTTGACGGAAGCAGACCAAAAGAAAATCTTTCCACCAAATAGTTTAACTGGGTATTATATTGATTTTGCCAGACTCAGACCCAAGATTTCTGATGAGATCCCAGGAGAAAAATTGCAGTTTAGTTGCGAATTCTCCATTGGAACCGCAAAACAAGATGGAATGTTTAATGTAGTTTCAACTTGCACTTACGGGTTTACACAAGATGATGAGGCAATTGAGAAAGAGCTTGCTAAAAAGGCTCAAGAATGGAAGGACCGAGGAATGTCAAAGGATGAAATTGTGTTTGAAACCAAGAATTGGAAACTTCTTGACGGTCAGAGAGTTGTGAAGCGTGATAGCTTTGATTTCACAATTCAAACAATTGGGATGTTTACGAATCAGGAAATTGTTAGAAAGGCTTGTGACATTTTGATTGAAAAGTTGGACGCATTGAACATTGATATTGACACAGATGAACTTAAGATTTCTCCATCCGATAACACAATGCCAAATTCTTATGATGTTACCTTGGTAAATGAAGATTACACAATTGGCAAGGTTCTTGAGTATTTCTTGTATTCCAAGTTTTATGAGGGTACAAAGTCGCTTTCTTACTGTGGTTTCAAGAAAATGCACCCACACGATCTTGATAGCATTGTTCGCATTGCGTATAAGGAGGAACTAGAAAAAATGGCGATTAAACAGAACCTAAAGGAGTGCATTGCTGATGCCATCTCAGTTTACAAGAAGATTCAAGACAAATTTTAACCACCTTTAAGCAAAGCGAAAATCGCCACGTGGGCTTAAAAGGTTGTGCCAAATGAAAAAATTCTTTATAATTTTTTCATTTACACCTTTTTTCATTTCAAACGCCGATTATATTATAATAATTATGATACCAAACTTTGATGATGATTATGAATTATTATGGTTCAACAAATAGTTTTGTAATTCTATTTCCAAAAAACTCATCATTTAATAGTGTGGCTATTTCATCTCCCTCCATATCTTCAGAAGAATCTCCATAAAATGGATCTACCATTTTACCAGTAAGTTTAGAAAACATATAACTATATGATCCAAAATTGCACTTTATCATTTCATCTGCTGTATTTTCTGAAACCAAATTTTTAGTATCAATTTCAAATTTTACATATTCACCGCCATCCATATTATCATAGTTCGCCTTTGATATAAAGTTGGCAAATGAAGTTAGAGTTTTTTCATTACCTGTATATTGTATAAAATATACAAAAGATTCATTTTCTTTAGTATTAAATTCATGCAATAAAACAAACTTCTTATCTACTCCTACTGTTTGTACTTCCTCCTGCATTTTAAACGTTTTGTAATAATTTCTTTTTAATCAAATTTTTTAATCAATTTTTTAATCAATTTTTTTATCATTTTTTTGATTTTTATGCCAACAAAAATCGGCGTTTGAAATGAAAAAAGGTGTAAAAAAAATACAATATATAAAGTTTTTACAGTAATTATATATTTTTAAGAATTATTTCAAATATACAATGCAAAGATAGTGTGGAACGCCAATTTCGTCTTTATGCAACAACTTAAAATACCCAATTCTTTCAAATTCAAATACATAGTCATCGCCGCACTCCAATACATAACTTTCAACAAATCCGGCATGAATGTTTTTTATTAGTGGATTTTCACTATCTATGAATACAAATTTTGCTGGAACAGCGTGATTTACAGAGAGCCAATGAATTGTTGATTTAACGGATTTGTCCTTTTTCAAATTGCACGCAGATACATACACAACATTGTCTACAATGCCTTCATATTTGACAATATCATAGAACTTCAGCCGAACCATTTTATTTATCGGCGACAGACGATAGTAGTCATCGTCATGTTCCAGTTTAAAGTCGTCGTTTTCTATATAAATTTCTTTATTTATTGTCGTAGTGTGACAAAACTCGGGTTTATTCGGAATGTGTGGATGATTGCAAATTTTTTCTTCGTCCAGATTTGTAATCACGCATTTTATGGGGTTTATAACCGCAAAACATCTAATAGCAATGGGATTGTAATGAGCAATAAGCAAATGATGGACTAGTTTCATAGACACAACAGTTTTTACCTTGCCAAGACCTGAACATTTTGCAATGTCTTTAATTATTTCTGGCGTATATCCGCGATTGCGCATACCTCTCACAGTAAGCAACCGTGGATCGTCGTAACCGGATACCTCACCATCATCAATTAATTTTTTAATATTTCTTTTGGACAAAGTGTTGTTCTCAACTGTAAGTTTTCCAAACTCGTGCACATTTGCAGGAGATAATGCACATCCTAAGCTATTTAAAGTGGTTACACTCCAATAATATAAATCGCGCCGAATGTAGAACTCTTCTGTGCAATATGAAGTAGTTACATTTTCAAGCGCGTCTACTATCCCATGGCTATAATCATAAGATGGATATATACACCAAGTTTCACCAGTTTTGAAATGAGGAGAATAATTTATTCTATATGCAATTGGGTCTCTTAACGTATAATTGTTATTAGACATGTCTATTTTTAAACGAAGAACGGCTTCACCACAAGCATATTTTTTGTTCTTCATATTTTCAAACTCCATTAAATGAGTGTCCGGACACATACTTCTGTATATATTTTCAGTTCCATTGCGTCGTTCCTCTTTAATTACATCTGGTGCGGAAAAGTCAACATACGCATATCCGTTTTTAATCAAAACGCAAGCAAAATCAAATAATTTATCAAAATAGTCTGACGTATAGGTAATGACTCCGGGGTCATAACCAAGCCAACTCATATCGCAGATTATTTCATTTACAAAAAGTTCGCGTTCAGTGGATGGATTTGTGTCATCTAATCTTAAATGACACAAATTCTCTTCGCCGTAATTTATCAACAATGATTTACAATGACCAATGTGCAGGTACCCATTGGGTTCTGGAGGAAACCTAGTTATTGTGGGCATTTTAGTAATGGATCTGGGGTTGGGTTTGAGATAAGTAATGTTCTGAAAAAATTTTCAATTTTTTAATGAGTTATTTTAATCCGTTGTTGAATCCACCTTGACAAAGTCAACATGTCTCTTTCTCAAACAAGCATTCATTGAATACATTTGCAAAGAGGGATGCAAACTATTAACATACTTTATTACAACAGTGTTATTAACATACTGATTATTTGGCTTTAACTCATCTACAAACATCTTATGCAAGTGAAACATGTGTGTTCTAAAATGGTCTGGAAATTCTTTCAAAGGTTTTTCTTTTTTTATGTAACAACTAATGTAATTTTGATACAGAGCAAAGGTAAACTCGTGCATTTTGTCGCGAAAATAAGAAAAATCCTTTTTATTCTCAGGATAATAATTTAAAAAATCTCCCACCTTTCCCTCTCTCCTCAATGTCAAATATTGATATTGATTTTTGGGTTGATTTCCCCGCAAATGTCTAACATACTCGTATACTGGGTTTCTCAACTTGGTTCTCTCCAAGGTCTTCTTATTTTTAATAACAACTCCAAGCGTTTCGTATGATGTATTCATACTAGCATACTTGCTTTTCAAATCATCATATGTTGACCAATTTTCATAAACTTGAGGAAACTTAATGGATACATTAGACCAGCCGTCGTAGCTTTTAACAATATTTAAATCATGTGAGAAAACATTTACAGTTCCATCTGCAGTATTTACAATCTCATAAACTTCAACCAAGTACAATTGAGTGTCCTTGAATGGAACTACAATACGATTGTCTGGATGCTGTAAAACAAAGCTGTAACAATACATAGGGTTTAACATGTTCAAATTAAAACCATTGTTTTGAGCCGCTTCCAAAAACATTGCACGAAAAGTCTTGGCATTCTTCTTGTAGAAGCTAACCTCCCCACCAACTGTATTACGAGTTGCAAATTCCCACGATCCAGAGAGACCAGAACTCTTGTCCCAAAACACGTTTATCATAGTACCCTCAACAAATTCCTCAGCAACAATATCACAATTTCTCTCCGGATTATTTCCAATAAAAGTGCTATAAGGAAATGATTTAGGGGGAGAAAAACTTACAACATGATTTGCAGCATCAACAACTAGAGACCTCAAAAGACCCACTGTGGGAATTAAATCAACTGCCAACATTTCCTTGTCATAACGAATAATGCTATATTTATTGCCGTTTTTAGTAACATAAGAAGCCCTATTAAATTTTGTTACATTAGACGAATCACTTGTTGATTCATTTAGTAGCATATTCTTAAATCCAGGAATATTGCCCAACTTATAAACTGCTGTAGACATATTGCAATAAAATATATTGTAATATATCTTTAAACTGATATTAAAATGTTTTTCATTTCGGTAATCATAATGATAAAAATTTCTACTATAAATATAGGAACAATATGTCATCATCGCAAAGTGTAGAAGAAGTCTCTTTAAAACCATCAACGCCAGAAAAACAAACCATTGATCTACAATTATCTGATGTTGTCCGTTTTGAAGCCCCACAAAACAAGATTTTGAATGATAAGACATTTATTATTGAGTATATAGACAAGAATTCTATTAAATTGGTAAATGTAGACGATTTAACTAGTTTAAGATTAAAAATTAGTGCAGATGGAATATTGGGCGACGGATCCATTACATCTATAGCTTTAATTGACCGCAACGAAAATAGTGGATATGCTAGACAAAACAATTTATTGCTCGGAACATGGGTTGATATTCTTTTTGGTGGAGATGCACCAGTTATTATTACAGGAGAAATAACAAATTTGGAAGAAGATATGATTGAACTTAAATCTTATCCAGAAGGAGACACATTATATATAAATTTTGGTTACAAAGGTTTGCCAGAAGATTTGCCTATTGAAACGATAACAATTAGAGAAAAACCTGAAAAGATTCGCGCAGAAGAGAAACCCAAGCTTTCCGAAGAATCAGATGAAACTATTCAACCAATTCAAGACTTGGAAGAAGATGTTGCAATAGAGAACAGAGAGACGTTATATAATTTACCGGCAAAGGATATTAAAGACACTGTGCGCGAATTCTTTGTTCGTGCGGATGAAATTAAAATTGGTCAAGAGTTGTCTGCTATTACGCAAATGATTGATGTTGAGGAAAACCAACAGCGATATAACATTTACTCACAAACTGATGACTTATTAAATGAATTGTTGTCTAATATTCCAAACACACAGAGAACCAGTTCGGTTTTAAACAATATTCACACCATGATTGAAAGATTTAAACAGCTGCGAGTTGAATTTTCTAATTTAGACGAAAATGGTAATGTTATTGGACCTATTATTAAAACTGTTAACTGGAAACCACTAGCCACAAACTTAATGTCATTTAAAACATTATTGTTTTGGTTATTGCCTGTTGCAAAAAATGTTAAAAAGGTTTATAATATTAGCTCAAAAGAAGACGCCGAGGATTTTGTTGACATTGTCCCACTTTCTATTGATGAAAACATAGCAGAAATGAAAAACATCTTTGACCGTTATAAATCAAATGACACGCCATCTGAGCAAAACAAGTATTTCAATTTAATATCTGAATTAAATCCATATTTAACTCCTTTTAATGAAACAAACTCAGAATCAACATTTGATGTTATTAACAGCATTTCAATTGCAAATGATATAAGCGCAATTATAGACAACTTGGATGATTTTAGTTCTTCTATCGTTCAAAATGACATTGTTAAGACTAAAAAATTTGTCATACAGCGTTATAACTTGGGTGTAAATCGGCTTGATGCAACACAAATAACTGGCAAAAAAATGATTTCTCATCGGGTAAATATTACTCAGCCTGATGTTTTAGAGATAAAATCCATTTTAACTCTCCCAGAACCAGCAGTTCGTTTCTCTCGCATTAATCTCCCAGCAACAAGCATATATGAAAAAGCCAACCTGAATAACACATTTATTAATTACTGGCAATTGTTAAATGATAATACTCGCGTCAATAAAGTTGCTGTCAGCAACTTGGAATCTGAAGATGAAGCAATCGCGAAAGAGGATGGAGAGAGAAAATTTATGAATAGTATTAAAAATTATGTTTTATCAAATAGTGAAAGTGGAGAGAAAATGACAAATCTTGAAATATACAAAAAATTTATACAGAAAATCGTACCAAAAACGCGCGTTCTTTTCAGTTTAATGAAAAAATATATTCATGGCCGGCTTTCTCTCCATGATATTGTTGGATATTTGGAACCATTTTTAGTTTATACTGACGATTTGACATTTATGCAATACAAAGAGATGAATCTATTTTTACAAGAAAAGATTTCTGAATATTATAAATCATTTAAAGAGAAAGAAAAGGAATTTTCAGCTATAAAGAAAAAGGCAATGAATATTAGTCTTAAACCCAATGATAGAAGTGTTGTATCATTATTAACTGATAGAAAAAATTCTAATGAAGTTTTAAGAAGTTACGACTATGATCAGAGCGATTTAACCCTAACAAGCTCTGAGCTCTTATGGAAAATGATTAATACTGATTATTCAAATATTTACAATAACGCACTAGCTTTGGCAAACATTGGAACCATGATGCCCGAAAATATCAACTCTATTATTGAAAACATTGAAAAAGAAAAAAATAAACTTGATGAAGCCATTAAAGAAGAGGAAAAAGATAATAAGTGCATTAACATTGTTATATCAAAACAGTACAAAACTCTTGAAGAAATTGCGGCGGATAACGACAAGTTAACATACTTTGATAAAAAATATGACGACACCACTTATGGCATTTTGGATGATTATCAAAAGGAACAAATAGCCATGGAACCTGCAGCATTTAACGAGTTCCTTATTCAAAAATTAATTAGCAAAAATAAGATTAGACCAGATGATGCACCATATATGGCGGAGACATTAATTACCGGTATGAAACGAGTTGTTGATGGAGATTTTGCCATTCTTTATGATTTGGCTCAAGACAAGTTGCTTTATTTCAAACGCGTTCATAATAAATGGCAACCGGACAAGACAATTGATGAAAAAACTGTTACATCAAACCAGGGATTGTTGTGCGATTTCCAAAAAGACTGTATGGAGGTTGACAAGAAATATAAATCTATTTGCGAAACGCAAGACATGAACAAGCGACATGTTACTGAAAATGCATTAAAGGAAATTATTAATCAATTTGATAAAAAGTATGACATGTCTAAAGAAAAATTGCTGGAGTTGTTGACTAAAAACTACGACTATGATATTAGCATAATAGAAAAACTTCACAACATACATCATTCGAGAATTTTTAAATATAATGCGGAACAATTTAAACTTGGTGTTGGAAATGATGATTTTGAAAAAGACATTGTTGCATCTCCTTATGTAAAGCTTAGAGACCTCATTTTGGGACAATCAAATATAACAAATAAAAATAATTACCTTGTAAGGTTCGCCATTCGTTTTACGAGAGAACCTAACCCAGATGAATCCACAACAGAAGACGGATTACATTGGAGATATTGCGTCAAAACAGGAGTAAAATTGCTTCCATCTTTTATGTATAAATTAGCTGTTTGTTGGACAGAAAACCCCAACAACTATATGAGAATAATGGATGAAATAATTAAAGATTGTGGAAAAAAGAGTGATGACGGAGATTCATGGGTTGATGAATACAGTGGTTACATTATTCGCGCCATTGATCCTGATATAGATGAAGGTTACGAAGAAGGTTATAAAGTTAAAACGAGAGAAGTCATGGAGCAAGATTTGGGTGATGCATTGCTCAGCGTTTCTGAAAAACCAGTCGTAAAAAAATACACAACGCCTGAGACAAAAATGATGTCAAATATTGTTAGCGCATTGGCTGAACAAATGGGTATTTTTATAGAAGATCAAAAAGAGTTTATTATAAAAATTGCGTCAGAAATGATGCAAGGAGGTGCTCTAGTTTCCGAAGAAGACCATAAAACAAAAGTTGAAGAGGCTGCCAAAAAAGGTAAAAAACTTCCTCCATATCTCTCTGTTTATAACAGCACAATATTGTATTTGACATTGGGTGCTTATTTAATAGGAGTTCAAACTGCAATACCTTCAATAAAAACTCGTAGAACCTTCCCTGGATGCGTGCGTTCATTTACTGGATATCCATTTGAAGGATCAGGTGATCTATCTTCTCTTCAATATTTGTCTTGTGTTGCATATAAATTAAGAAATGAAACCCACCCCTGGTCAGCGTTAATGCGAATGAAAGAGTCTGTAATATCCGAAAAAATAAAGGCGTTTATTGACACATATTACATAAACAATTCCGATGTTATGCAAAAATGCAAGGATAAATTAGAATACTTATTAGTTAATCCGGAAGAAAGCATTCCATCAGAGTATGCATTGAATAAATGGACACAATTCTTGCCTCCATTAATCCCATTCAAACTTAAACCTATTACAAATATATCAGAGGACTTCAAAAAGGAATGTTTGCGTAATTTTAAGAGTGGTGCAACATGTCAAAGAGAGAAAATTTTAATCATCAAATCTAAAATTATATTTTTCTCTTTAGCTCTTCAAGAATGCATCCAAAAAGTGGTAGATCGGAAGAAATTGTTGTTGACAAATTCTGCAAAGGAACCATTCTTAGAAAACGCGTGCTGCAGCGAACGCGGTGGAATCAGTACCATTAAATATTTTATTGAAGAGGAACCAGAAATTCTAGTTTATAACAAGATTGTTAAAGACCTAACCAATATTATTGAAGATATTGACGCAGTAACAAAGGCACCAATGTTTTTCTGTAGAGAGAACTCAAAAAATATTTACGCTCCTTTAAGTGACCAATATAATGATGAAACAATTTATAGGGCATTTATTTTATACTGTAAATTCAACTCAATCGTCCCAATTAGTCCAGAGTTAGACGCTATTTGTGGTGGAAAACCAGAACGCTTTTCAAAATCTGATTCCATCAGTGAGAAAATTAGAAAACTTAAACAGGAGGGGAAAAATTATAACAATGAATCTTTGCTACGATTATTGCAATATGTTGACCGAAAGAACATTGTAAACATAAATATTGACAGTCCAATTGTAACTCAAATACAAAAGATGCGCAATATTCTTGAGGAGATGGACCATGACGATGATAATGAAATTGTTCCCAAAGCTTTAAGGCAAAACATTAATAATGCTCTTGACACTTTTGACATTGCTGTTACGGAAGACACCGAGGAGATGCGCGGTTTAAAAAATTATTTAGCGAGAGTAAATGCTGAGATGAATGCTGAAATTTACGACTTTATCAGCAAGAACAGTGGCGTAACAAAAAGAAAGTTGGTAGATGTAAAGGTCTTGTTAAATACAGTTATGAAATGGGGTACTTGTTCAAATGACGCTCGCAAGGATTCTATATCTGATGAGAGCATGTATAATAATATACAGTTCGTGAAAAATTATATACATCAATTTTTAGATGTGTTTCCTGAGACAATTATAAATAAAGTGGATTTCCAAAACGCGGTCAATCTGCCAAAATACTGGAACTTGTCACAAAAACACAATTCCGATATTAAAAATATAATTGGAGAATATTATAAAGACATGAGGCCTTTTTATGATGACAAAATTGTCAAAAATATTCTAAGAAAGACTGTAGAGACAACTAAAAATTTATTGAATTTGGTCCAAGACACTCCTTATATGACGGACATAAATTACAAAGGAAATAAAACATACTCTGTCTTTGATAAGAGAACCAGCGAGCTTCTATTTGAGAACTATTTCTTACAGACATTACATGTTTACAAACGCCTGGCTGAGGACAAAGACATGCTTATTATGGATTATCCTGAAGATAAAGACGAGAGAGAAATGGCATTAACTATAGAAAACATGGAAGAAGATGAATTGCATTTATCGTCTAAAACAACGCCAACTCTTCTTTTAGGTAACATCAAAGACATGAAGATTAGAGTTTCTAAATTAATGGTCGCGTTTTTGACAATTATGACCAATCACAAGGATATCGTTGATTTGAGTTACGACAAAATAATGGAAGTTGTTTTCAAGAGCAAAGAACGAGAGAAGGACACATTTACTGATAGACTTCAAGCCATGACTGACGAGGAACGCGACGCTGATACCATTTTAAAGATTAATAAATTAGGAGTTTGGAGCAAGGGTTTGCAAAAGGGATTAACAAATTATGTAAAAGAGACTTATGACGAGGAACGCGAGTATATGGAAAAAATTGCTGAGATTGAAACAAACTTGAGAAAAACCAAAGATGTTACAGATGAAAATGTAGATCAATTTTTAGAAGATTATATGGAAAATGCCGATGCAGCCGAAGCCATTGATAGAGAGGAAAATGATATCGGATGGTTCGCAGGTGATGATGCCGGAGAAGACTATTTTGGTGCGGAACAAGACGCCGATAATTGGTTAGAACGCGACTAACTGAAAAAAAGACACTACAAAAAAGACCAAAAGTACTAGTTTTACACCTTTTCTCATTCAAAACGCGTGAAATGAGAAAAGGTGTAATAAAAATTATTTTTTTATAAATTAAAGCGAGACATTTTAAATGAGAAAATATTTAAAAAAATCAAAAATATATAACAACGCAAGACTATTACGCAGGCGACCAGAATTTAAATTTCTAGTAGTATATTATATAACATAATACAATGACTCAAAATAAACCAGATACTATTACTTTAGAGTATGCAAAAGAACCAATCATTGCAGCAGCCTATTCTTATCATCCTGCTTATCAAACAGCTGGTTATAATGAATTTTACGAAGCGAGTAAAATACTTACTTTTTCTCAAGGCACTCATTTTTCAAAACTTAAGTTGTATGGTAAAAGCACATGCATTAAAACAGAAAATGAATTTACAGAACTTTCCGCTCAAAAATGTATGTTAAATAAAGGAAAAATATTATCTGTAGCACCAAGCCCAGTAAACAATAAATTAACATATGTTTCTATACCTGCGGCAAACGGAAAACCTTGTGAAGGGGTTTTTCCATATGCCAACCGAGGATTAACTTTCAATAGCAGCAATGTAGGAGGACATCTTAATAAAATTGCGTTAGGAACAGATAGTAATTCAATCGTTATTGTTTGTAATGAATTTTGTTATGCTAAGGTGAAAGCAGGAAACGATAAATTGTATGAAATATGTCAACCCAAAGTATTGGGTGAACCTACTATGCGTGGTGGTTCTAGAAGTGATAGTGACGATAGTGACAATAGTGATGATAATGATAGTTCTGATGAAGATGAAATGAGTGCAGAGGAAGAAAAGAAAAAAGAACAAGAAGAAACCGAAAAGTTAAACGCAGAAGAAGCATGGGATGCCGAAGAAGAAAAATTCAAACCACCTATTACGGTTAAACCGGTTAACCTAGAAAAACAAATAAAAATAGACGCTCATACAGGACCCGTAAACGCACTAGCATGGAATAGCACAGGCACAAGATTAGTATCTGGTTCATCGGATACTACATTACGCATGTGGAGTTATGTCGAAACAAATAATGTTCAACTGCCCGAGTTCGAAGAGTTTGCGAAAACAGATGCTGCCAGAGAGTGGGCTAAAATAAAAATTGAGAACTATAGGCCTAAGGATTATGAACGGGGTATTATTGGCAGGAATTGGAATGAGATTAACGAACAAAATATTAAATTTCACCTTTTAAATAATGGTCATGAATCACTTGTAAGAATAGTGAAAAATGGTGTTGACAGCTATAGCCCTCAAGAAGACATGGTTGCCAAGAAAGCTTACGACATATGGAAAGCCCCATTACTAAAAAAATATAACGATGAATTAAAAACAGCATGGGAACTTGAAGAATGGAAATGCGATTGGATTTCGAAAGAAGAAAAGTTTGATAATAAATATCCGCGATATCACGCGGGTCCAATCCTTTCATTAGCGTGGAGTCCTGATGATAAAATTATAGCATCTGGTTCGCAAGATAATTTAATTATTTTATGGAACCCAGACGATGGTAAATTCAAACAAAAATTGGAAGGACATACTGGTCCAGTTCGTTGTTTAGTATGGTCCTATGATAGCACTATTCTCTATTCTTGTTCCGATGATGGTAGTGTTAAGATGTGGAAAAAAACAGGAGAAAAGTATTTTTTAGCGCAAACATTGGATTCGCAGACTACTGGTTTGACTCAGGTAAATGTAAATGAAAAGTATATTGTCGCCGGTTCAACCGACGGCAAAATTTATGTATGGGATTCAACAAGTTATGAATTTTTAATAGAATTAAAGAAGCACGATGGTGCAATCACCGGGTTGTTTTGGAAAGATCCTAGAGATCCTACGCAAATTGTAAACCCACCTCCATCTACAAAAGATATAAAATACGACAAGCCTATTGCGCAGTTAATAAAAAATCCGGAGGAATTCATATCTACTTCTTTAGATAAAAAAATAAAAATAACAACCCTTAGCACTCTCGTAGCTGAAGAGAAGAAGAGAATACAAGAAGAAGAGCGAATTATACGAGATGGAAGGCCTAGTCAAGGAACGGATTATGGTGGTCCGGATTACCAAGAGGCGTTATCACAATTGGAAAAAGATCAAATTGAAGATCCAAACAATCGCATGCTTAAATTAAAACAAGAAGGAGGAAAAAGAAACGGGGGAAAAAGAAACGGGGGGAAAAGAAACGGGGGGAAAAGAAATGGCGGAAAAACGGGAAAACAAAGAAAAATAAGGAAAAAAACAAGAAAGATTGGACGCACAAAGTTAAGAAAAACAACAAAAAAAGCTGCACCAAGAAAAAAAACTAGACGAACTAAGAAATAAATTATAGTCGCAGAAATTTTATATGTTTATATTATAACATGAATTCAATGTATAGATCTTATATTTCAAAGAATGTTGCCCTTGTCAGTATTTTGTTATTTTTAGCTATTTTTATTACAATTCAAATTGGACAACCAAGTTTCTTGTATAGAGAAGACGGCAGCCTTCGCGATTTTGGCATCGGATATCGCAATAAAACAATTCTTCCCGTTTGGCTTTTAGCTATTGTTTTAGGAATTCTCTCTTACTTGTTTGTTCTCTACTATTTATCTAGGCATAGCTTATTTTAGACACAAACATCAATGCATAACATATTCGTAATAAATTATATGTTATTCATTTTTTTTCCACTTGTTATACCACTTGTTATAAAGTATATAGGGTTGCTTTTTGTTTTTCAGAATCATCGTTTATTTTTTTCTCTGTTTTCAAATATTGGTCTTGACTTGCTTGTAGTGTCGCTAAATCTTTATTGCACGGACGCGTCATAATATTATATTGCGTGATAGATATCAATAAAACCGCAGCGTAAATATACCACAAGGCTTCGCCTATATTATCTCTTACAACTACTGCGTCCAATAGCTGTTGTTTTATTTCGGGGGCTCCCGCTTGATATTGCTCTTTCATTAAAGGAACCAACATTGCCCAATATTCCATGAAATTAGATGGAACAATTTGATTTATTAAAATGGACATATTTCCACATAATTTAATAATGGCTTCTGCGGCGCTCTTCAAGCTGTTTATTTTTGTCGGGTCTGCGTCTTTTGCTGCATTTATTGTCTGATTTAAATCGGTATTAACAAGCAACTCGGATAGAATGTTATTTGCAGAATTTGATACAGCAAAGTAACCAATGACGTTAGAAAAAGCGGATTTAAACCCAGGAAACATCATTAAACATATTATTACTCCGCCAAAAATGAAAATCCAAGGAATTAAAGTCATCAAAAATGCGGAACCGATGTTTTGCATTAGACTTCCACCGCATTTTGTAACCATAACGCTGGCATTTATACCCATTTGAGTTAAAACTACAAACAAAAAGTATATCAATAGAGCGGTGTTATTACTGCTGCTATAAGCTGCATATTCCGCTCCAGTTGGGTCGTCAAATGCAGATGCATTTAGTTTGGGTTTTAATAAAAGATAATATACAAGGGTAATTAATGCAAAAATTAATAAAGAAAAAAAAGAACTGTCCATATAGATATTGTGTATAATTTATTTTGTTTTTATAACAGTAAATAATAAGCATTACTATTAGAGTATGAATTTTGATAATTTTACTAAACCTACCTTAATAGAACCTGGTGTTAAATATTTTTTAAGTGAAACTTTAAAGCAATGTAGAATTTTCAAAAACACTTACAACAATCTCCTAATTAATATTGCTTTAGGAATAGGATTTTTACTCCTTTTAGGCACAATATTATTTTTTAAATATAAAGGAAAACTTAGTCCCGTGGAAAAAGATATGAAAAATAGGCAAAAGCAGCAATACATTTTGTCAAAAATACAAAATTTTCAAGAGGCTAAAAAACGAGCACATCAAGAGTTAATTACTGGACTTCCTCATTGGGAAACAGAATATGATGTTATTCACAGAAAAATAAATAAATAAATATATATATAGTCTATAAACTATAGAATGAGCAAGGAACACGATAAGAAAGACGAGAAGAAAGATGAAGGAAAAAGAAAGTTTATTGAAAGTTTACACCAATATTATAGTTATAAGGATAAATATGAGAGCAATCTTAAAAAAGACAAGGCGCAAATTATTAAACTGGAAGGTTTAAGTTGGAGAGAGAAGCGGATAGAATTTATGAAAATTAAGCCAAAATGCATTAACTGCAGACGCCCAGTTGGTTCTATATTTTCTACTAAAGTTCAAGAAGATGGAAGGCATTTGATTGCATTGTGTGGCGATAGAAAAAACCCTTGTCCATTCAATATAAATATAAATTTGGGACTTGTTCAAAATATACAAGATAATCTTCGCAACGACGAAACATCACTTAATGATTACAAGCGCGATGTTATTATTGATAAAAATGATTTGCTTTTTGGATATATTACCGCAGAAGAAGCTGTGGTTAAATTTGACAAGTTAAAAGATCAAGTTACTGAATTCACAAAGGTCTACGAGTTTACATTGCAAACCTATTTAAACATTGTAGATAACCCGGTAAAAAAAGCCGAATTAGAAAAACTTCAATTAGAGTTTTATAATAACTTGGACAATTTTAATACAATGATTAAACAATACAATTCTACTCAAAACACTCAGCTAATTGTAGATGCGATTGATTTATACAAAAACACAATGGAGCCGAGAGCCAATGAAATCATGAATAAAAAATATGTTTATAATGGCGTTGAATATAATGAAGATGATAATACATTTCATTTAATTCAAAAACCCATTACAAGCGAAAACTTGGAGTGGGATTTGATGGATAATGGTCAAAAGGTAGTTTCTTTTAAAATTGGTGTTGAACCGGAAAAAAGAAAACCTACAAAGAATGTTGCGTTTTCTCAGGCAATTCCAGATATTAGATCTAAAATTATGAAAGACGACGAATATGAGAATGAAGACTTGACAAAACCCGAAAAATTCAAATTAAAGCCTCAATTAAATGTTCAGGAAGATGAAGAAGATAAAGAAGAACAAGAGAATGAAGATGAAGAAGAAGAAGAAGATGACGATGAAGATGAAGAATCCAAATTTTCAGACTCAGAAGAAGAATCTGATGACGAGCCACCTCGTCCAAAAATTAGAATTCATCCAAATTTACTTCCAGATGGAACAATTGCCGCATCAGAAGCACATAGAATGGGGCTTAAAATAGAGCTAGTTAAAGGTGAATTGATTGCTAAAAATGAAAAAACTGGCGAAACATATAAAGTAACCGCTGGTCAAGGTTGAAACATATTATTTTTAGCGTTAAAAAAAATATAGGAGTAATATAAGATAAGATGCTTACGAAATTTATCAACATCCCAGTTTTCATTATTAGTTTAGCGATTGGCCTTTTCTTTGTCTATATATGGGGGCCTGAACTTAAAACTATTTATGTTTATCCCACTCCTGAAAATAGTGGAAAAATTCAATACAAAGACAACGCCGATAACTGTTTTGTTTATGAGGCAACGCAAGTAAACTGCCCAGCAGACTCCTCAAAAATTAAAGCAATCCCTATTCAAAGTGGAAAACCTGAAGAATAGATCGCACAATACCTTTGTTTATATATTTTATATATTTTATATTAACTATACAATATATAAATGCATTTGGGCAAATTTGTTCACACTGAAAGCGGTAAATATCTTATGTCCATTATATTGGGATTTGGATTAGCGACATTATTTAGAACCGTTTGCAATGGAAAAAATTGTTTAATCATGAAAGCTCCTCCGTTAGAAGATGTAGAAGACAAGATTTACAAACACCAAGGAAAGTGTTATAAATTCGCACCAGTTACAACAAAATGCGATTCTAAGAAAAAGAATGTAGAAATGTAGGCTTGATATTTACAAAGTTTTGCGATACTTTTGTAAAAGTATATTCTTTATAATAGTTATATGTCTTCTGATTCAACAAGTATAATGGATTTGCCAACTGACCCCGTTGGTGGTGGCAGCATTGGTGGAAATATATCATTATCCGCAAATGAAAAAATTGGACATGGACAAGGACAAGGACCATCTTCTCCCGGCGGCGTTTCTTTAGACCAAACTACTATTCAACAAATTGTTAATGGTTTGCAACAAGCTAGCTCCACTGGAGCTACTCAATTGCCATCTAGAGATATTCCTCGCAATACAGAATCTATTATGCAAGACCCACAAGTTCAACCCACATATATTCCTCCCGCACCCACTAAGGATTACATTACAGAAGAAGAGGATAATGAGGATATAATTCACAATTACAATAAAAAAGAACAATATGGAGATAGTTTGGACCAATTGTACGACGAAATTCAAATTCCGCTTTTAATTGCTGTGTTGTATTTCTTGTTTCAACTGCCAATTTTTAAGCGTTATCTCTACAAGTTTTTTCCTGCATTGTTTTCCAAGGATGGTAATATAAACCTGTATGGTTTTGTTTTTACAAGTGCTCTTTTTGGAATGTTGTATTACTTTTTATCCAAAGTTATGACACATTTCAGCAGATTTTAATAAGTAACTGGTGCAAAATTAGCCGGGGTAATCTTTTTTTTATTGTATGATTTTAAACTTAAACTATGCAGCAAGTGGTCATAACCATTCCTGTGTTGTATTTTCGCACCAGAAGTAATTGCAATATTTAATCTGTTAATGTCTATAATTACATTTATCATGATTGCATTTGTAAAATTCGTTGTTATATCAATTTTTGCACCAGTTAAGTCAGCATAAGACAAATTTGCGCCATCAAAATTTGTCTTATATAAATTTGCACCTCTAAGATTTGCGCCTCTTAAATCCGATCCTGAAAAGTTCACAAAGATTAATTTTGCATCGGACAAGTTTGCCCCGGATAAGTTTGCCGAATTAATAACCGCACCTTGCAATGCAGTTCTTTTAAATAAAGTTTTTTTCAAGTTTGACGCGGTCATTTTTGCTCCTCTCATATCAATGTTGGACAAATTCATGTAAGACAAATCTGAATCAAGAAGCAAACGAATATTTACTTTTTTATTGATTATTTGTCGCCGCAATCTTCGCTTTGATAGATATGAACAGAAAGCGTTTATTATTCTTCTCATTGTGATTTAATACAGTTAATAAATACCCTTTTTATCAATTTTTTTACCAATATAAATATAAAAACATCATGATTATAATATATATAGTATAGTTATAATTATTATGAGCTTGGTTCAAGAAGATATAATGACCAGATTATTAGTAACACTAACAAACTATGTTGAATTGCTTATTTCTATGATTCGCGAAAAAGACCAAGTAATTTCAAAGAAGAATGCAGTTATAGATTCATTAACAGAAGTTGTATCCTTACAAAATGGAATTATAGCAGCTCTTAAAGATGAATTCTAAATAACATTGCATGAAACAAATATAAAAATAAATTGCGATATCAAAATAGCTTCATGCCAAATTCAGATATAACTAGAGTATTAGATGAAATAAAATATGATAAAAGGTTTGAGCGATTTCGGATGACAAATATAATCGCGCATGTTGCAGTTATTGTTTTGAGAGGAAAAATTATAGCCGCTGCAGTAAATCGCATTGGTTACAGACAAGAAACCAGTAAAAGTTATTATAACACTTATCTTCACACAGAGAGAAATTTGCACGCAGAGGAAAATGTTGTGCGCGCATTGGGGAATTATAATAAAATGCGAGACGCGGATATGTATATTATGAAGTTTGGGCGAGGTGAAAATGATGGTGCGTATGTAAATTCAAAGCCTTGTGCCAAGTGTGCATGTTTTCTTAGCAAATGCATGAGGGAATACAAGCTAAAACGAGTGTTTTATACTTCATAAATTAACCGTTAATTAATTTTAAAAATATATTAAACCTAACTCCCGATTTAATATATTGGATTTGATGTCGCCTGGATTTGATTTAACAGAAATATTGCAAACTACATTTAATGATTCTATAAAAATTTCCCTCTTTCAGAGAATGAAAACTGGGAATCAGCTTTTTGATGCCATCTTTTCAACAATTGGGTTTGTCGTGATAAGTTACCTTGTAAAAGTCTTATACGAAAATAATTCATTTAATAGACCATGGAACATTGATATTCATGACGCAGTTAAGAGTTTGTTCTACAAGAAATATTCAATCACATATGAAGGCAAAAGGTGTTCTAGTGTTGGTACTTACAATCTTTATCCAGTAGTATCATCCTGTTTTACCAATGCATGTAAAGCATTGTGGTCTGATATTGTTAAAAATATGGATAAAAATGAATCTATTCGCGAGTTAAAGGAACTTTACATAGCAATGGATAAGTTTCGCGACAAAGATGATGAAGACGATGAATCTGATATGTATATAGTGTCTCAAAAGAAACCATTCTTGTATAATAAGGAACTACAAATATATGCTATTGCGGATTTTTACACTGAAGATTCCGGTGGCGGCGAAAAAGACAAGCAAACAACTAAAACTGATAAAATTACATTGACTCTTTATTCATACGAAACAAATACATATGGCATAAAAAATTATGTTACTAACTTAACGAATTCCTACACAGCGGCTATTGAAAAAAGTCGCAACAATCAAAAGTTTGTTTACACTCTTGTAAAAACAAAATACGAAGATTATAAATACGAATGTTGGGCAGAATATCCGTTTGATAGTACTCGCACTTTTTCAAATATGTTCTTTGAAAATCAAAAACAAATAGTGGATAAAATCCAATTTTTTCTTGATAACAAGGAATGGTATTATGAAATGGGAATTCCTTATTCTCTCGGCATTGGATTGCATGGTCCTCCAGGAACGGGAAAGACCTCATTTTTCAAATGTTTGGCAAACATGACGGGTCGTCATTTAATTGTTCTCTCATTAAAACTAATAAAGACGCGCCGACAATTGGATGATTTCTTTTTTGAGGATAGATACAACTCAAACAATAAGAACCATGGTGTTGGGTTTGATAAAAAGATTATTATTATTGAAGATATAGATTGTCTTGGTGAGATTGTTTGGAAGAGAGAAAATAAAAAGGACAAACATGGAACTAATATTGGAAAAAAATTAAATTTGAACTCGTTATCTCCTAATGCAACAGTTAATGTTGCAGATGTGATTCAAACTTTTGTTGACGCAAATGAAGAGCAAAATAAGCTGTTAACATCAGTTACAAAATCTACGGAAGACGATCCGATTACCTTGGATGATATATTAAATTTGTGGGATGGGCTTAAAGAAACCCCCGGTAGAATATTAGGAATTAGCAGTAATCATTATGACATGTTAGATCCAGCATTAATTAGACCAGGGCGTATAGACATAACTCTTAAATTAGACAATGTTTCTCATAATATCATTCGGGAAATGCATAAACGATATTATAATGCGAATGTTGATGAGAGAAAACTCAAAAAGATAAAGGATAAATTTTATTCACCGGCGGAAATAATAAATTGTTATGTCATGAACAAACATAGCCCGCGCGATTTTATTGAGAGATTAATGCAGAATGAGAAATTCTGATTCTGATTATTATTTTAAATAAACCGTTCTGGGTTATAATTGTGATGGAAGCAGTCCTTATGAAAGTTGTGTTGGCCACCATGCTCATAATCCGTTTTTCCATCTTCCACGGCATACATAGGATAAACGAGAGCTTTATTACCCTCTTTTGTTATTGTCCAATCTGAGCAAAATGGGCGCATATTTGCACTAAATTCAGGATTTAATGTTTTTTCAGCATAACCATTATAATACTTTTCTAATAATGTTTTTGCATGCGAGCGAGAAAGCATATACATTTGTGCTCCCCACAAATCGTCTGGATAATTGTGATATTTATGAGTTCTATTGTGAAATTCATGTTTAAGATTGAACCCATGATGGTATTCCTCAATTTTATATGTTGTTAAATAACCAAGGAGCAACAAGTCTAAACTCATTGTTTCAAAGTCTTCAATCAGTCTAGGAATATCGTTTGCTAGATTCTTATCCAAATAAATATCATCTTCACAAAAAACGCCATATTCTTTTTCCGTTTCAGTAACAAATTTGTTTATCATATCAAAGTGACCATAAGTATAAGACCATGCTTTTTTTGGTCCGTCGTTATTTCCCAATGGAATACTTAAACGCGGGTCATCAAAATTGACACCGTCATAAAATTCAACATTTATATTTAATTGAGCGAATCTATTTGCTAGAGCCGTTTTTCTCTCTTCATTCTTATAAGATAAGCAATAAAAAGCGCATAAATCATTTGCTGACATATTTAATACAAATAATTGTGGGTTCATTTTAAGCATTTTTATTTAACTTTGATATAATTTTGTTTTTTGCAAATTTTGATTTATGAGAAATTCGTTTTATATGTTATTTATTTTTAATAAGAATAAACAACATGCATATTGTAAAGCGTTATGTTAAAAATTTAATAAATAACTTACCACCTATAGAAAAAACGGAGGACATAAATCTTGTTTTAGATGGAGGGATTTTTAATGGAAGTTATTTGATCGGGGCGTTGCATTTTCTTAAAGAAATGGAGTTTAAAAAATATATACAGATTCACAAAATATCATGTTGTAGCATAAGTTCAGTTTGTGCTTTGTTATATAAAATGGATGCACTAGACATCTTTCCCGATTTGTATAATATAATTTTAAAACAATTTAAAGAAACTCGCCAGTTATCCGCATTTGAAAAATGTCTTGGTAAAATTCGGTCGCGCATTGTTAACCATGCCGAACTTTTATCCAATATAAATGGTTCTGTATTTATTACTTATCACAATATTGCCAAAGGAAAAAAAATTGTTAAAAGCAAATACAATTCCATAGATGATTTGCTTGAAACAATTTATAGATCTTGTTTTGTTCCTTTTGTTGTAAATGGAAATATGGTTCGCAATAATAAGTTTTTTGATGGAGTTAATCCTTATATTTTGCCAATAGAAACTAATAGAAAAAACTTGTATTTGGACCTATTTGGATATGACAAAATTAATTATTTATTGTCGGTTAAAAATGAAAAAACTAATTTTCATAGGATATTGGCTGGACTTTTGGACATACATTTGTTTTATATTAAACAGAATAGCACACAAATGTGCAGTTATGTTAACAACTGGTCTTTATATCAGACTTTTCACAATCGCTGTTTAAAGTGGATTATTGAAAAAGCCGCATTTTATACAGTTTATATTGTATATTATTTAAAACAATACATTCCTGCAGAACTTTATGAGCATATTATTTTTAAAATAATATCAAAAATAATAACGGAATTATATACGGTTTTTATTGACTATTATTGCTTTTAATGGTAGGGAACCAAGGTTCCCCTACGACCCCTCCTTTTTATTGTTTCTAATAGAACAACCCGCCGCGACCTCGTTTCTTTGTTTCGCTTTTCTTTGCATTGGGTTTCTTATTTGCAGTCTTGGATTTCTTCAACTTTCTCTCTTGCTTCTTCTTTTCTTTGAGGGACAAATCATCTGCTGGTCTATATCTCAAAAACCATTCTTCGTATTCTGCGCTCTGTTTTTTCTTATGGTCCTTTAATTCTTTGAATTTTTCCGCTTTTTCAGCTCGCATTTCTTCCACCGTCTCCTGATGTCCATAACAACTTATACTGAATCTTCTCAAAAGACCTTTCTGTTGCAACCTATTTTTTTGTTGCACTTCAAATAGAAACTGCGCCATGCAGACTATTCTCTCTGAGTCATAATAATTGCGGTCTGAATATAAAAATGCCAAGTAAAAACTCAACATGGTATCAATTGTTGCTATCTTTACTGGTTGTTTATCAACTGTAATAACATTATAACTGTGGCATGCAATTGGTTTATAAATAAACGCGATTGTATCTGAACCCACCATTATTTGATAGTGTGGCGCAACAATCTCTCCAATTTCTTTGCGTTTTATAATTTTAACTGTTTTATAACCGGCATCTCTGAGTCTTTCCCTTAAAATCTCTGCCGTTTTCTTTGGATCTTCTGACAAAACATCAAAATCTGGAATCTTTTCTAGCTTCTTGTGTAAATGCCTTGGCATATAGTGCAAATACAGTGAAATCGCGTAACCACCGAAAAACACAACACCTTGATTGATAAATGAGTTTCTAGTTATCTCAAATATTTTATCTTCATCTTCTTTATTTATCATTTCTCTCTGAAACTGTTCTATTTCGTCACAGTGTTTTGATTTTAATGGATAATTTTTATTTAAAAGAGTTAAACGCTTTAAAACTTTTTCCCATCTTGAAACATCCCCCGCTGGTCTTGAAAGTTCTAAATACATGGACATTCTTAAATAATTCGGGGGTGCGTATAAAATTCCATCTACTTTTATTGCCTCTTGTCTAACCGATTTGTATATCTCCTTGTGCAAAAAGGTTATGTCTGCAACAGGTATAAAATTTACAAAAACCTTGTATGTGCCCTTGTGCTGTCCAGACTTGGCTTCTACTTCTAAAAATCCAGCATTCACATAATCATCCGTTAATTCCTTGCTATCATTCAACGCATTAGGAGAGAAAAAATCATAATCTGGTATTTCTACTTCTGTGTTATAAAATTGGTCTTGTTTTGGCAAAATATTGTTAATTGCAGTTCCTCCATAGCATATCACCTTTTTTCTACGGATAAAGTTTTCCACAATGCCAATTATTTTTTTTACTTCTGCTGAATTGGCTACGGCTCTTCCAGACCGCTCTTCTGCTTTATCTACAGAGGCTCTTAATATTGCTAATTCACACTCCTGGAAGTTCATTGATTTATCACATATATTTTTCATTTAATAGTCTTATATTATTAAAAGAAAAAAGCATATTTTTATTTTAGTCTATTTATAAAATTCTTTGGGTTTCCAATTATTTTTCCGTCTTTGTGAGTTTTGTGTGAAAAATATCCATTCCAGAATTTTCTTGTCGCGTAAAAATCTTTTTTGTGAGCTCCAGACCATTTGCTTTTACTGCAGAATTTATTATTATTATTAGCTCCCATAGTAAACCAATTTTTATTGGATTTTCTTAAGGTGCATTCGCATATTGCCCTTTTTGAATTTTTAGGGTCAACTGTACATATATGATTCAAGCAATCTGACCATTCTGTGTTTTTTGGACACTCTGTGATTCGTTTGCCATCGTGCATTTCATTGATAGAGAAAGTTGAGTAAACGCGACGCGTTCCAGACTTAGTTTTGTGTGCCTTAAGTGTGTTACAAGGTCTTGTGGCAAAATTATAACCGTTTTCTATGGTGCATTTGCAGCTTGTTTTTCCGGGTTTATTCTTTATGGATTTGCAAGGGGCTGATGTACACAACGCATAGCGACTTTTACAAATGGTAAGCTTTTTTGTTTGTTTTTTGTTTTGTCTATTTTTTCTTGTCTTTTGCATGTTATTATATTATTGCATTATTTTATTTTTCATAATGCAATAATTTTATATTTTGTTTTTTTTTGATTTTGTTTGTTTTGGCTCAACCTTTTCAAAAGGTTGAATTAAATGTTAAAAGCGTAGTAATCACTCTTTACGCTTCTTGTTTGAAAAGAAAGCGCTGGATTTTGTGGAGTAGGCGTTTTTACAACCACTGGAATATATCTTAACCTCTCAGGTTTCAAAGAGAACGCGTAACCAGATTTATCAAAAAACGCATTATTCTCTTGTAAATTTGTGTCATTCTTTTGATACATCATTGCAATCATTTGACATCCGGTTTCTCTGCAAACTATGGCACTTGGATTTGGTGGATCTGTTCCAACATCTGGCATAGAAATGCTCATATTCTGTTTGTTAAATTCTTGCAACTCTGATAAATCCGGTGTATTTTTAACATTGTAATAGTGTAATGCTCGCATAAAAATTGAATTGCTCGTCATGTTCACATATTCGTAAAAATCTTTGCAATCCATAAAAGAATTATTAGACTTGTCAACGATTAAAACAATTGTATTTTTTTTTGTTAAATCCAACAAGGGCGTATTTCCGAAGTTTGTGCCATTCTGTTCAAAACTATATGCCGGTCCTAAAAAGAAACGATCATAATTTTTTATCAAATTTGCAAAATTTTGAAACATCTTTTGATTTGAGCTTTTAAATCTTATATGCATAACAATTGGGTCTTTTGAATTTGGAGCTGTACTTGTAGCAAACGCATAACTTGTGATAATATTCATAACTTCTGAAAAAGGAACATAATTATAGGTTTCCTTAATATAATTACTATCAACAGTAGACGTTGCTACCACCGGTTGGTCACCCATTGAAAACACTTCAAAGTCTAATCCACGCACTCCTTGTTTTAATACATCTTTTAGGGCGCATGTTGATACATAATCATTTTTATATGTTCCTGGGCTGCAACAGTTATAAGCTGTTTTAATATAATAATCTTTAAATGTATATTTGCAATTTGGATCGCTTGAATTTAAAGCCTTGATAGATCCGTTTAATGTAGAAAATAATCTATCCATAGAAGAACATTCGCGGTTTACTAAATTTCTCATATAAAAATAGTACCATAAGACTATTATAACAATCAATATTATCATCGCAAATAACATATAAGTAACAAAATTTTCGTTAAGATTTTTTATAGAGTCCATTATATTTGTTGTTTTTCTTCTCGCATCCATATCTATTATATTATACTGATTTAATAATATAATTAAACAATCAAAATAGTTAAAAATATAATTTATCTGTATAATATATCTAAATCATGGCTGGTGGATTAATGCAATTAGTTAGTGAAGGCCAACAAAATATTATATTAAATGGAAACCCATCAAAAACTTTTTTTAAAGCGACATATGCTCGTTATACAAATTTTGGAATGCAAAAATTTCGTGTTGATTTTGATGGTTCAAGAACATTGCGTTTGTCAGAAGAATCCAATTTTACTTTTAAAATACCTAGATATGCCGATTTATTGATGGACTGTTATTTAAGTGTGGAAATTCCAAACATTTGGAGCCCAATTATGCCTCCCAATACAGACGAAATGACTCAAATGAATAATAGTGGCGTTTGGGTTCCTTATGGTTTTAAATGGATTGACAACTTGGGGGCTTTAATGATATCTCGCATCACTATTACATGTGGAAATCAAACACTGCAAGAATATACTGGAGATTATATTAAACTACTTGTAGAAAGGGAGCTTGGAGGAACTAAAAAGGCATTGTTTGACGCCATGACTGGAAATGTTCCCGCATTAAACGACCCAGCCAACTCTGGAGCTCGTGTTAACTCTTATCCTAACGCATATTATGCAGGTGAAACTGCTAGCGCTGAACCATCCATTCGTGGTAGAATTTTATACATACCGATCGGTAGTTGGTTTAATTATAAAACGCAAATGGCGTTCCCTCTTGTCGCGCTTCAATATAATGAATTGCACATTAATGTTACAATGAGGCCTATTCAAGAGTTATTCCGAATTCGTGATGTATTTGATAGTGAAAATAATTATCCGTATGTTGCTCCCAATTTTAATCAATGGTATATGCAATTTTACCGATTTTTGCAGACACCACCTTCTGTCGAATTAGGTATAAGTGATTATACAGACACTCGCACACTTTGGAATGCAGATGTTCACTTAAATTGCACTTATTGTTTCCTTTCTAATGAAGAATCAAGAATATTTGCTCTTCAAGAGCAAAAGTATTTGTTTAAACAAGTGCGACAACAAAAATTCTATAATGTTACTGGGTCAAATAAAGTTCAGTTAGATTCATTGGGAATGGTTTCAAATTATATGTTTTATTTCCAAAGAAGTGATGTAAATTTGAGGAACGAATGGTCAAATTATTCTAATTGGCCTTATAATTACTTGCCATATGATATTACTCCCGCTCCGACGGATGGGTTCTTTCCTATTACTCGCATAAATCCTGATGGCACAACTAATACTACAAACATCGGTCCTGGGGTGAATGCAAATGGTGATTTAACTGGTTGGTATGTTACTGGAAATTTCAACTTGGAAAATCAGAACACTATATTAACAGCTATGGGAATTCTGTTGGATGGTTCTTATAGAGAAAATGACCAGCCCAATGGTGTTTATAACTATATTGAAAAATGGCTACGCACTGGAAGCAACTTGCCAGACGGAGTTTATTTTTATAGTTTTGGAATGACAAATTCGCCATTGGATACGCAACCCGCGGGAGCAATTAATATGAGTCGTTTTACCACTATTGAACTAGAGTTTTCTACAATTATTCCAACTGTAGATCCTTATGCGCAATCCTTGGCTATTTGCGATCCTGTGAGCAAAAATATTATTGGCATTAACAAACCAACCTGGAGAATCTATGATTACAACTTTGATTTAACTGTGTTTGAAGAGAGAATAAACATGATAACCTTTGTTGGTGGAAATTGTGGTCTCATGTATGCTACATAAATTTATACGTTTTTTATATTTTATCTTATATTATGCTATTTATTAGAGTATAATATATATTCCAAAACAACTTAAAGCCGTATGACAACTTTCTTTAAGTTACTTTTAAGATAATATGTATTTTTGGGAATTTCTTCGAGTCCAAAAGTGTTTGCGAAAGTTAAAAATGGACAAAAAAAATGTCCAATTTTGGAAAACCCAGGGATTTTACCAAACCCGAATTTTCCAAAAAGTGAATTTACACCAGAATGCTCTTATTTTCAAAAAAACAGAAAAAAATGGGTTACCATAAAATTTTATATATTTTTGGGGGAAAAAACTTAAGCTTAATTTCTATTGCTATATTAAGCAATGGTTGTCAATGATTTTAAGCCAAAATTAAGCTCAAATTACTGCTGTAAATGTTGTGACTATAATACGAGCAAGAAAAGCAATTTTGATAATCACAAGTTATCAGCAAAACATCAAAAAGCAATGATTTTCAATGTTAGCAATGACAAAATCAGCAAAATCTGCAATAAATACCAGTGCAAAAATTGCAACAAAGTTTATAAAGATAACTCAGGATTGTGGCGTCATAACAAAAAATGCGTTAAAATAGAAGATTTTATAAATAATATTATAGAGCCCTCTGAAAAATCCCCAGACGTTGTCGCACTCTTATTAAATCAAAACATGGAATTAATAAAACAAAACCAAGAATTCAAGGACTTGATTGTTGAACAAAATAACAAAATGATAGAAATGGCGAAAGAAGCAAAAACAATTAATAACACTACAAATAACACAAATAACTTCAATTTGCAATTCTTTTTGAACGAACAATGTAAAGATGCCCTCAATATTATGGATTTTATTAACCAGCTCCAATTAAATACAACTGACTTGGATATGGTTGGCCGATTGGGATACTCTGAAGGTATTTCAAAACTCTTCATTAGAGGTCTCAAAGAGCTGGATGTTTTCAAACGACCCATTCATTGCAGCGACTTAAAGCGCGAGGTTGTATATGTTAAAGATAAGGATATCTGGGAGAAAGATAACGATGAAAAGAAAAAGATGAAAACGGCTATCAAATATATCGCTGCCAAGAACTTTAAACAAATACATGACTGGCAAGATGAAAATCCAGATTCAAATGACTATAATTCCAAAAAAAATACAGATTATAATCAAATTGTATTAAACTCTATGGGTGGCGCAACTGAAGAAGAAGATGAAAATAATTACAATAAAATCATAAGGAATGTTGCAAAAGAGTCCGTTATTGATAAAGTTGTGGCATCAAAATCTAAATAAATATAACTAACCTTTTCATTGTTAGTTGTTAGTTATATTTTATAAAAATGCATTTGCTGCTAATGGACCATTATCCGTAAATTCGCCAGATAATGTTTTCCTTGAGGGATAATTTGGTGTAAAATATGACGCAGTTGGAGTATATCTTTTGTCATATAATTCCATCTGTTCATCAAATGTATCTTTCCAAGTGTTTACGCCTTGAAAATACTGAGGAGAATCTGTCTGGGGTTTATTAATAAATCTAGCTTTTGTTCCTATGTCGGTTGTTAAAACAGAGTATGTAGGAGTTTCTCCTGTTGTTAATTTTCCCGCATCATTTTGTCCACGAATATCCAACTCATCAAGCGTTCGCTCTTCGTGAACAAATCGTTTTGTTTCAGGGTTGCAACCAAAACAATCAATGTCCGCGCTACATTGTTCCCCGGTCAAAGAACACCTGTTATTTGGTCCACACATGTTTTGACAGCTCAGTTTATCTGTCAATGGTAAATTGACAGTATGATTTGTTGATGGACTACCGGTATCAATGTCTAGATTATTTGAGAAGCGTTCAACGATATATCCATTATTTATTAAATACCCGCCCCATTGAAGAATGCCTATAAATAATAGTAATACTACAAACGACCAAAATATTATTGTTTTTTTATCCATGATTAGCTATATATTTAAAATAGATAATAATTTGCATCCCTTGCGCCTTTTTCAAATGATATAGGCCTTTTTAGCAATTTATTTTATAAATTTTTATATCATTTTATAATAATATGTCAGACACATCAGCAATAGACGATAAGAAAAAACAACAGATGCCAAATACACAAAAAGATTTATTAAATTTCTTCCTTGGCATTTTATACCAGTTAATAATTTTTGGAATTCTTATTATAATTGGCGCGTTAGGTCTATATTCTTACAGAGTAGCTCAAACAAATATTCTTCCAACTTGTTTGTCTTTATCTCCGTATACCGACATGCTTCCACCAATTAAAGAGGTTCCAATTGATATAAATGTGGTAAAAACGGAGAAAGGTGTATGGTCAACTAAAATAGAATTTCCGTTGCAAGAAAATTTTAAGACCATCAATAATACTCTAGGCGCGTTGCGAAATTTGATTAATCAACCCAATTCCAATGTATATAAATTATATATAGCAACAACATTGCAACAATTGATCGCTTGCAATTTAACAGTGACAAACAATATAAATAATTTTATGAATTCTATGTTGACAGAAACATGGGTAATATTATTGTCACCATACATTTTATTCTTTACCGGCATATTAACGAGCTTAATTAATACCGTTTATTTTATCATTTTGTGGTTTTATAACATTTATTTGCTATTCAGTGAGAAAGAGGAATCTAAAAATGGATCCACATGGAAAGATGGGGAGATGTGGGGATTGTTAAATTGGTGGTGGGCGCTTATATATATATTTATATTCGGTGTATTATTTTTTACTATTGGTTTAGGACTCGTTATTCCCATTACGGCTGGATGTGTATCCTTATTTTGTGCTATATTCCCGCTATTTATGAACTCAAAAAATGCTCAAACTGGAAAATCGTACGGGGTCTTTGAAACCATAAAGAATGTTTTTAAGTTTAAGTTAAATATCATTATGATTCTTTTATCATTATACATAATATCATCGGCAAGCAATAATTTTGGAGGATATGCGGCACTTGTAGCTATTGTTGCGTGCATTATTTTATACTTTTTTTCATCAGTTTATCATCAATATACACCAAAGGCCTCAGACCATTCATCCTTTGGATTGGGGGATTTTTCTCAGGTGGAAAAACCGTGCATCCCAAAAGCAGTTCAAGAGGGAGAACCATCAATGTTTCAAAAAATAGGAAAATTGTTCGGAGGAAGAAAAAGTTGGAAAAAATAAACAAATCTGCGTAATATAATATAAAAATATAACTAATATTATATTTATTAAATGGGGAAAAATAAACCTGCTGCAAAACCTCAAAATTTGTTACCATTTGTTAGTATATGCACCCCGACATTTAATCGGCGCCCATTTTATCCAGTAACTATAAAATGTTTTGAAAATCAAACATATCCGAAAGATAGAATGGAATGGATCATTATTGACGATGGAACCGATAAAATAGAAGATCTTGTAAAGGATGTTCATCAAGTCAAATATTTTAAGTATAACGAAAAGATGACATTAGGTAAGAAACGAAATTTGATGCATGAAAAGGCAACTGGTGACATAATTGTTTATATGGATGATGACGACTATTATCCAGCGGATAGAGTGTCGCACGCCGTAGAAACTTTGCAAAAAAATCCCCAAGCTCTCTGCGCTGGTTCTAGCGAGATGTATATATATTTTAAACACATAGAAAAGATGTATAAATTTGGACCATATGGACCAAATCACGCAACTGCTGCAACTTTCGCATTCAGAAAAGAATTATTAAAACAAACTAGATATGACGATCATGCGTCGTTAGCTGAAGAAAAACATTTTTTGAAGAATTATACAATCCCATTTGTTCAGCTGGACCCAATGAAAAGCATTTTAGTGTTTTCGCATGTTCACAATTCATTTGACAAGAAAACTTTATTAGAAAACCCATCTCCTCTTGTAACGGTATCAGAAAAATCAGTAGATGAATTTGTGAAAGAACCAGAAATTAAGACCTTTTTTATGGAAACAATAGATGAATTATTATATCAATATCAACCAGGCGATCCATCAAACAAACCAGATGTACTAAAACAAATGGAACAGTTGAAAAAAAACAGAGAAGAAATGATAAGACAGCAACAACTACAGCAGCAGCAGCAACAGCAGCAAATAATACAGCATCCATTAGTACAAAATATACTTCAAGAAAATAGTGATTTGCGAGCAAAGGTTGAATATTTGGAGAAAAAAATTAGCGAAATAATTAAAAAAGCAATGCAAGAAAAATTGGCAATCAAAAATAACGACACAAAAACTGAATTAAATAATGCATAAAAATTTTTGTTGCGGCACCTTTTAATTTTCGTTTTAATTTTCGCTTTAATTTTCGCTTTAATTTTTGCTTTAATTTTTATTTTTATTTTCATTTTAAGGGTTTGAAAAAAAATTGATTTAGAGATAATCCATTTTAATTAGTATCAAAAGCAAGACCCCGGAGCAATGAGCAAGTACGACTATGAGCAAGAGTTCCTCAGCGAGGCCGATGACAGATCGGTCTACTCTTATAACAGGAACAGGGTGAATGAGGTAATGGCTGATATGCACAATGATGATAAGTTGTGCTTTGCCCGCAATTATCGCACATCAGATGGGAAGAAGAAGAAGCTTCTCATCTTTGGTTGCGGCGATGTTGGTACGACAATCAGGAATGCCGTCACAGGAGAAAAGTATTACGGTCAAAAGGTTGGAACTAAGAGCGAGGACATTTATTTCAAGGCCAGGTTATGCACTGGCGAGTTTGGTAATGAGATCCCAATGTTATTCTATGATTCTGCCGAGCAATTTGAGAAGCACTTGGGTGGGTCGGTTGAACAGTCTATCAAGGACAAGGTTGCTTTGAGACAGCGTTTGGCGCGAGTCCTTGCTGAGGACGATCGGAAGCCTCGGATGAATGTTGTTGTGCGTTAAATTCAACCAAGCAACCCAAGAAAATAAAAATATAAAATTCAAACAGTATAAAATTTTTTTTGTCATAAATCAATAAGATGAGATTCAACTTATTGATTTTTTCTTTTGTTACAAAGACATTTTTACATAAAACTGTTTTATATGGCAGATTGAATAAAAATACTGACGGATGTGATCATAGATATTTTACTACAAATGAATCAGCATTCATAAATAATACTACGATGATTCCAATTGCTTATGAGGTAGTCACATTAGAGGATATTTATAGGTTTAATGGCTATTTTTATAAGTTAAGGCTATTAAAAAAGTTAACAAGTCCAGTTGTATCAGAACCAGAAAAATTAAAAGCAATAGAAGAGCACGGGGGGTATAACAATAAATCAAAATACGCGATATATTTAACGGAGGGTGGATTGTTTAAAGATTGGGATGCAACAATTTTATAATCATTTGCTAATCATTGTCAATGTCGGAGTCATCCCCAACTCCAACTTCATCAACATCTTCAGCGTCAACCTTGGTAAATTTATCAATATACCTGTAAATTCGGTTAATGTCCAATTTTGTTATTTCATAATTCTCAAATAATCCAGTTATCTCATTATCGCTATATTTATTTTTTAAATCCAAAAAAAATGAGAATATGTCCTTTTTGTCCATACCAAGTTGTTGACATAGATTCTGAATAAACAACGAGTTGTTGTATTCGGTTGAATATTTTGTTAATACTTTCGTGAACCTAACCTCTTGAGGATTATATTTGGGTTTCTTTTTAAATGAATCGTGGTATACTTTATTATTCTTAAAAGTTTTAATAATGGAGCTCATTTCATTAAATTGCCAGATTTGCTTTTGAAATGTTATTCTATCAATATAATCTGCAAAACATATATTATTCAATAGTTTAAGATAAACGGGTATAGATGCATTGGGTTTCATTTTTCCCAAAACATCAATAATATTTTCATGCCATAACAAACCAACAATTGTTCTATCAGTTTCATTCATAATAGATAAATGATCATTAATGTTATAATTGTTGTTAATTAATTTTTGTGTTATTATCTTTGTATCGTCATTATATGTTTTAATTTGAAACATGCTATGAATAATATCGTTTTTTAGAATATTATTTTTATTTTGATAAATGTTGAAAATGGATTGCAGTTTTCTTAAATCTGACTGAACAAAGTGAACGACATTTTGCTGCAACGGTTCTTCCATAGAGGGCATAAGTTTTTTTATAATTGTAGTTATTTGAGGTTGTGAAGGAGTTTTTAATTCAATAGTTGTACATACTTTCATAAGTTCCTTGATTTTTTTATCAATGTGGTAATTTCCGATGCAAATAATGGGGTTTAATGTAACTTCTTCCAGTTTTTGTTTTTTAGTTTTTTTTGGTCTTATTAATTTAATTAGAGTGTTAATCCCGCCCTTGTCGCCATTATTCATACCATCAATTTCGTCCATAACAATAGCTATTTTCTTAACATTTTTATGAAACATGCTCATAATATTTTTATCTGACATGTTGTGTTTTGTAATAGTATCAATTATAGATTTGTTACGAATGTCCCCGGCATCATAACGAACAACATCATAGTTCAACTCTTTTAATAACTCCATAACAAAAGTAGTTTTTCCTGTTCCTGGTTCTCCATAAACATAAATACCCTTTTTAAATAAACAGTTGTGTTTATTTAATTCAAATTCTTTAAGAGTTTCTCTCATTTTTAAAACATTTTGTTGTCTATTGAGAACCTCGTTGATATTTAATTGGTCCATATTATATTTGTAATAGTATTCTTTTTATGCTGATTTTTACTCAAACCAGTTTTATTCAAATGGTCTTTCAGTAAATTTCGGCATTTTGTTGACTCGTTGTCAATGCAAAACTTGTCAATAAAACAAAAATAATTACCATAATTCACGTTAGCGTATTTGTATTTACGAATATTCAACCACATTTTTTGGTTTTCTTCTAATAAAAAACTAAAGACAAAGTCATTGTCTCTGCGAAGCGTGTCTCTAATATAATTATCATATTGTGCTTTGGAAATAAATTGTTTTGTGTATTTATGGTATTTAACATAGTATTGTTTATTTAATGTTAAAAGAACGCTTATTGGAATAAAAGATTTTATAACGTCTTCTAATTCTAGTGGCAAACGCTTTATATATGATAAATTAATAGTTGTAGTTGTCATTATACAATAATTATAGGAATTATATTTATTGTATAATTTTGAGCATTTATAATATTAATATTACTTGGGTGCGTTTACAGACGTGTCACAAGGATTTGCAATCCCAGAAGTGATGCCGTCCCAGGTTAATCCACAACCGGTAGCCCATTTATATTTTGAGCAAGCAGCATTTTGGCCAATATAAGGAGCAACTGTAAAATCCATTTGTAAGTGTTGTCCTGTCGGGACCCCTGAATTGCAAGTTCCTAAATTTTTTACATTAACGCACTGGGCACCGTTTTTGGACATGTCTACCCAATAATCAGGACAATTTCCAACAATTGGTGGCCATTGTTGTATATTGTTAGATTTCGCTAAAGCAATCCCAATAAGAATTAGACACACTATAAGCAATAAAACTGCTATTAATAAAACCGTAGATTGAAAGTTCATATGTATATGTATAAAATAATAAGATATAATATTTTCTTATAATAGAGTATTATAATGAATTGCAAACCATCAAATGGAAGAGTTGATATAAATGGACCTAGAACAACGGATTTGTTTCAAATGTATGATAAAATACCGGTGAATCAATGCGCCACTTTTAGGAATCCAACGGAAGGATTGTGGGATAACACTGATTTATCCAAAACCTTTTTCTCTCAACAAAACATTCGCATTATTCAAAATGGTATAAGAGCTGGAGTATATAAAAAGTCAAATGGGCAATATGTAATTAGCGACCAAGACGGCGATACGCTTAAAATCATAATGAGAAGTGTATTTTTACAGCACGCTGCAAATCAACCCACAAGTGTTCAACAACAAGTAGAACAATTGAATAAAATTGTTTGGGACTATTGCATACATCAGGTTTATTCAGAGGCTATTGGCTATCATAAATATTTGGAAGACGCCAGCACTATGTATAAACCAATGGATCCGCCAATAATGTCACAAAATAATGACAAACAATTACAATTGAAACCTTGGTTCTAAAACTTTTTCTCTCATTGGTCTGATTTTCAAATAGTAAAAATGCGCAAAAATATAGATTTCAACAACATTATATACAACTATTTTACTAATATAATTTATAACATTATATTAGTAATGATTGATTCCGAATTGGTTATGGTGTGTCATTGTCCCTTTCCAACACATAAGCAAGTTTATTATATTAAAGATGGAAGACGGGTAAAGCGTCTTGGATCCGACGTAAAATATGTTGACCCAGACTCATGTCCAGGAAACACGTGGGATAAAATAGAGGATAATTCAAAAACTTATGTTTGGGGAATACATTGTCCGATTTATCTTTTATTCAAACATGCTTCATATTTGAAGGATAATGCGGTGCTCGGTCCATTATTAGACATTCTAAAAAATTCGTGGAGAGTGTTAAAATCAAATGGTTTAGTAATAATCCCGGTGCCAAAGTCTATAGAAAATGAGTGTCAAAATGAATTTAATGAAGTGAAAACATTTATAGAAACAGATCCTAGGTTCAATAAATGGAACGTTTCAATCATTAATTCGTCAGAGAACCGGTTTAATTTGGCATACAAAAACAGCATAAATGTTGTAGATATCCCAAGACTTTTGATTGTATTCAAGAAACAACCGTTTGGTGGAAAAAAGAAAAGAAACACCCGTCACCGTCGTAATAAAAAAAACAAGAAAACCCGAAGAAAATACCGAATCTGATGATTACGAATCCAAGAAACACATGGAATATCACAAAATTATTATAAATTCTACGGGATGCTCAACAGAAGACGAAGACGAATGCGAATACGAGAAAGAAAAAGTACTATAATAAAATAACTAAAAATATTTATAAGGAAGTTATAATTGATAAAACAAACGTTCTAAACTACGACAAGCTTTGCTTTCTTGACAACCTTTGTACCAGTTTTCTTTCCTGTTCCTGAAATACTGCGTTCACGCTCCTCCCGATACTTTGCGTATTCAGATGAAAGCGTATCTAGTTCACCAGACCACATCTGCTGAATCGTTCTAGACTTTACGACTTCCAATTCTGCAGCCTTGTCACCGTGCTCCTTGAGAAGCTTAGCAACATTCTCCTCAGTTACACTATCCATAGGCAATTTCACAAGATATTTGAAATCAGTGTCATCATCAATTACATCATACTTTTTCTGAAGAAGTAGCTGATTCACTTCATCGCGCTTCTTGCGTCTAAGATCAATGGTTCCATCCAAGTTCTCCTTGATGTACTTACTTTTGTTGGAAAGCAAAACCAACTCACGGGTCAATGCATCAATCATATAATCTTTTCTAGTCTGATACAACTGCAAACGAGTGTCAAAGTAGTCATCAATAATATCACTTACTTTTGCATACTTTTTCAACTTGTCATTTGCGTCAAACAAGTGCATGTTAGAAGTACTTCCTGTATTAAACAACTTGAATTGTTTCTCAAGTCCATTGCAACCATTATCCAACTTGACAGCTTCCAGTTCATCCAACTTACCCTTCTGCAGAGTAATGACAAAATCAACCGTTGTGTCCTTACTCATATCATCATAATCCTTTACAAGAGGAACAACCTTTTTACCAGCCTTGTCAACTGTGTCTGCCAGAGACTCAAGATACTCCTTGAAATCGTCCGTCCAAACACCAACTGGCAACTCAGTAACTCGGATTTTATCTGTGCCAAGTTTCTCATACTTGCCCTTGACTAGGAACTTTCCATCTGAAATCTTTGAAATAGAACCAGCGAATCCTTCGTAATAAGGAACAAAGTCGTAATGAGCATTTGAGCTTCCAGTCAACTTGTTCTTCAAATATCCGATAATTTCCAAAGGATTATAACAGAGAATCTCAGTACTAAACCCAGTTCCTATGCCCTTTGAACCATTGACCAAAACCATTGGAATAATGGGCGCATAGAATAATGGCTCCACAGGAAATCCATCATCATTCAAATACTTAAGAATCTTGTCGTCCATGTCAGGAAACAATGTCCTTGTAATCTTAGACAACTGAGTGAAGATATATCTTTCAGACGCACTGTCCTTACCGCCTTGCAAACGAGTGCCAAATTGTCCATTGGGGGTGAACAAATTGATATTGTTGCTGCCAACAAAATTTTGCGCCATGTTTACAATAGCTCCATTTAGCGAGGCCTCGCCGTGATGATAACCAGAGTGCTCGGATACATAACCAGAAAACTGAGCAACCTTTATTTCAGTAGTCAAGTTCTTCTTAAACGCAGCAAACAGAATCTTTCGCAACGAAATCTTAAGACCATCCATCAAGTTGGGAATGCTTCTATCGCAATCATACTTTGAAAAGTGGATTAATTCCTTGTTGATAAACTCGTCATAACCGACCGCCTCCTGATTGGTATCCAAATAACTTTCTCTATCGTATTCCTCAAGCCAATCCTTTCTATCATCTGCGCGCTTCTTATTGAAGACCATGTCAATGGCGTCATCGCAAGGCTTGCCGCTATGAGCAAAACCTACAATCTTCTTCTTCTCAAAATATTCGCGAAATTCCTTTCCAGTACTGGTTCCCAAACCCTTGTAATATTTAACCTTCCAACCCTTGCCACCATCATTTGCCTCCTTCCAAGTTTCATATTCACCTTCGTTGTAGAAGACTAGTTCTTGAGCTCCCTTCTTGGCCTTCAAGATGGGGGTGTTCATGAAACCGATGAAACCGGGAATTTGCGCCAGACTTGGCCACTCAGATTGGAACAAGTTGATACCAAGACCCTTGATGTGACTGCCATCCAAATCTTGATCCGTCATGAACAATACCTTGCCATATCGCAGACTCTTTGCAATATCAGCTAAACTATTATATTGTTTGCCGGTTTCCAAACCAAGAATCTTTTTAATCTCAGCAATTTCCTTATTCTCTGCAATTTTCTTGACTTGCTCGCCACGAACATTGAGAATCTTACCCTTCATTGGATAAACACCAATCGTGTTTCTATCCTCAGAGGATAGACCAGAAACTATTCCTGCCTTTGCTGAATCACCCTCACAAAAGATGATCATGCATTGCGCGGACTTTTCGGTGCCAGCCCAGTTTGCATCAATGAGCTTAGGAATTCCGCGAATGTTCTTTGATTTGGTTCCATCAGTCTTCTTTGCGGCCTTGTTTTCCTTCACTTCGGTGATTGCACAAGCTGCGTCCATGACGCCCATCTTTGCAACCTTTTCAATAAACTTGTCACTTACAGTCACGGTAGAACCGAACTTTGCGCTCGGAGTATTCATGAAATCCTTAGTCTGACTGTCAAACGCTGGATTCTCAATGTCACACCTCAGGAACAAAATCAATTGCTCCTTGATGCTATTTGCATTTACTGCAATCTTCTTTTTCTTCTCAATAAAAGCAACAAGTTTCCTTGTGATTTGACCGAGGATATATTCAACATGCTTTCCACCCTTGGCGGTGTGAATACCATTTACAAAACTGACTTGTGAGAACTCGTGACTTGGTGAAAGTGCGACTGCATATTCCCAACGCTCGTCGGAATCTCCCTCATAAACGCGAGGTGCAGCGTCCTTGGGGCCAATGTACATATCAATATACTGCTGAAAATTCTTGACCGGAATCGTCTGCGAGTTATACTTGACCTTGACGGACTTGTCGGTTACTGCAGCAACATCATAGACACGCTTTTTAAAAAGCGATACTAAGTCTGCAGACAACCCTGAGATTCCAAGTCGCGCATAGTCAGGCTTGAAAGTAATCTTAGTGTAAGGCTTAGACTTGCACTTGGTAATTACCGGCTTTCCAATAACATCCAAGTTGTCACGGAACTCCTGCGTATATTTTAGTCCTCGTACATGGTCAACAGTCTCAATAGAACCGTGAGTTGACCAGATGAGAACGAGTTTGAAACCAAACCCATTCTTACCACCAACAATCTTCTTCTCAGTCTTATCATAGTTAGTAGAAGTGCGAAGATGACCGAAAATGAGCTCAGGAATCCAAACCTTGTACTCTGGGTGTTCAGCCACATCAATACCATTTCCATCATTAATCATAACAATTGTTCCATCATCCTGAACTGCAATATCAATGCTTGTCACTGGGAGTGAATTTGCAACGCCATTTTTGATGGCTTGTTGCATGCGAATTGCGTGGTCTCTGCAATTCACAATTCCCTCATCAAAGAGTTTGAAAAGCCCAGGAACAAGAACAATATTCTTTTCAACGATGCGTTCTCCAACTTCGTTGAGGAGCCAAACAAAAGCATCAACATTCTCAACAGACCCGATATAAGTATCGGGATTATCAAGAATATGTTGCTTATCAGTCTTCTGCTGATATTTATTTGCGAGATTTGCTTCTTTGGTAGCCATGTTATCTATGTTACTTTATTATTTTGTGTTTATTTAGTTTCAATTTTAAATTTAATGAACAATTATATTTTCCGAATATAATTGTTACAAGTGGGGTGTATCTTGTTTGCATTATTCGCTTATTTTGAATTCCCCAACACTAATAATATCATCATACATATCTCTGTATTCTTTGCTATTGGGGTCTAGTTTTTTGATATATTCCATTTTTTCAAGAACAGTATTTTTGTAATAAATGTCGTCTTTAAGAATAGAATTCAGTTCTTCATTATTTATTATGTATTTGTATAAATTATTTTTGTTTTCTAGTGTTGTATATGTAATTTTGTTGCGAATTGGATACAATAACCATTTTAAGGATTTTATTGGATAGTTGTCAATTACTAAATTTAATTTAGTATCTATTTCATTCAACAAATACTCTATAGATTGATCCTTTAAAAAATTGTGATTATTTTTCAAAAAATGATGATGATACCAAAGTATGCTATAAGATAAATAAATATTTGACACAATATCTGACATATTTCCGGAGAGCATTTGTTTAGATTTAATTTTTCCTCCTAATAGTGCAATAAAATTAGCTAGTAAACTGAATTTTAAAGTAGTGTAATCCAACCGTTTTTCAACATTTTTATTGGTGTGAATAAATCGGGTGGGGTAAAATAAGGATAGATAATTGTTAGATATTTCAAAAAGCATGGAATTAAAGTTTTTACGAAACTCGGAAATATTATTGTTTTGAATACTTTCAAAAATGGGAAAAATGTGTGGATGACTTTTGTTTAATCCTTGCCCAAAAATAATAAGACCGCGGGTAAGCGTGTTGGAGCCTTCTACCGTGATACCAACGGGTGACGCGTTATAAAATTTAGTAAAAAAATTATTATTTCCAATACATATTCCACTTCCAGAATAAATATCCATACCATGGTTTAATATATTTCTTGCTCTTTCTGTTGTTTGTTGTTTCATAATTGCTGTAATAACAGATGGTGTTAATCCACTGTCCAATATATGATTTGTAAATTGAACAGAACTATGAATAATCCAATTGTTTAAATACATATCTACAAATTTTTCTCTAACAGCTTCCATATTACCAATCTTCATATTGAATTGTTCGCGCAAATTTATGTAATTCATCATAGCGTATGTAATATACTTAGATGAACCGTTGGCTGTAGCAGGTAAACTAACTCCGCGACCGACGGCTAAACACTCCATCAACATTTTCCATCCCTCGCCAATTTTATTTTCACCACCAATTACTTGTTCTGGATTAATATAAATAGATCCTTTAATTGTTCCATTAGGAAACCCGGAATCATTTGGATTGTGGTATGTGTTGCACAAATTAGAAAAATGTTTTTTTTCTATTAATGCTAAGGTAATTCCTGTTTTTTTACTATCCAATAAATTATTTGGATCTTTCAAATCAAAAGCAATTCCCATTAAATTTGATACGGGTGCTAAAGTGATGTATCGTTTATTAAGAACAACTTTTATTTGAATTTTGCCGTCAACAAGTTCAACAATTCCCTGGTCTATTTTACCAACTGCATCACTTCCATTATTTGGTCCAGTTAATCCAAAGCATGGTATAAATGTTCCATCAGAAAGTAGCGGTAAATAATAGTTTTTTTGTTCTTCGGTTCCGTAATGCTGTATTAATTCTCCAGGACCTAAAGAATTTGGAACCATTGTAACAACACCCAATGATGGGTTATAGGAAGAAATTTTAGACAATATTTTAGATTGCGCTGAAATTGAGATACGATTTCCGTTGTATTTTTTATCAATGATCATACTCAAATAACCATTTTTTCCCAAATAACTTAATTTATCGTATATTTTTTCACTTGGATACAATTTTTCTTGACCCATAAACGACAAAAGTTTGTCGGTGGAATCTACAAATTCTTTTTCACGATGATTAAATTTTTTTATTGTGGAAGAATCATATAGTTTTTTATAATTTATTTTTCCTTTAAATATTTCTCTATCAATAGAAACCCCACCAGATTTCAATGCTATGATTTCTGTTTCTGAAATTTTTGGCAAAATAGACTTTACACGCCGAAACAAATATTTGTACATGAGTTTAATCAACAAATAAGTATTTATATTGTTTTGAAATAAATTTTATAAAACCTATTTAACATTAAAGTTAAATAAAATATTCATCATTTTGTCAATACGATTCCCAATATTCTCTGGTAAAGAAGTAAACCCGCGTCTTGAATGGGTAGAACATAAGCATAATTATTTCCAGTATTATTGTGTGAATGCCAAAGACCGGGTGGGGTGATAAACATGGAACCCCTTTTCCAGTGGATTTTTTTGGGGTTAATAATATTTCCAGCTTGATCCAATTCCTCGCCAATTAAAGTATAAACATTTTCACTATCCTCGCATCCTATGCATAAATCTAGGGCAACGGAATTGTGTTTGTGTGGTTTCTGGACTGTATTAGGAGGAAGTTCATTATAAAGAGCCCATAATGTTGGCGTAATTGTATTGACCCCCAATTTTTCAGTGTCTTTATTGCTCAATAAAATTCCCTTTCGGTTGTTAAAAGGATTGGACAAATGCTCTAAATTTTCCAATAAGAATTTCTCTGTAAAAATTGCGGGTTCAAATATCTTTTTCTCTGCTTTGGATCCTAGATAATTCAATAAAGGACTATCATTCACATAATAAATTTGTAATTCATTTTTTTCACTGTTTTTTATGGTTAAAGATTCAAAACAAGGGCATATGAATATGCCCCCTTTATTTACTTCCTTCACAACATCACCATCCATATAAAAAGTCGCTTTCCCTTGTAATACATAAAATAAATGAGATGTGGCATTAAATTCTTTTGGATATTCATTAGAGTTAAAACTATCTTCTACTGAAAACAAACGAATAAATGATGCCAAAAGATTAGGCGTTGTGGACATGTGATTAAAATGATGAAAATCCTTGGAAAAATCAATAAAATTTATCTTATGTTGACACTCATCTGCATTAAGTTCATAAAAAGAAATAGGCCTTAAATTGGGATTCACATTCTTTTCATATTCGTAAGCGGATATATATTTATCGTCCATATTTGTAAAATCAAAAATAACTTTATATCATTTTTGATTTTATTTTATATAAAAAATTGTGTTATGGTGCGTACTGTCTCCGAAAATTTCATTTTTTGTAATGTTTCAGAAATAATTCCAGTTTTTGTTTTATTTACACTGGAGTAAATCTAGCAGTAGCTTTTACACTATTTAGTGACATTGACCATCCATTCCACGCAGGAGAAAAAATCCACAACTTAATAACATCATTTGTTGATATTTTTTCTGGAGGAATGGAGAACTTATAGATATTATTGGGAAATATATTTCTGTCAATTTGGAAACATTTTACTAATACTTCATCATTTATTTGATAGCGCATATGACATTGATTTGTTCCACCAAAGCCCTGGTCACTAGAGTTACATTCAACATCTATACCAAATAACTTGTAATTTTCAGAAGGATACATGTCTGATTTAACAAAAAATTTGCAAGCATCAATATTATTGAAATCCGCACCATATCCTTGACAATAAGGTTCTCTAATAGTTCTTTTTCCTAAATAGTTTATTTTTACTGGTCCAGTGAAATCAATTGGAATAATAATATTTACTGGTTCTTTGCTAACCTCAACAGATTCCAATATTTCAGACAATTGATTATTTTCGTTAACCGGATTAATATTATTTGTGTCTGTTATATTAATTAATTTTTTTACTGACAAAGAGTTTTCTTCTGTTAATGGATACTGATTCATTTCTGTTATGCTGATTTTTCCATCTTTTTCGGCGCTCGCTATTCCGTCAATATTGTTAACAAAATTAGTTATTTGCTTAATTACCCAATCTTTATCAGGAACATAGTTATTTGTTTCTTTCAAATACATTGCGTATAGATTCTCAATAATTATATTTACAGGAACGTCAGTATCATTTAATTGATTTTCGCCAATCATTATCCACGCTTTCTGTAAAATTGGATGTTTAATGCGAATTGCTGTTCCTAAAATTTTGTTTTCTAAAAATATTTGGTCTTCTATAAGTGGTTTTATTTCAACAAATGTTTTTTCCAATTTTTCCAAAATTTTTGAAGGAGAATCATTAGATACAAAGAAAAAAAATTGTTTACTACTTAAACATTTGGGTCTTATGATTTTTGTATTCCATTCAGAGAACTTTTTTAAGATGTTTGAAAATTTCTTCAATTTTATGCTTATTGTATATAATAATTCGAATTTAAGCTCATGTTCTATAGGAATACCATAACCATAGATCTTATGTAGATTATTAATGGATTTCTGCAAAGAATAAATGGCACCTTCGTATATTGGAAATTGTTCGTTTGTTATTTCTAAAATCCCTTGAATAGATTGTAATTCACATAAAATCATTTCTATACACGATTTCAATCCTTTAAAGACAGAAACAATGTCTATCATTATAATTATAATTAGTCATTATAAAAATATATTTTATCTTTATCACATAAATAAAAAAATTATTACTTTGTAAATGCATTAATAATTTTTTACCAAACGGTTTCTGTATTGTGCCACCACATTCCGTCGCCCTCTTTAACATTATACAAAGCACGGAATATTTGCGAGCGTGAGAGCGGAATATTGCATCTATACTTATCAAGAGGGTGAGGGTTTGTTTTGAGTTGAGCAGCCAACGCCTTTTTGCCTACTTGTTGTCTTTGTTGAATGGCAAAGTACGTGTAAAACGCCTCAAATGACAATGTCTGGATGGGAACAATATCTTCGTTGTTGTTCTGGTAATCGCGCAAGTATTCGTCGCAAATGGCCAAGCCGGCAATATCGGCCAAATCTTCGCCTACACCGATGGAGGCGTCAAACTTGATCTTATCGCGCGCCGCAAACTCTTCATATTGTTTAATAACATCCTCTTGAATTTTTTTGAAAGCCTTTTTGTCGTGATCAGTCCACCAACTGTGCAAGTTACCTTGTTCGTCATATTGGCTTCCCCAATCATCAAACCCGTGTCCCATTTCGTGGCCGATTGTGAAACCAAGGTGAGCCAAGTTGTACTCAATTCCGCGTTCATCCAAGTCAACAAATGGTTTTTGAATGTAACCCAAATTAATGTAGATGCTATTCTTAGAGGGTGTGTAAGAAGCATTGACAACATAAGCTTGCGTTCCAACCATCTTAACTGGGTATTGAGTCCAATCCATAATAGGAATATCAACAACAGGTTTTCCATCTAATTCTACGTATTGCGCATGTCTCCACGCGTGAATCTTATCCATATTTTCAATAAGACTGAGGCCATAATCAAGCAAAGGGTCTTCTCTCAACTGTTCAGGTTTAGCAATAACAAATTTCATGTGCTTTAACTTGTTGAGCGCATATTTTTTTGTTGAAGGAGATAACCAACTGTTGCGTTTCATAATTCTGGTAAAAACAATCTTCAAATCATTGCACATAGTCTCAACATATTTCACATTTTGAGGGGTTTCATAATTTGCAACATATTCGTTGGTTAAGAAAGTGTTAAAAGGAACAGACATGTACAATGAGGCACTTACAGCGTCGCTCTTGTTAATCGCTTCTTGTCCGCGTTCAAAGCTGCCAAAAAAGTCAAAGTTAACGGTTTCCCAATCAGAGGTCATTCTTGCAATTTTAATCAAGAAAATGTAAATCCAATATGTCCTCCATTTTTTAGAATCCCAGTTATCAACTAACAACTTGGTTCCGCATTTTAAGTAATTAGGGTTGGATGTAATAAAAAATTCAGGAGTATGTTTGTAGCCAAGGTCCTTTGTGAATTCTTTCCAGTTAAATCCGTATTTTTCTTCAGCTTCTTCAGCGCCAATTTTATTATAAGTTTCGGTGCTTGTAGTTGCGTCGGTGCATATAAGAGCGTTCATCATTTCCATTTCAACATCAAACACATCGCCAGGATTCAAATCATTGGGACCAAGGACAGTGTCAAACAATTTCTTACAGAAAGTTCTAAAATTGCTTCTAAATTTTCTCTTATATTCAATGTCAGTGCCGTCGTCAAAATAAATATTAAAATCAACCATGGAGAAAACATGAGAATCAAGATAGCATCTGTTTATGGTGGAATGCTTGTTATCAGGGTTAACAGACCAAACAAAAGGAGCTCTAGGTTTAACAACTTCGTCTTTGTTAGCATAGGCGAGCATTTTCCAAACATTACCTTTATTCTTTCTTAATTCGTCTATTTTTTTAACGGTTTCCTTAGCAATTCTTCTGCTGTGTTGTTTGTCATTCATCTTAATGACGGAATAATAAAAATTTTTCAAATTTTTAGCCAACGGGTCATTGTGTGTTTTTATGTATTTCAATATAAGGTCATTTAACTGTCTGTAAACCTTGTCTTGTGTTAATCTAAAATCATCAACTTGGACAATGTATTTTTGTTCTTCTGACAAATAATCCTTTTGAAGCCATTTGTAATTGATGTAATCATAGAAATCTTGATTGGGTTTAAGATGCGCGGGAGAGAAGTTAGATAATAGTTTTCTAACGAATTCATTTTTAATTTTTTCATTAGATTTAACTAAATCCTTAGAAAGTGTTTTTTCAAATTCTTCTTCAAATGATTTAAGACCAATTTCAACATTCGCCTTTGTTTTTTTAGTTTTAACTAAAGAGTATGATTTTCGTCTTTTTTTTGTTGTATTTTTTTTATAATTTATTTTTTTACCTTTTGTGGCCATTTTATATTTATATTTATATTATATAATATACATAGAAATTTTAGTTGAAACTGTTAGTTGAAAATAAAAAAACTAATTTCTCTTAATAGTATAGCACACACTAAATGACGACTACATATACTTCAAAATATATAATTGCTGGAAGAAGAGCCGGTTCAATTAAACAAATAATAAATTACGCAAATTGCAATAAAATAGAAGAAACTCTTTCAACTCCCATTGAACCATTTATAATAACAGGTGGAAATCCAACTATAGATTACAGTAACGGTTATTATACAATAACTTTTTTAGATAACGGCGGAATAACTTTTTTAGTTCCATTAACAAGGGCCAATAATGATTTTAACGCATTAGTTGTGGGAGGTGGAGGAGGTGGTGGTCAAAGTAGTCCTTTTGTTAGTCCATATGATGGATACGGGGGAGGAGGAGGGGCTGGAGGAAGCGTTATTTACAATTCAATTTCAGTTTCAGAGAATTTAAATTACAATGTGATAATTGGAAAGGGAGGAAATCCGCATGGACAAGGAAACTCATCAAGTTTTTCAAACATAATAGCAAATGGTGGGAATGTTGGAGAAGACGCAACAAGTAATGGCCAAGGTTCTGGAGGTGTAGGAATAAATGGTGGGGGAAATGGTGGTGAAGGTGGAATAATTTTTCCATTTCGTGGACAAAATGGATATAATGGAATGCTTGTTAAGATTGGTTTAAATTCTAATTATTATGGAGGAGGGGGTGGTGGTGGGTCATATTTTTTACAACCAATACCATCGGCGGGTGGCTTAGGTGGTGGAGGAGGTGCTTATCCTAACGAGGGAAAGCCAAACACAGGTGGTGGTGGAGGTGGAGGAAATGGCAACCCCTTTGATGTTCAGCCCGGTGGTCAAGGTGGTTCGGGAATAGTAATATTATATTTTAAATATACTCCAACAAATTCAACAACCACAACCACAAGTAGCACAATTTGCAAGTCATGTGTGTGCCCTTCACCAATTAATAGTAAAATCGTTAAAAATAGCAATCCAGATGTTATACCTGGTTCAACACAAGTGGAAAGAGCAGTAAATGCAATAAAGTATGGTCGTGGTGGAAAAGTTGTATACGGAAATGCAGCATATCAGGGAGATGGTGATACATTATTAGGGCGATTGCGAGGACAACCATTGTCAAAGTTTCTTAGTATGAATAGATTTTAACTTTAGATCGCGTATAATATTTAGAATATTGTTTTAGTGAAATTTAGAGAAATATTATTTTTTTCTTCATTTAATTTATAATGACTCGTTACACAAAAAACGCACGCGGCCACTACCTTATTCACGGACATAAGTATGAAATGTTAGAAGGTTCCAGAGCTCAAGTTATGCACGGCACTGCTTACAAGACTAGCGGTGGTCTTAAGAAGAGTGAAATCATGATGAACAAGAATGGGCGCATTGTTTCTAGAAAGAAGCACCTAACAGCCAAAAAGGAGAAGCGCCTTGTTAAGGCTGGTTACGGCACCAAGAAGGGAAAGTTTGGATTTGTCAAGCTTGGCAAGTCCAAGTCCAAGAAGATGCGTGGTGGAACTGGCAAGATGCTCGCATTGAACCCCGCTCCTGCTGTCCAAGTTGATGCGATGGCTGCTGAAGTTTAAGAACTAGAAACCCAAAAAATAGAAACAAATTTATCGTATTGAATGTATTCGGCTAGTGCAAAATATAAATATTTTTCAAAATACAGTTTACTGATGGTAAACTTTATTTGCTTGTGTTTCACATAATAAGCATAAATTTCGTCAAATGGAATTAAAGAAGAGTTTTCATTTAGCAAAACAGATTCCTTATAATGATTTTTGAGGGAAGTCAACGCTTGGTTCATATCTCCAATTTTGTTCCATAAATTGCATTGAACATTAAGTATATATTTATTATCAATGATTTCAATGTTAGGAAAATAATGATTTAATATTTTCAAAATATCGTGTTCATTCGTGTTTCCTGCATAATAAGTGACAGCGTCATTTTCATGTATCCATTTTTTAAATAAACCGCAAAGTTCATCAACTTCAATTTCATCATCAAAATCGCCCCCAGTAGTTAAGCTAATGGTGCTTTCCCAAAATTGAATAAAGTGGCTTACAAAAGGAAGGTATTTACTAGTTATGTTGTAAAATGTATCACTTGACTCGTCATATGGGTATCTGTCTTTAAGTAGTTTTTTTAAATTATTGGAATAAATGGCGCTTGGTAGAGAATGTTTTGAAATAAATAATTTCCAAATAAAATGCATATTTTTCCATGAAATTGAATATTTTTTATCATTTTCGGCCTCACCAAGGACAGATTCAAATGAATAACTACAGAATTTATTAAATATCTCAGCTTGATTGTTGTTTTTCATATACATTGCATAATTTGCCAATTCTTCTGAACAGAGAAGATACTGGTCAGAGTTTCCATATCTTTCGGAATAATGTGTTGCAACGCATAAAAAATCTAGCCCATTTTTATTAAATATTTCTCTCAAATTTTCTACTGACATTGTATCACTAATATTAATCAACCTGCAATTTTGATAATTATATGTTTCATTGTACTTTGTAACAAAATTTCCAGTAATATTTGCATAACCCGTAACAATATAACACATGTGGTCTAATTCATTTAGAATCTTTTTAGTCTTAGGTTTTGTTAAGAATATAAGGTCATTTTGCTTCTTTAAAATGCAGTCGCCAATAATAGATAAAAAATACTTAACTTGACTTTTAGTTGAAAACATGGACGGGCATAATAAATTTATAATTTTTTGAATGGTTTCACTCTCAGGAACGGATTTAAATATATTTCGCTCTTTGATCTGTTTTATAATATTGACTTTGGTTTTATGTTTCCAATCCATCAGGGTTCTGTCTTTAGATATAGTAGATAGAAGTTGATATTGAATGTCGTCTTCTGTTACTAATTTATAGGTTTTTCCGTCATATTGATAAAAAGTTCCGTTATTTTGTAAATGATAGTATTGATTTTTACTAAGAAAAACTTGAATAAAAATTTGTTGCTCGTTAGTTAAAAACGCGGTGCGTTCCAATCTTTTTTCGCGATTCTTCTCTTCAGTCTCAAGTGTGGAAGGAAGAATATCCGTTATATGATAGCAAAGTCTTTGCCGCATATATGGGTTGGTATAATATTTTACAAATAGGTCTTTAACAATATCAATATAAGTAGATATATCAAATACCTCCGTTTTAACTTCTACTTCCACTTCCTGTCCCGCGTCAACTTCCTGTCCCTCGTCAACTTCGTGTTTTACTTCATCTTTTATTTCTTTCTCAGACATATATTAAATTATTAAAGAAATAGTTTTTTATATTGTAAAAAATATAATTTATATATAAGAGGATGACAACAAAAAATAAAACAAGGCGGGTTTTATTGAGATATTTGCCAAGACGCTTAACAAAAAAAGACAAAAAATTAGAGAGTAAAATGTTAATGAAATCTCGCAGACTTTATAAAAAAGGCATTTATTATACTAGAAAACAAGTGAAATCGTTTACTTCAAAACCATCTAAACACCTGGCTCATGCAAGGAAAATATATAAAGTGGAAAAAATTGGTGCGACAGATGAATTAGCAAAGAAAACGGGTTGTTCCAAAGCAGCTTTAGCAAAAATAATAAATAAAGGTGAAGGAGCGTACTTTTCATCAGGTTCTAGGCCAAACCAAACAGGTCAATCTTGGGGAATTGCTCGCTTAGCAAGCGCAATAACTTCAGGAAAAGCTGCCGCAGTAGATTACAATATATTAGAAGAAGGTTGCAAGCCGGGGAGTAAAGCGCTTAGTCTTGCAAAAAAGGCAAAACAACTTTATGGCCATGGACAAAAACGCATGCCAAAAGTTGAAATCTAATAAAAATCTAATTATATAATAATGGACAACGATCGTAACGAAGAATATGATGATGCATACAATAATCTAAAAGATAGCGCGGACTCTCAATATTCTTTGTATGTTGATAAAATTGAAAGTTTGAAAAAGTATTTAGACCGTGATGTTGCGGACAGTTTACAAATAACTCTAGTAAATGCATCAAGAAATAAAGGTCTATTTAAGGAAAGGATCTTGAACGTTTTAGATAAAAAATTAAATGCGATTTCAGAAGAAGTTAAAAAGTTTAGAGAAACTATTGGTTCAATTCATAAAATTGATGAAAATGAAGAGTATGGGGGAAAAAGACGCCGAAAAAATAAAAATAAAACTACCAACAAACATAGAAAAACTCGTAGAATTAAAAAAACACATAAACGCAGAAAATATTAGATAAAATCAAAATCAAAATCACAATCAAAATCAAAATTAAAATTAAAGTGTTGCGTTTAATTTTAATATTTCAACTCATAAGTATTTAAAGATTATGAATAAAATTTACTTATAATGTCAAACTTCGCAATTAAGGGGTCAACTGACAATAATGTATTGACAATTAAGACTGTTCAAATTGCTCCTTTTAGAACCTTAATGACAGCCTTGAAGGATATTCTTCTAGAGACAAATATTTCTTTCCAGCCGGACGGCATCCGAATTATTAACATGGACAAGTCGCACACTATTTTAGCTCATTTGTATTTGGCTGCTCAAAATTTTGAGTTTTATGAGTGCAAAAAGGAAAAAATTATTATTGGTGTCAATATGTTTCATTTGTTTAAGTTGATCAATTCAATTGACAATGATGACACGCTTACTATTTATATTGAGAATGGAGATTATGTTGACGGCATTGTCTCTCACTTGGCTTTAAAGTTTGAGAACGGAGAGATTAAGCAATGCAAGACTCAGAAGTTGCGTCTTATTGAACCCGAGCCAGAGGAGCTTGAGTACCCTGATGTGAAGTTCTCCTCTGTTATTAACTTGCCTTCGGCTGATTTCCAAAAGATTATTCGCGACCTTTCTGGAGTGTCTGACAAGTTGGAAATCAAGTCTGTTGGAAGCGAACTTATTTTCAAGTGCTCTGGTCAATTTGCATCTGCTGAAATTCATCGCGAGGAGTCTGATGGAAGTATGGGGTTCATTTTGAAGCAAGATTCATCAAAGGTTATTCAAGGAGAGTTTTCCCTAAAAAATCTCGGTTATTTTATCAAGTGCACAAACTTGTGTTCTCAAATTGAGGTTTATCTTGAGAACGATTTGCCTCTGGTTGTGAAGTATGATGTAGCATCACTTGGGAGCATTCGATTGTGTCTCGCGCCGTTGCCCTCTAGTTAAAATTAAGACCATATGTCGTAACAATTAAACGCGAAATATAATTTTTTATTTTTCAATTTTAAAATTAAAAATTATTAATATAAATAATATAAATATATAGGAATATAATAGTTATGCCTATTAGATATACATACGAGCAGGTTAAGGATATATTCACAAAAAATAAATGCATATTATTAAGTAAAAATTACGTAAATCAGTTAGGAAATTTAGATTATATTGCGTCTTGTGGACATGAACACGTTGTTGGCCTAAAAGAATTTATAAACGGTTGTGGTGTAAAATGTAGGAATTGTGCTTTAGAAATACCTACATATGAAAGCATTTTAAAAAATTTTTCAGAAAAAGGATGCAAAATTATAATGTCAAAAGAAGAATTTATAAAAAATTATAAAAATAATAAGAGTAAAATAACGTATATAGCGCAATGTGGTCATGAAAATTTAGTTAGATATAAAAATTTTAATTCATTAAATCAAGGATTAAATTGTCCAAAATGTGTGAACAAAAATACAGGAATAAAATTGCAAGAATTCAGGAGTGGTGAAAATAAAAACGCTTTGTTGCAAGAATTTAATTGTATCAAATATTTTACAGAATTAATTGAGGGACATTTTACAACCGTTAAAACATTTGATGGTTGCAAAGCTGACATATGTGTAAAAAAAATAGACATTATAGAAGATTTGTGGTTAGGTGTTCAAGTAAAAACCACTATTAAAAAAACAGAAAGAGGCCAGTATTATTTTAGATTAAATGATGGAAAATATGATAACTGTTTATTATTGTGTATTTGTGAAGAAGATAAAAAGATCTGGTTAATTCCATACGAGGATGTTAAAGGATTCAAAACAATTGGTGTGGCGCAAAAATCAAAGTACAACAAATATGAAGTGACAAATGAAAATCTTATTGAAAAATTAACTTATTATTATGATTTATTAAATAAATTTAAGTTTGATACATTAAATGTGCCAACAAGTAAATGTCAAAAACAAGAGCAAGAATATCGTAAAATAAGAGAAACTAAACTTAATTTTATTGAGTTTAATAATAATGCCATGGAAGGACTTGTTTACGATTTTATGATTGGTTCAAAAAAAGTTCAAGAAAAGGTGGGAACAATAACGCACGATAATCCCAACTCATACAGTTTTACTTTAACAAAATATGATTGTAGAATAAATGGAAAGTGCAAGAATAAATCTTACGAAGAAGGAGACTCCGATATATATTGGTTAAATTGCAAAAACGGGAAATTTTACGTGATTCCTGAAATTGCTTTATTAGATAATGGATATATAGGAAAAGAATGCAAAAAAGAACATTTGTATGTTTCATCAACAAACCAAAATACATCATGGTGTAATAAATATTTGTTTGATTATAATAATATAGACAAAGAAAGGCTTTTACACCTTTGCACATTTAAAACGCCCATTTTAGAGGACAAAAAAATATGCAAAAATGTAAAATCAATAGTAGGAATTTCACCTACGATGGTCTAACTTTTTCCTCTTCCTTTTGAGTATTTGAAGAGGTGAAAGACGTAATATGAAAACATAATGGGCGTTCCTGTTTTGCTATCCACCACTTTGTTAAATTCATTATATTTATGGATGAATTCGCATCTCGTGTTCTAAATACGGTTTGTTTGACTTGAGGTCTCACGCAGTTAGAGCAAACTAAAAGACGGAACTGTTTTTCTCCATTCTTATGCCTGTAATATTCTAAATTATTATAACATTCACAACATTTCTTGCTTGTATTACATTCATTTATGGTTATTGTATCGTATTTCTTATGGATTTGCTTTCGCAATCCCTTATTCATGGTTGGCATAAAATGTTTCATTTGGGTGCTTCTACTCCAATTCCCATAACCAATAAGAATATTATCTCCAAATGTTTCCTTTATTTTATTCAGGAAAGTATCCATACTTTTCTTACCATAACTATATTGGCGGAATTTCATTTTCCTCCATGTTTCTCGGTGGTAGAAATCTATTACTTTTTTATTTAACTTATCCTTTTCAACCAAGTAAGATTTGAACTTGTTATAATTTACAGATTTGCTATTTTCAAAAGAAAGTTCAGTTTCACACTCATTTATTTTATTTTTCTTCTTTTCCTCTATCAAAATGCGTTGATTACATTTTGCTTTACTTTCTATTTTTCTTTGCGGTGCTGTATATTGTAGTTTATTACCATTACCATCCATCATATAAACCAAACTTCTTTTACCTGGGTCGCAACCAACAATATTTTTTGATTTCAATTCATCCAATTGTTCCTTTGATAAATCCTCAATATTATAGAAATCTTGTTCAGGTAAAGTAGGGACTTTACTACCCCACTTTTTATCTTTCAAATCCTTTCTAATAAACAATAAACAACATGAAATACCATCTGTTTGAATTTGATGATGAAACTGGTAATGTTTATTTTTGAATACTTTATGGTTTAAGTTCAAAAATCCATTCCAAATATCACGCTGGTTATCCTTGATGTTTTTCAACAACTCACCTTTCTTTATTTTATTCCCATCCTTATCTTTTTCAGGACAGAATAAACTTACCAAACAAGCAGTGTCTAAAATAATATGTTTTGGAATAATATTGTTTCTTAATGGTAAGGGTTGGAATAATTTACTTTCCTGTTTTTCCAATATAGAGTTCATATAAAGAATGCCTTTCAAATAAGAAAATGGTCTAACTTTCACATCATAATGAATTGACTTTTTTACATTAGAAGGAAAAATATGAGGTAAATGAGTGAGTTTCCATTCATCAAAGATTTCATTTGTTTCTGTTTCCAGTTCTAATACTTGTTTCTTAAATTGAAATAGAGTTGCTTTGTCTTCGGTTATTTCTATTGTTGTTTTATTGATGAAGCGTAAGAAATGTTGAATGAAATGTTCTTGTGCATTATTAGATAAAGAAGTATGTATTTGTGTTGCTAAATAAGGAAGCATAAAAGTGGTGTTTTTCAAATTGGTTTTTTCATGGTTCAGTAAAGGTTGGTATTCCGTTGTATAAAACTTATCTAACTTCTCTAATAGTTCTGTATCAGTCCCTTTCTTACCTCTATTATCACGAACCCCTAATGCTTTGATACAATACAGTATAAAGGTTTCATCTATTTCAGGCAAAGGTAATTGTTTCGTATAACAATACAAAACATACAACCGAATAAATTGGTAGGAATGTATCATTAAATCATTCATCTCAAAAACTAAATTGTTAATTTCAGGTTGTATCTCATTACGGTTTAACAAAACAGATTTGAGTGTGGTTTTGATGGTTTGGAAGGATGCTTTTTCATTATGCCTAAATGATTTGAATTCGTCCTTCAACTTTTTCTTTTTCACCATTCTATATTATAACTAAAGATTTTAATTTTAAACTATTTGACGCAAAATAGTTTAAATGCCTAAATAATTATACTTCATCTTTTATTTTTTCATGTTCTTTAAGTTTTTCCTTTCTTTTCAAATATGCTTTCCTATTTTTTTCCTTTATTTTATCAGGACAAGGAGAATATGTTTTCATCTTATTAAGTAATTCTTCTTTGTGGTTTTCGTAATATGTTTTACTTCTTTTTGGTGCAGTATATTTTTTCAAATGTTCTTTTGTTGTATTTAATTCATTCTCTAATATTAGTATCTTATCTTCTAACAATTTATTTTTATTTATAATTTCATCAAGGGTGTTATCCATTATAAAATTATATCATAAAATATTTTTATATAAGTTAAATAAAAAATATATAAAAATGGGCGTTTTAAATGTGCAAAGGTGTAAAAATTTTAAATTAGCAAAATAAATTTCATATAATACCCAAAGTATTATATAAAATATCAATGTAATATAGACAATGTGTTGGAACCAAGCAGTTTCATTGAATACTTTTTTATTTAGTATGTTTGTTTTATGTCTTATTATATACAACAACAATTACACTCAATATAAGGTAAAATCAGTTAATACAATATGGATTTATTTGTTTTTTTGTTCTTTTATTTTTATGCAATTGTTTGAGTTTTTTATTTGGCGCAACATTGATGATAAATTTTATAATCATGTTTTTTCTGTTATGGCTGCATTATTATTAGTTATTCAACCCGTCGCTAGTCTTATGATATTAACAAATGTTCCTTTAAGAAACGTTTTATTAATTGTATATTTGGTACTATCTATACCATATTTTATTTATAAATTTAATACTCAAAATATGCGAACAATTGTAAGCGACAAAGGTCATTTAAGATGGTTGTTTTTTAATCAAGCCCCAGTAATATTTATTGTATGGCTGTTTTTCTTTTTATTTAGTTTGGTCTATGAGAAAAAATGGAGCGGATTTTTGTTTGGATTTTTATCCTTGTGCATTTTTTATTATAATTATGCAAATGATCACACGATGGGATCAATGTGGTGCTGGGTTGTAAACTCTGTTATGATTTATTATGCTGCTTACTTATTAATTTATTTACCATTCTGTGATAAGAAAGGTTTATGTTAAAGAAGATGCAAACTGGTTAGTTTTTTAGATTGCGATCCCCACGACAAAGTAGAAGCCCATGCATAATTTCGTTCAATCAATTCTTCCCTCTTTGTTTTATCTTCCATGACGGAGAATAATTCAAACAACGCCCTTTCTTGCCATTCGGGTTTGCTAGCATCGCCTTCTATACAAATACCGCGGTCTCCAACAGTATTTTGTAATGCAGCAAGTCCATTTGTTATTGCCAATGTTTTTGATAAGGCGGCTTCAACTGCAGTTAAACAAAAAGTCTCCATAAAAGTGCAGGGATAAAACCAGTATTCTGATGTCTTCCAAGCATCTGCTAGTTCAGATTTGTTAACCCAACCATGATAATTAATATTATGATTTGTGAGGGTAGAAAGCAGTTTCCTAATTTGAACCATTAAATCTCCAGCAACAGAATTGACCCATTTGCCGTTTACATCGGCGTAAATATGCAACGATGCATCCGGATATTTTTCATAAATCTTTGGCCACATTTGAAGCAATTGAAATAACCCTCTATTTGGAAATGACGAGTATATGAATTTGTTGGAAGTTTTTTGAACCGCTTCAACAACTTGAATATAAATGTTTGATTTTGGGAGCTCAGAGTCATTTACAAGAGTTTCTGTATCAAATTTATGAACATCTATTCCGTAATAAAAAGGAACAGTTATGTCTTTGAATTGTGGAAATATTTTCAAAAAATATTCAACATGCCATTCACTCAAACAGAACACCTTCTTAAATTTCTCATGAAGAGGCAAAACAAGTCCAGATGGGGTTAAATCGTGCAAAACTAGATATAAATTGGTAATCTTGCCATGAATAGCAACAGGGATGTATTCAGAAAATCTGCTTACAATGCAAGTGTGAATATCAATATTAGCTGCAAAAGGGGGGTAATAAGAGATAGGTATATAATCAACGCCTTCAAATATTGATTGTTGAGTGCAGTTGCAAAAAACTACTACTTTAAACCGACCCTCCTTTTGAATGTGTCGCGCCATTTCAATAATATAAGTTTCAGAACCTCCTATTCCTTTGGTAAGAATGTCAGACCCAGTCCAAGGTTCAAACCCACCGTCGGCTACAAAACATAATAATGATTTATCGTTTGTATTAGGAATTTGCAATTGAGATAATGACTCTGTACCTATATGCATCGCGTTAAGTTTAACAAAAATATTGTGCCATGAAACAATTACACTATACATATCTGCATCGGGCGCATTTTTTTCTAAATAAAGTGTGGTGCATTTCTCCCCAAGCTTGAAATCATTAAATTCATAACATAACTGAGAAAGAAATTTTGGCAAAAAATGAAAACTTAGGGTTGGTTTTAATGAATATTGACAATGAATTGGATAGCCAGCTTCAAATGCTTTTTTAAAATAATTAAATGCAACTTGCTTATTCCCACTCAAGTGATAATGAATTCCCAAGAAATACAAAGAATCTGGACGCGTCTTGTCAAGACCGTACGCTTTCAAATAAAGTTCTTCGCATTCTTTCCAAGGCTTGTTTAATTTAAAATTTGCAATTCGCGCTGCTTCAAAAATTGCATCAATTCTTTCTTGAAAGAATCCTTCAACTGGGTGATCCATTCTTTTTAAAAAATAAGAATATGCATTCTCGTAGTCTTCTAATAAATTATATGTTTGACCTAGGTAATAAAATGATCTAGGATTATTCGGGTCGTCTTCAACCTCTTCATAAAGCAATTTTAAGTCAAGTTGCTTCCTATCCATGGTTCGCTTTTCCATATAATCAAACCTACCATCTAAAATATTTGCGCGTGATAATGGAATAACAACATTCATGTTATTCTTCTCCTGCACAACCTCGTGAATTTTATATAGATACTTAAGTTTTCTGTCAGTTTTTAATACCCGATTAGAGCAATATTCAACATCATCGCTCTTAATGTATAGTGTAAAAGAGTCGGCAAACTGATCGCCTCTAACTTCATTCAAAAATCCACGCAAGTCCCCATGAATAACATAGGTATCGTCAAGCATTAATGTAAATTTGCACGATTCTCCTGCCAGTTCAAGGAGCCTATTTCTGCTGTCTCTGAAATTAATAAACGGTTCTTGAAACAAATCACCTTTTTTCTTTCCAACTAAAACACGATTAATAATTTCAAGCGTTTCGTCGGTGCTTCCAGTGTCTAAGATTGTCCATCTATCAATTAAATGCATGTTAGCATTCAACATATCTTCAAACTGTTTTCCTCCATTTTTAACCATAATGCACAAGTGTATAAGATTGTCGTACGCTAGTTTGTCACCATTAATATAATAATGAAACTCCTTTAAAAATTTTTCGTGAAGCCTATTGGGGATATATAAGGCCAAGCTTGATCCAGCGAGTTCATATATATTGTTATACTCGCCACTTTTCAACAGTTTTTGATTCAGCCTGGTTAGAATAATCGGGTTATACTTTTTAACAATAGCTTCGTCTATGTCGTCATAATTTTCAGAATAAACGATTAAATCATTTGGTTTTTCGCAAGAAGAATCAAACGACCATTTTGCATTTGTAACATTAAAACCTGAAATATTCACCTTCAAATTTTCCAACTGGATTTTTTCACTATTTAATAAATATATGTTATGATAGTACGATGCGACACTTATAGGAACAAAACCTCCATGAGACTGGCTGAAAAAAAGGCACTCCCCAGAAAATCCAGCCAAATCCTTCAATAATGAAACTACTCTTTCAAAATGACCTAATTTCTCCCTTATAACAAGATTATTATACTCATTATGAACAATTGTATTAAATTCGTTGGAGTTTATTTTGTAGCCCTTTTTATTTAATAGAATATTCATCTTATGCATAAAAATAAATATGTTTTTATATTTATTTTTTAATATAGATAATTTGGTTCAACCTTTTTCACCGATGGTGCCTTCGGGAAGGTTGAATTAATACTCCGGTGCGTGCTTTTTAAATAGACATCCATTAGAAGTCATACCCTTTACATCACTTGTTACAATGCTTGGGTTTTGATTTGCACAGTTGGACATCCAAATTTTAATAATACAGAAATTCTTTTTTGGTGAAATGGTAATTCCGGTCACACTGGTAACAAATGACGATTGCGAGCTAATTGACTCGCCAACAAGAACATAGCTAAGATCCTTCCAAACCTCATAAACACATTTATTTGGAATCTTATAAGAAAAGCAACCTCCAGCGCGATTTTTTGGGTCTTCCCAAATAGGTTTCACTCCTTCCTTCATAAGGAAAAGCATGCAGTTTTTCACCAAAACATCTGGGAGTGTTTCTGCGAGTGCAATGGCTTCTTCTACTGTTTCCATTGTATAAATATTCTTATAACTGCCTATGCTCCAATCTGTATCGTGCGGCAAGTGCGCCCACATAGTCCACTTATTTGCAAGTTCGTGATGTTTATTACTTTGTGTATCTGTTGCCATTGTGGTTTGCGGAGTTACCATTATAATATAGCTATCAATTTTTTTTTATATTGTTTTAAAAATTTCATATTATTCTGGCATACTTTCTGAAGTATTATTTGTTGTCTTACTGTCTGCGCTAGAGTCAATCGGTTGATTGCACATGCAGAGCTTTTCAACCTCTCTTACGGTCATGTTACTTGAATCTACATAGAAAAAAGGAACAATTTTATAATCGTTTTCATTCAATACAATTTCACTCTTTTCAGAAAGTGACAACATATTAACATTTTGGTCAATGAACTCCAAAACATATGTTTCTGTTAACTCGTCGCGCATAACTCCATGTTGCTTCTTTAACAAGTAAGAAACAAGAAGTTTATTAATTTTATTACCGATTACATAATAATTCTCTGAGTCGTTTGACAACTTAATTGGGTAAGATTTTTCTTGGCCATCTACAAGCAATTTTACACTGAATGAAATAAAAGAAAACTTGCAAACATTGTAAGAATATGTAAAGGGAAAATTGTCAAATCCAAAGTAAAGAACCTTGTTTACTTTTTGCGACAACTCTTTCGCACCATCATAATCTGAAAATACTATAAAATCGTATAGCAGCAATTGATGAATATGAATATTTTCCTTGTTAGTTGATGCAATAACATCATTAAATTTAATTATTTCTATTTCTCTTTGCTTTTTTGAATTTTCAATAAATTCACGAATTAGCGACATATTTGGGTGATAATATGCCTTCTTTGCATAAAGCTCAACATAGCTATATGTCAATATAAGATAAAATGATAAATTAATCAAAGTTATGTGATATTTTATTGGACAAACTGATGATAAAAACAGATGCGCGCCAAGTCCATAGATAAGAATGTTTATTAGTAGCATTTGTCGTAGTTAAATAGTATATAAATATTTAAATTGTTTTATTTATATACTTGTGCGGGGTTATTAAGTAAAACTTTCATAAGCTGGAGATGTTGAAGTATTTGGGAAAAAAGTCAAATAGTATTTTTCTGATAATTGTGGCGTTTGGGTTGTAATTTGAGGTTGCGTTTTAGGCTGAATTTTTTTATAAGGTGTTGCCGCTCCGATTGATGCATTCATTCCAAAAATGTATAACAACATGGCGACAACAAAAGTCATTAAAATAAATGGAATAAATACAATAATCCAAGAAACAACTCCTAAACCACCGGCGCATAATCCATTCAATAAAAGCGTAACAAGTATTGCAACGACAAATTTCATAAAAGCTGTATTATAAAGACCTTTAAACGCGTCAATTAATATTTGAGCAAGAGAAAACACGGCGTATATTAATGCAGGGGCACATAATTTGAACATATTAACTTATATTATACTAATAAAAAAATGGTTCGCCATCCTTTAAATAACCAACTTGTTTTCCTGGGTCGCCGTCTTCATCCATCTCATAAATAGGTCCATTCTCTTCATTGGTTGCAAAATAAGTAACATCTTCAATCTCAATTTCAAAGACTTCCTCCTCTTCCTCTGATTCGCTTTTGTCCTCTTCTTCAGTATCCATTTCTTCTTCTTCTGCTTCGCTTGCCTCTTCTTCTGCTTCCTCTTCTTCTGCTTCGCTTGCCTCTTCTTCTGCTTCCTCTTCCTCTTCTTCTGCTTCCTCTTCTTCTGCTTCCTCTTCTTCTGCTTCCTCTTCCTCTTCCTCGCTAGCCTCTTCTTCTACTTCCTCTTCTTCTTCTTCTTCTTCTGCTTTCTCCTCTTCTTCTTCTTCTTCTTCTTCTTCTTCTGCTTTCTCCTCTTCTTCTACTTCCTCTTCTACTTCTTCCTCATCAACTTCTTCCTCCTCGTCGTCATCGCTTGGAACCGGAACGCGTTCATTCTTTAAAGCAATCTCATTTTGCAATAAAATCTTTTCAACTGTGCAATCATTATCAACGCTTTGTGAGTCAGACATTTCTTCAATGTTGAGTGATATATTTTCCCTTGAAATATTGAGTCGGGTATTATTTTTTTGAAGATTCTCAAGTTCCTTCTTATAATACTCCATTTCTGCTCTACATTTTTCTAATTCTCTAGTCAAATAAGAATGGTTGTGCTTATAAATTATATCACGAATACCGTTACTAACAGCAAAACTCACCTCATTTAAAATAGGTTGGATATCAATAATTGTTGGCAATTCTGACATTACACTTAGATACTTTATATTAGTAAATTTCGTTTAATATGATTTAAAAAATATTTAATCACTATGTATAAATGGACAATATTACTATAACATGTGAATCAGATATGACTGAAAATATTCAAATGATATTAAGGCAAACTGATTATGACGAGGCTGTTGCTAGAGAAAAGCTGATAGAGTGTTCGGGCGACCCTATAAAAGTTATTAAAGATTATATGGGAATTGGCGATAAAAAAGAAACCGCAAAAAAATCATTAAATCAAGAAATATACAGACAATTGAGGTCAAAATTGGATGATTCTATGAAGGAATACAATGTAAAACAGAGTGAAAAATTAAAAGAAGAGATAAAGAATAATAATATGTAAAAAGCATAATAGTTCATAATAATGAAAATATTAGAAAACGCACATATATGATTCATTTGAACCAAGATAAGCATCGCACAATTTTCTCATGGCGTCTGTATCATGAACCTTTCTAATAGCTTCATTTAATGGCTGCAACAATTCAGGAGTTTTAAAATTTACAACCCATCCATGTTCGTTCAAACTAAAATATTGCGTTGTTATTTTTAAACCATATTTTGGCGCATAATAAAGAGCTTCAGCACTATTAGCAACAACACCATCTACTAACTTGGGGTTGCTCGCATATTGTTTAATAGCTTCTTCCAAACTACCATCAAAATAATTTATTTCGCAACCATAATTTGTTTCAAATAATTCAGGCACATTGCTTCCTTTAACACCAATTAAACGAGCAAGCTGCACTCTATTGCGAGTTATTTCGCTTTCAATGTATGCTTGAGATAATATATTTGTAATAATAGCTTGCAATAATTGTAACGCAAAAGTTGAAATAATTAAAATGAGTATAATAATGAGAACGCTTGATGTATTTAAAGTAACTTCACTAAGCAATGTCCCTTTTGAACCAAACAAAGACGCAGTTGTTAATGCAATAATTCTAGCAGGGCTAAGCTTTTGATGAGTTTTTTTTGCCATAATGTAACCAAGAATTAAAGATACTAATATAATTCCAACAAAGAAAGGAAGGAAATATATAAAGAAAAATTTTATAACTTCGCTTATAAAAAGGCGCTTGTCTTTAAAAAGAATAACGCATCTGTTCATTAGAACCGGACGAGTAATAAAAATTTTACTTACGCGGTCATAGTCACTGGCGATGCAACCTATTCCTAAATCATAGTCGTCTTTATTAATTTTATTAATAAATTCAGTGTTATTTTTTGCTTTATAAAAAGTCTCATCAAAAGTATATCCTGGCATTTCATCTTTAACTTTTTGCCACGCGTCATAAATTAACCCATCATATTTACCATTTCCTTTATCAATTACATAAGGTGGTTGAATATTTATAAGCACTTTGTATATTTTATTCCCAGAATGTTCAGATGGTTTATTATATTTTTTCAAATTTAAAAGCATTTCGTCGTTTATTTTATCATTGTAGTTCATATACTATAATAATAAAATATTTGTTATACAAATTATGAAGAAGATATGCCAAACTTTTCATTTAATATATTATTCTTAGTTTGTTGTTTCTTTTGCAGTCTCTTCTTCAACTGAAAGTTGTTTGAAGGTATAATCTTATTGTTAATTATAAATTCATCATTATCTTCGTGAAATTCTGGCAATATTCTTGTTAAAGGTTTGTCTACAATTAAAAACAATCTTTCCGATTTAAGTAAAGCTCGGTATTCTTGAATTGTCAAATTTCCATAATATTTGTCCAGCATATAATGCGGATTTGGTGCAGGTTTAATGTTTTTTGAATATTGATAAATTTTAGAATAAATATGATTAATTAAATAATATCTCTCAAATTTCGTTGAACTATCAATGTTTTCTTCCATTAAATGGGCTACTGCGCATTCAGGGCTGCAAAAACATCCGTATACTTGATAAGAATCTTTGATATAATTTTTTGGAATATAAATTGGTGGATTGTCAAAATCGCAAGAACACCAAAAGCACGCAGATTTCTTATCCGAAATATTATTTATGTGAAGATTGTGCTCAAGGGTTTTAAGTTTTCTCCATATTTCTTTTGTTTCACACACATCATCGGCTTGAACATCATTATAAGATAAATTTTGCACCAAGGTAGAGTTGTTTGCCGAGGTTGTAGCATTATTGCCCGGTTCTGTGTTTAAAGTTTTCAAAAATGAATCATCTGGTTTGTTAATAATCTCATAGGAAAGGTCGTTTGATCCGGAAAACTGAAACGAGTCAATATTTGAACATGTAAAATTAGAGTTATAATCTCCGGAAGTTTGCAAATCCTTTAATGAACACTTCAAATGTAAAATAATATTTGGTTTATTTTCTTTTTGTTCAACAATTGGAAGTGTTTGTTGAATTATCTTTCCGCCCTTGGGTTTTCTTCCGCGTTTCTTTGAGACAGGCTTTACAACTACATTTTCTTCTTCCAATCCAGTCGGTAAAAAATTTGCAATATTATCATCTGAATGTTCTGTTGGTGTTTCTTCTTTAATTTCATTTAATATTTGAAGTTCAATGTTGTTTTCAACTTGCACAGTTGGTTTAGTTTCTATTACAGAATTTTTCGCTAGTTCTTGACTAGCTAAGATATCTTTTTTAGACTTACGCCCTCGCTTGGGCTTTACTACATCTGGGGCTGAAACTTTGCTCATTTTTATAGTATAATGTATTCTATCACCACTAATTTAAATTGTTTTAATAAATGTTTAATGCGATTTATTGGAATTTTATGATGAATTTTTATCATAACAACTCCTACAAACAGGAATATAGTTGTCAGACCCTACTAGCATCTGTTGGGTTTCCTTTGTCAAACGAAGCGAAAATATTCCATGAACACCATTTTTGCAAATAGAACATAGTGATGTTAGCTTCATTACAGAGTCACAAATTGGTATAAGGTCTAATATTTGACCAAATTTATTTCTTTGAAAATCTCCATCTAATCCAGCGACATACACTTTTTTATTTTCCTTCAACATATCTAGAACACAATCGTACAAGTCGTCAAAGAACTGTCCTTCATTGATTAGTATAACTTCTGCTAAGCGAATCTTCAAATGATTGCTAGAGTTTTCATCAAAAGGATTGTCAACCGATCTGTTTTCCCAAATATCTGTTAGACGCCGCGTTTGAATGCATGGGATCATTACTTTGTCGTGTGTGGAAAGCATAGATTCATGATATCTAATGTCTGAACAATGATTTACAACTGCAACTGGAATATTGCAAAAGGAACACTGCTTGTAAATTTCAAGAAGCTTAGAGGTCTTCCCAGAATACATGGGTCCCAAATATAACTCTAGTTTACCCTTAGATTGCGCCATTTCTTTTTGATTGTACATTAATATAACTCTATTATTAAATTTCAATTATTTTCTTTAAACACCAAAATAATAAAACCAATAATGATAAAACCTAAAATATAATAAATAAAATCAAATAAAATATAAAAACTAAAGAATAGTTTATAGAATGAGCAGTATTCCGTGGGTTGAATCTTATAGACCAAATAATTTTGATGATGTAGTGTTAGACCCATTAAATAAATTAATTATGAAAAACATCATAGAGACTTCATATTTTCCACATTTGCTGCTATATGGTCCGCCTGGAACTGGAAAAACTTCTAGCGCAATGATATTGATCAATGAATATCATAAAAAACATAATCAAAAATCGTCCGAGTTAACAATAACACTTAATGCATCAAACGAAAGAGGTGTTGATATTATACGCAATCAAATAAGTCAATTTGTAAATTCTAAAACGCTTTTTAGTAAGGGTATGAAATTTGTTGTTTTAGATGAGGTTGATTATATGACAAAAAATGCACAACAAGCTCTGCACTATCTAATTCAAAATTATTCAAGCGCTGTAAGATTTTGTTTAATATGCAATTACATTAGTCGTATTGATGAAGGTTTACAAAATGAATTTTTAAGATTGCGATTTAACCAACTTCCGAAGGAAGACATTATAGTTTTTCTTAAAAATATATCCGAAAAAGAGGAATTGAATATGTCAGATGGATCTATAAAACTCATTCAGACCTTGTATGGTTCGGATATGCGTAGTATGATTAATTTTATGCAATCAAATCAGAATGTTCTTGATAGCCATTTTAATATCATAGACACAACGGTTTGGGAGACATTGCATAATCATTTTATTAAACGAGAAAAGCTTTCATCGTTAGATTCATATATTCAACATATTAGCGTAAATTACAATATTGATAAAAAAAATATAATTAAAGACTATCTGAATTATATTATTCGTAATAAACCACAATTGATTACTAGCAATTTTCTTAATTTTATAGAAAACATTATGCATAATCCGGATTTTAAAAATACTAATTATATTCATTACGCTCTTTCTAGATTAAAGACATTTGTAATTAAAGATTCAGATTCGTAAAGCGTCATTCGTTGGCGGAGTTTTGTCATGAAATCGTTCGGCGGAGAACTTTTTGAAGGGTCAAAGCAATTTTGCTTTAAACCGTATGCAATGCGTTCACAATTTGAATATTTGTTCTTTATATGCGAATTTTTTTCAATTGGAATCATATTACTCCTTTCATGGATGATGCGCGCTTTACAATCAATCATTTTATATTCTAGTATTACAAAATAAAATTGACATAAATTTAATTTAAAGAGTTTAAAGCCAACCTTGGGAATATTGTTATGGCAACCATGTCCTTAACTATTGATGATGAATGGGAAAACTTTCTATCGCCCGACTACGACTACGACGAAGTTGATGGTGAAAATGAAGTTTCCTCAAATATGGATGGAGAAATAGTTTCTGAAATGGGTCTTCTCATAGAACCCCCTAAAGCTTCTGAAATTTATATTTCAACAAAATCAAAAATTGCGTATTTGAATAATGAAATTAATTTAAAGGATGTCTTTTGGAAAGTTCCAGTTATACCTTACGCCACGCCACAGAATGGTGTTATTAAAAAGCAAATGAAATTCAATTCATTAACTCAAGAGGAACTTGATGGTGTTCAAGAAAACTTAAAACATGAAAACCATTACGAAGAACAAGTAATTACTAGCATTAATAATCCAAATGGTCGCATTAAATTCAAGGATATTAGAAAGATTAGCGTGGGTATTTCTAAGAAGGACCTTATGAGCTATCGTTGTAAGAAGAAGAGTGCATTTTATAACTGTTTTGTTATGATTTTGCGTATTAAAATTGATGAAGCTTTTAAGGAGTTTCACATTAAAGTATTTAATACAGGTAAATTAGAAATACCGGGGGTTCAAAATGACAAGATATTTGAAACAGTTTTGAAAAATATAATCAATACTTTGCAACCACATGTAATAGAGAAGCTTGAGTATTTACAAAAGAGTGACACTGTTCTTATTAACTCTAATTTTAATTGTGGATTTTATATTAACCGCGAAGCGTTATTTGATATACTTAAATTTAAGTACAATATTCAATGTATTTATGATCCTTGTTCTTATCCAGGAATTCAGTGCAAGTTTTATTACAATGAAGATCTTATAGATCAGACCGGAATTCAACCAACTCAAAACCAAGATATCGTCAAGGATGAAAATGGTAAAAAAATCAAAGACAAAAAAATAGTAGAAGTGTCTTTTATGATTTTCAGAACTGGAAGCATTCTCATTGTTGGAATGTGTAATGAGAATGTGTTGTATATTATTTATGAGTATTTGAAGGTCCTTTTGACAAAAGAATTCCATAAAATAAATCAAAAGATTATTACAAGCGAGAATAAAATTTCAAAAGACAAGAAGAAGAAGGTAAGGCGAAAGAATATTCAGATATCAATTCAACCTCAAGTTGCATAATTATATTATTTTGGTCGGTGTAATATATTTTATTTACTTAGATAGTTTTTTACATATAGAGCTATATAACCGCCGATTAGGGACTCAGTTATTGTAATAAACCAGTAATATATATCGCTGTAAGACCATTGATAACCGACGTCAAAGTCTCCATAAATTGTTTTACTTAAAAGAGACCCAATAATAATGGACATTAGTAAATGCGGAATATTTGACAGTTTATTTGGTATAAGAGCGCCTATAAATCCGCCAATAACAGTAATTATAACTTGAATGTAATTCGTTTTGTTTTGAGTTAAGTTAAACATTATATATAATGAAAATATAAGTTTCTGAAATCAATGTTATGTTAGAATCCATTTAACAAAATTTGCAGGAGGTTCCTTTAATTTTTGTTCGCATAATGGATTGCTAAATTTTTCTTTAATGTGCGATTCAACAATGTTATATTGTATTTCTGGTTTCATTTTTGAATATTTAACGATAAACAACTTCATTATTTCAAAATAAGTTTTAATTGGAACATTCTTTTTCATAGAATTTGAAAAAACTTCTATAAAATTGTATCCGATCTTGTTTAATTTTGATTTGCTTATTTCATTTGTAATAAAATCAATGTGTTTTATCATTTTATGATCATTTTCTAAAATATAACTATACAAATTTTTTAAAATCATTATGTTTAAATTTAACATGTTTAATTTTTCAACGCTGGCGGCAGACAACGGTTCAATAGTTTTTCTAATTTCGGAATTTAATTCAAAAATAGTTTTTTTATAAACAAACATTGCTGCATCGCGCGAGCTTAACTGCAAAAATGAATGTTTATCTTCAGATATTTGACCAATGAATTCAGCATAAAAATAAAACGCTTTTTGCCCGTGAAAGTATGCCAAATCTAAATTTCTTGTGTAATATAATAATAAACTAAACACATGCGTTATTGTTTCAACTCCTCGTTCAACTATAAATTTTGTATATGCGACATTTTTAAATCCGACATTATCCGTAATAAAATTAAAATACTCATTAACTAAAAGATAATATTTTTCCACTATATTGTGAATTGGGTCGTTTATTATTTTTTTATAGTTTTCAGAGTTATTTAATGAATAATGTGAATTTGCAAAATTTGTTTCCATTTAGTAATATTATAAAGAAATATATTTAAATTACATATAGTTTTTTTAATATAAGTATTTAAAGACTTTTAAAAATTCTACTATATAAATATGTCAGCAGAACAGGCTAAAACCGAAGCTTCTAATTATAGATTGCCAAGCGACATTACTTTAAAGCACGCCGCAAAATTGGGCATCGTTGAAGATAAGCCAATTATGTTGGATTATTGGTCAGCGTCACTTGACAAGAAGGCCCTTGTCGGAGTTAAGGAGACTGGTGAAAAGTTGTTGGTAAAGTCTGAAGACGAGTACACTTCTCCTATTGCCAAATTTTACAAGAGTGGAACTGAGTATATTATTATTACCGAGAATTCCATTTATCTTGTGTGTTCTGAGATTCCTACTAGAAAGATCTCATAATCAACCTTTCCAAAAGGTTGAGCCAAATTTAATCTTTAGAAAAACAACCTTTGGAAAAGGTTGTGCAAAATGGAGCAAATATTGATGATAAAAATTATTAATATTTGTCTAATGTAAAATGCCTAACGGAAGTTATTGGGTTGGGAGAGGAGGTTTCAACTATAAGCGCAGTGGAGGCGGTGGTGCTAGACGCAATTTTCCATTAGGATTAATTACGAATAAACCGGCTGATGTAAATAATACTTATGTAGTTGGTGCCGGCGTTGGAGCTTCTAGTAGAGCAACAAGACGTGCTAAAATGCTCCATGCTACGTTAAATACACCCCAGTATCCTTACAGTAGAATGTTTAACAGATTAGGATTGCAAGCTCACGGAGGTTCCAATGATTACGCTTATAACTGGTATTTTAATGATGTTTGGCCAAATCCTTATCCCCGTTTTTCTGTTTCGGGTTCTATTGCAAAAACCTTAAAATACACTATATTACCATCTCTTGAAAGTGCTTCACCTTCTTCTAGGTCAACTGCAACTTCCAATGATGGTTCTATTATTGTTGGTGACTCTACTGGGTCTAATGGAAATACTGTCGCGGTCAGGTGGGTTAATGGAGTTGTTCAAAATTTGGGAACTTTACCAGGAGATGATTATTCAAATGCAAATTTCTGTTCTTCTAATGGTTCTATCATTGTTGGATTATCGTCTTCAATTTCGGGAGACCGCGCAGTTAAATGGGTAAATGGTATAATAAGCGAATTAAGTCCGGGAACAATTTCCGCTGCAAATGGTTGTTCGCCAGACGGATCATTAATTGTTGGTTATTACATATCAGGAATAACCGAGGTTGCGTGCGTCTGGTCAAATGGTTCCCGAGCTGATTTAACTGGACTGGGGGGCACGGCATGTCAAGCCAATGATTGTTCCGCAGATGGTTCTATTGTTGTGGGTTTTGCAACAAATAATAGTGATGTTAATGCATATGCCGTAAAATGGGTAAAAAATGGTAATTCTTATGGCGCTCCAATAACTCTTGGGTTATTGCCAGGAAAAAATAACTCTTTTGCAATAGAATGTTCCGACAATGGTTCAGTTATTGTTGGTCTATCTAATGTAGATAATAACGTTCCAACTTCATATAATTCTACCAAATGGATCAACGACTCGCCAATTAATCTAGGAAACCTCCCCGGAAATACCAGTTCTTATGGAACAGGTTGTTCTGCAGATGGAACTATTACAGTGGGCATTTCAATTGGGTTAAACAATAATGTTGATTACAGTACTGCGGTTAAATGGGATAATAATTCAATTTCTAGTTTAGGAATTCCTCCTGGATATACAAGTTCGCAAGCACAAGCTTGTTCTTCGGATGGGTCTATTATTGTTGGTACTGTTTATACGGTCAATTCTACTTCTAGCGCAATTAAATGGTATTATGCATAAAAGTATTTTATATAATGATAATGTATATAAAATGCCTAACGGAAGTTATTGGGTTGGAAGAGGAGGTTTCAACTATAAGCGCAGTGGAGGCGGTGGAAATCATCGCATTTTTTCTTTAGGAGCAATTGCAAATCGGCCACAGGATGTAAATAATAAATATGTACCAGGCGCTGGCGTCGGTGCATCAAGTATTGCAACCCGGCGCGCAAAGTTACTTCACTCTACTGTGTGCTCTGATCAGTATCCTTGTAGCAAATCTTATTCTCGCCTTGGATTGCAGTCTAGTGGTGGTTCAAATGATTATGCTTTAAATTGGTATGTAAAAAATATATAATTGTGTTTTTTTTATTTTATAATTGTCATAAAATAAAAAATGATCCAAATAAGTAGCAATAATTTAATGCAAAAATAAAACAATATGACTGAATTTTGGGGATTAGTTTTGTTTGCAACTTTTATTGCATTAGCCGCAGGTTTTACTGGTGCAATCGTTTATTGCGGTTGTATTGCAGCGGCTCATTATTGGAATAAACTACAGACTCCGCCTTTATCAACTGCCGAAAATCAAGTTTAATTTAAGTTATAATTTCCACTAAATGTTGAAGGAGTTACTCCTGCTGGATATCTTGATGCTGGGAATGATGTATAAGCTTGACGAGGATTACTTGTAAATGATGGCCGATTATTCCCCAAGAGCTGCCAATTGAGTGTGTTGTAATAAGCTTGTGTATTAACAAAATCTAATGGTCCTTGGTTTGCTTGCGTTTTCAAGTTATACCACAAATAATGTGTGACACCAACCTTTGTGGGTGTTCCGGCTTTCAACATGCTTAATCCGCTATGCGCATCGCTATTGTATATGTAAGATTGTATGCTTCTAATTTTTCTAGGTCGGCCCGCCATTGATATATTTGCTTTAGATTTTTATTTATTTTTTTATTGGAAAGTTTTATAAAGATTAAGGAATAATCCTTAAAACAGATTTAGGGATTAGAATATAAATATAATCTATGTTTATAATATATATGCCAAAACTTTGTCAATTTGAAAATTGCAAAAAACAGGCTAATTATGGAACGGAGGTGGAGAAGAAAATTTTTTGCAGAGAACATAAAACGGATGATACAAAAAATATGTATCTAATGAAGTGTTTGTTTGATGGATGCAAAAAAAGAGCTGTTTATGGAAATTCTGTTAAAAAAAATATGTATTGCAAGGATCACAAAACTGAAGACACCGTTATCACTTGGTGCAAAGTGTGCGAACATGAAGAGTGTAAAGTGCAATCAGGCTTTAATTTTGAGGGAGAGAAAACTCCAAGATTTTGCAGCGAACATAAACTGGAAGGAATGGTAGATGTTTTGCATAAAAAATGTGAAGTTAATGGTTGCAAAATACAGTCTTGTTTTAATTTTGAAGGAGAAAAAAAAGGACGATTCTGTTTTGAACACAAATTAGATGGAATGGTTGATGTTAAATTTAAAAAATGTGCTTTTGAAAATTGCAAAACATTTCCAAGTTTTAATTTTGAAGGAGAATTTGCAAAATATTGTTCAAATCACAAAGAAGATGGAATGGTTAATGTTTTGCATAAACGATGCCAGTTTTTAAACTGTGAAAAAATTCCATGTTTTAATTTTGAAGGAGAAAAAACTCCCATTCTTTGTTCAACCCACAAGTTAAATGGAATGATTGATGTTAAAAATTTAAATGCAAGTTGTTTTTGTGGAGAAACTACTGGACCAAGTTTTAACTTAAAAGGTCTAAAACCAAAATATTGCAGTTCTTGTAAAACGCAAGATATGATTAATGTAAAGCACGAGTCTTGCAAAAATGACGGATGTCCTTCTGGGGCAAATAAAAAATATAAAAATTATTGCACTTACTGCTTTCAACATTTGTTTCCTCAAGACCCATTGGCTTTTCAAATTAGGTGCAAAACAAAAGAACTAGCTGTTAGGGATTTTATTAACGCAAATTATGAAGGCTTTAATCATGACAAAATTTTGGAATATGGTGGTTGTGACTGTTTAACAAGACGACGAATTGACCACAGAAAATTGATTGGTAACACATTGTTGTGCATTGAAACCGATGAAAATCAACATAAATCTTACAGTAAGGAAGATGAGGAGGCTAGATACAATGACCTACTTTTGAATTTTACTTGTAAGTATATTATTATTCGCTTCAATCCAGATTCATATGTAAATAAGAAAGGAGTTAAAACCAATCCGTATATTTCTGCTCGGCTTGAAGACCTTAAAAAAGAAATGGATAAACAAATAAAGCGCATTGAAAATAATGAGAATTCTGAACTACTTGAAGTTTTTCATCTCTACTATGACGGATACAAATAAAAGAATTTTAATCTTTATTTTTTTTGTAAAGATTAAAATTTGTTAGCCTCCTATGGGGATTGAACCCATGACCTTTCGCTTACAAAGCGAGCGCTGCTACCATCTGAGCTAAAGAGGCATTAAATTGTGACTATATATGCTCACAAAAATTATTTTTACCCAAAGTTTTATTTTTACCCACAGTTTATTTTAACCCACCCGAGACTCGAACTCGGAACCTTTGGCTTAGAAGGCCAACGCTCTCTTTGGGGGTTAAAAAACCCAATCCAATTGAGCCAGTGGGCCACAAACCCTACTCCCAAATTTATACCTCCCCGTGGGCGCCCCATCGCCCACAATATTTATTGTCTCCATTTCTTTAAGTATTTTTACAAAAATAAATTATATTGGAATATATAAAATGAAACAAGTATTGCAAACATTTTTATTTCAATTGACTTGTATTATTATATTCGGAACTTTATATTGGATTTTTAAAGACGACTTTAGTTTGAATCTTTCAAATGAAAAAAAGAATGATTTAAGAGTATTGGATTGTTTTTTCACTAGCGTAACTGTTCAAGCTGGTGTCGGTTATTCTATTTTAAACCCAGATACAAATCGCGCTGTATTACTTTTAATGATTCAACAATTACTTATGGTTTTCTCAAATATCTTAATGTTGTATTTGTTTTCAATCCATTTGATGTCAACACGAAAATAAATAAAATAATGAACCCTTTGTTTTATTCTATATTTTAGTTTCTCGCCAAATATTTTTCTTTAAATTTATCGTAACCATTCTGCGCAATACTTTGCATCACTCGCATCGTGAAACCAAAAGATGAACCGCTGTGACAATTGTATCCTAGTTTCACAATCTTTTCACCAATTCTATTCACTTCAGAGTCTTGTGAAAACATGTAAGACTCAATGTCCCTTTGCATGAAACTCCAAAGCTCCAGCTGACTAATTGCTGCATGTGCAGTTGTAAACATGATACGTTCATTTTCATTAACAAACTCAAATTGACCGTTCCCGACGCTCGCCATTTCTTCACCGTTGCATTTATATTTATTGAATTAAAGTTAATCAATTTTTATTAAAGAATTTTACTTAATGCTTCTATATTCTCGCTTGACAAAGTCTCTGGAAATTTTGTGTGAAAATGGATAATTAAATGTCCAGTGTGTCCGTCTCTCGTTAATCCCATATTTGGAATCACTTTTTGATACTCTGGGGGGATTATATTTCCAGGAAGATTATTAATCGTGTATGTCTTTCCATTTATGTATTTCAAGTCAAAACTGAATCCGCAAAGCGATTCTTTGAGAGAAATATCCTTCTCCATAATTAAATCTAAACCTCGACGAGTAAAACATGAATCGTTGTTAACGGCGATAAATATTTTTACATCTCCTTTGCAATGCTCATTAATTACATTCCCTTGATCTTTTAATAGTATTATTTCATTGTGGTCTATTCCTTTAAACAAGTCAATGTAAATTATAGTTGTTTCATTTACTTTATTTCCATTTTCTATAACCCATCTTTCAATTTCAATTGGAATTTTCCCACCATTCAAGACGATCTCCATATTAATTTGAATCGTTTTAACTATTGCTGGAGGTTTTTCCATTTGATTCATATTCACTGGAACACCATTTCTGAAAATTCTAATGTTAGGTCCTCCCGGAAACCCACCTGCGAATATCCCTCCTGGCATTCCAGGATGCATCCCCGGCATCCCACCAAAAAATAAACTTTCTAATATATCATTCATATCAGGTTCACCGTGCCCACCAAAACTATTCATCCTCATAAATGGATTCTTCCTAGCCGCATCATATTCCCTCCTTTTATCACCATCACTTAATGTCTCATACGCCTCATTCACTTTCTGAAATATTTTTGCCTTTTCAACATCCCCCTGTGTCCTATCTGGATGATATTTGAGAGAAAGCGACCTATAAGCCTTTTTAATATCATCCGCGTTCGCGTTTTCTGGAACTCCTAATGTATTGTAATAGTCATCCGCCGACATTTAATATTATTCTTTGAGATAAACTTAAATAATAATTTACGAATATATTTATTAATGGAACACAACCTATTTATCAATAAATTTCAACCACTATACTTTAAAGATTTTGAAGTTGACGAAGAAATGGTCCAAATATTAAAAACACTCATTGACATGAATAATCTTAATATACTCTTTATTGGAGATATGGGATGTGGAAAAACTTCAATTTTAAACGCCCTTATTAGAGAATATTATAATGGCATTTCAGACAAGCAATATGCCGATAATATTTTACAAATTAACAATCTGAAAGAACAAGGAATTAATTATTATCGCAACGACGTTAAAACATTCTGTCAAACTTGTTCCATTATTAAAAATAAGAAGAAAATTGTGGTTTTAGACGACATTGATTTAATTAATGAACAGAGCCAACAGGTCTTTAGAAACTGCATTGATAAATTCAGTCACAATGTGCATTTTATATCTTCTTGCAGTAACATTCAAAAGGTAATTGAAAGTCTACAGTCGCGATTCACTATTATTAAAATTAAACCTCTGCAAAGAAACAATTTAGCAAAAATTATGAAAAAAATTAAATTTGCTGAAAATATAGAAATTAGTGAAGACGCTGAAAACTTTATACTAGATATATGCAATAACACTGTAAAGATTCTAATTAATTACATGGAAAAGTTTAAATTACTTTCTGTCCCCGTTACATTTGAACTGGTAAACAATGTTTGCACCAATATTAGTTTTTTCTCATTCCAAAAATATACAGAACACTTAAAAGATAAGAATTTAGTAGAAGCTATTAAACTTATTTATTCTATTTACGACAAGGGTTACTCTGTTATGGATATTTTAGATAATTATTTTTTATTTATCAAGACTACAAATATGTTAACTGAAGACGAAAAATATATGATTACGCCTTTCATATGCAAATATATAACTATATTTCACAACATTCACGAAGATGAAATAGAATTAGCGTTGTTTACAAATAATTTAATAAACCATTTCGTGTAAAATAATTTTTTACATTATATATATAAATTATAATACTATGGAACATCCAACATTTTTAAGAGTTGTAAAAATTGATAACTTAATAAACATTGATTCCCATAAAATTGCAAATAATGATAATTACGACTATTTTATTTCAACCACTGTCAAAGAATCCCATTTATTCACTTCTGAATTATTAAAACATTTTCACATTTCAGATGCTGTTGCGTTTGTTGGTCTAAATGATGCGATTCCACTAGGATTACCTATTAGTGTTTTCCAGAAACACATTTCAAATGTTCGCAGTAAAGATGCTGTTAATTTGGATTTTTACACTACATTCTTCAAAAATATTTTCTTAAGGATGGATGTAAAAGGTTATGAAGTTTCTTGGTTAAATTATATATCTGAAGAAAAACTAAACCGAATTAAACAAATTGTAATAACGCTAGACCCCGTTATAAATGAAATTGGACTGAAAAAATTGAACAATACTCATGTTCCTGTTAACGTAGACTTCAAAAATAATAACAAACTTGTTATTACATATCTAAGAAAAGACATGATTTCAGATTCGGTTGTTCAAAGTTCACTTTCAGACGTTTCACTTTCGGTCGTTTCACTTTCAGAAGAGACAAAAGTTTTTGCAGATGAACCTATTTCAAATGAGAATGTTAGTAATGAAATTACTCTTGTTGTTGAAGAGATTATTCCCGAAGAACCTACTACAGTTATAGAAGAAGTTCGTGTTATTGAGGAAGAACCGATTGTGCGCAATTTATCCTTTAATATTCCAATTTTATTGCCTGAATTGAATGAAAAGACAACGATACATTGCACATTTTCAATGCGGAATGATTCTAAAGAACCGATTGTTGTGGAGTCTGTTTCAGAAGAACCTGTTTCCCAAGAACCTACTACAGTTGTAGAAAAAGTTCATGTTTTTTCTAAAAATCCTCTTTCAGAAGAACCCGTGACTGAAGAACCTGTTTCTGATGAGCCTATTTCCGAAGAACCTGTTTCCGAAGAACCGGTTTCTGAGGAGTCTCTTTCCGAAGCGCTTGTTTCAGAAGAACCTGTTTCCGAAGAAGCCATTGTTGCTGAAGAACCAGCCGCTGAGCAGAATATTTTAGAAGAGTCAATTGTTGCTGAAGAACCCGCCGCTGAGCAGACTATTTCCGAAGATCCTATTTTAGAAGAGCCTATTTCCGAACAGCCTGTTTCTGAGGAGCCTGTTTCTGAAGAACCATCCGCTGAGCAGCATATTTTAGAAGAGTCAATTGTTGCTGAAGACCCCGCCGCTGAGCAGACTATTTCCGAAGATCCTATTTTAGAAGAGCCTGTTTCCGAACAGCCTGTTTCTGAGGAGCCTGTTTCTGAAGAACCATCCGCTGAGCAGCATATTTTAGAAGAGTCAATTGTTGCTGAAGACCCCGCCGCTGAGCAGACTATTTCCGAAGATCCTATTTTAGAAGAGCCTGTTTCCGAACAGCCTGTTTCTGAGGAGCCTGTTTCTGAAGAGCCCGTTTCCGAAGAACCTATTTTAGAAGAGCCCTTTTCCGAAGAACCTATTTTAGAAGAGCCCTTTTCCGAAAAACCTCTTTCCGAACAGCCTATTTTAGAAGACCCAGTTTCCGAAGAGCCTGTTTCTGACGAGTCTCTTTCCGAACAGCCTGTTTCTGAGGAGCCTGTTTCAGAGGAACCTTTGGCCGAGGAACCTGTTTCCGAAGAACCTATTTTAGAAGAGCCCTTTTCCGAAGAACCTGTTTCTGAAGAATCCTTGGCTGAAGAGCCCGCCTCTGAGAAGCATATTTTAGAAGAGCCTGTTTTAGAAGAAGCTATTGTTGCTGAACTTGTTTCCGAAGAACCTGTTTCTGGAGAGGAACTTTCTAAGGAGCTTATTTTAGAAGAACCAATCGTTGCCGTACATGTTTCTGAAGATGCCATTATTGCGGAATTTGTAACTTATGATCCTGTTTCCGAAGACATTTTTTCTGATGAGCCAATAGTTGCGGAACCTGTGCCGGATTACCTTGTTTCCGAAGAACCTGTTTCCGAAGAACCTGTTTCTGAAGAACCTGTTTCTGAAGAGATTACTCTAGTTATTGAAGAGTCGGTTTCCAAAGAAAACGTTTCTATTTTGGATGAGACTTTTATTCCGGAAATTTCTCAATTTATTGAGAACGCTGTTTCAGATAATCTTAATTCAGACGAATTGAATTTGTGCGACAATGTTATTGATGAAGACGGTTCGGTTTTTAATGAATCTGTTGCTAATGAATCTACTGCTACTGAATGTCTTGAAATCAATTTGAGTTGTAAGGAATTGAATGCCGAAAATTTTTCTGAAGAAAACGCGATCGCGAACGAAGTAACTCAAAAACCCCGAGGCCGAAATAGAAGAAAAAATGCGGGCAATAATTCAATTATAAGGATTTCTCAATTTAGATGCTGATATTTTAAGTGATTGTAGAAAGAAAAACGACCGCGTAAAAAATTAAATGGTAATTAAGTTTTACACCATCGCAAATATATACCTGATTAATCAATTAGTAAAAAATTTATTTAATATTCCATAATAATATAAATGTCTAATCAGACTTTTAAAAATAAAATTCCAACAGAATTATTATTTGAACTTTTAGATAATATATGCAGCAAAAATGATAAATATTATATTATTAACAACGATTCTTATAAAAAGGGCATATTTGCAAAGTCAATTTTATGCTTTTTTGAAAAATGTAAGCCTTATTACCATTTGTCAAAACAAAAGTATTTAGAGAGAAAATTGACCTATAATACATTTACGACTGTTTTGAGACAAATATGCAACTTTAATAAAATAACATACACTTCTCAAATAAAATACGACAAATCTAACTACAACATCATTTATTATGTTTATTTTGCAAATATATAATGTGTTTTTACACTTTTCAACATAGCGGCGAACCCTGGTTCCTATGTTAATTCGTCTAAATTCTAACTTGTAAAAAAAATTTAATGAAAAATAATATAAAATTATCTATAGCACTATTTTTATATGGTGTGCTGCGTCTGTAAAAAAACATTTATAAGAAGTGTAGATTTAACTGATTATTATGAAAAGAAGAGAGAATTCGATAACAAAATTTCAAATATAATTGATAGTTTAACAGAAACAGAATTATCAAAAAAAAATGACGAAATTTGGGATATATTATTAAATTATGAAGCGTTGATTTTGCTTCCTAATTACAAACCAAACAAATGTAATACAGAAAATTGCAATTCATTAATATGTAATTTTTGCTATAAAGATAAAAAAAATATTATATGTTTGGAATGTAAAAATCTCCACCCCACCCTCCCTTAAAATTATGACTGCTTCATAAATGACAAATAATAATAATTACTTGTGATTTCAATATTTATTTTGTATTTTTACTTAGTATTTTCATAGTTGTCAGAAATTAGAATCTAAGGTTTTGGGTCCGTGTTTTTTCTTATCAAATGCGTGGCAAATGGCTGAGGTTTAAGTCCCCACAATCCAAACCCAGATGGTACTTGCCAGTAACCAATCCATTTTTTAGGTCTATCTACCATTGGCTCAATAGTTCCCTTCTTAGAATCTGGCGTACTAGCCAATAAAATATATTTGCTTATTATTACATTTGATTCCAATACTTGTTTGGGAGAAAGCCTGGCAAACCACTCGTAATGTCGGCGATTTAATATTTCTTTTGCCGGGATATAAATTCCATAAGCTTGGGGATATAAATCAATATAGTCATTTGACAATAAATCATCAACCAATATTGTATTATCGTCCATTGTCTTTGTTCCAATTAACTTTCCAGGAATCAATGTAACTTGACCTTTATTTGCGCGAGTGTTGCACCAACGATTAAAGTCTCCCAAGAACTCACCTTGGGCCGTGTAATCAGATGAAACCTTTCTCTGCATAAAATCAATTAATTCTTGCATTACGGGATTTTCTTTTGTAGACCCCATAAAACTTGAATCGGCATAAAACTCGTGAGTTGTTGATGTGATGTTTCTATCCACCGTTTCACAAACAAACATTTTCTCTCCACTTGTTCCCATGTTATACAACTCTATTAAGTTTCTCATGCACAAAAAGGATGGAGGCACAACCATTCCTCCATAAATGTGCAATAACTTTGCAGTTGCAAGAGAACGAACATAATCTAGAACTGGGGTTGAAATTGTTTTCATATTAACAGACCAACCTGGAATAAGCTTTACAAAAGAATCATCATCTATTAAACATATGCGAAAAGATTCTTCACATTGATTTATAATGCTTTTAACCGTTAAATACATGTAAGGTTGATTCAACTCAAATGAACTACGCGAACCAAAACTAATCCAGTTTCTGGCGTTGTAATCATATGCAATCGGAATCCATAAAATCGGTTTTTTTTCTTTGGCTAAATCTGTGTCCTTCAATAAATATTTTTGGATTGAATCATAGTTTTCACTGTTTTCTTCTCTCATGCGTTTATCTTCATATCTATTGTATAAAAACCATACAATCATCAAAACGATTAACAGATATATGTAATTCATGTAATTTTTTATCTTAAATGGCATATATATAATATTATTATAGATTTTATTTCATCTATAATAATAATAATAATAAACTAATTATTTTTTAATAATTGCAATCCACTCCAGAATTCTTGATTCTTTTGTTTTGCCATCTCTGTCTGTTTTGCTAATTCATATGCTCGTCTAATAGCCCTTTCTTCCTCTTTTTCATTTCTTTGTTTTAAATATTGTTCAGCTTGTTGTTCTGATAATGGTTTTGTATCTTGATTATTTCTATAACTCATGTACTCATTCACACTTCCAAACTTTTGTTTCTGTTCATAGTCTTCTTCTGTAACTGGAATAACAGTTTCTGTATGCGCTTTATATAAATCTTGAAAGCCTAATCCGCTAAATAAACCGGAGTCATATGTCCCAGGCGCATCATTTGATAACTCAGAAGAGGTTATTGAATTTGTTGACCATATTTCCTGGACATCTTCTCTCACAATTAGAGAACGAGCCTTTTCCTTTTTCTTATCAAACTCTTGTTTCATTGTTGCCATTGACACATTTTTTGCTTGTTCTATGTCCTCATCTGTCTTTAACCAATCTCCATATCCTTTTTCTTCATGTTCATTTGACAACTTATTTCTCTCAAATTGTTCATTGAACCATCTATTAAAGTTGGCACTCTTCTTAAATTTTTCATTGGATTCAAAAAATTGGTCCAATAGAACTGTCTTATCTTCATCTGAATAGGTTGAATATTCTGTATTTTTGGGATTTTTACTGTCTACATCTCCGCGTTTTTTGAATTCCCAAACTGAATACAACATCTTATATGCTTTTGAATAAAAAAGGAAATAATCTGCAGGAAGGTTGGATTTATCTGGATGTGTTTTTAATACAATTTGTTTTGCTCTTTTCATGTCATGTTCATCAAAATTAACAGGAACTTTAAATAAAGAGAGAATATCTTGTAAGTTATAATTGTTTATATCTAAATCTACCGAGTTCATATACAAACATTAGAAAAGGTTATATAAAAAATTACACATTCATTTAAATAACAACAAATAAAAATAAATAAAAACAGGAACTAAAATGTCAAATGCAATTGTTAATCTAAAAGCAACCAATCTTCGGGCAAGCACACCCATTTGTAGTAACTAATCTTATCCCACTTGAACAGTTCGTTGGATATATTGAACGATTCAATTGTAACTGCACCATGGTCCTTGCAACTGTCGCGGTTTTTGTAATCAACGATTGGAGTAGAATGAATAATATGTTGGTCTTTGATTGTTTTTGTTTCTTCCACGGTGTCATATACAACAGCGAGATGACCTTGGTCTTTTTCGCCGTTATCCTTGGCCTTGTAACGCGCCATTAGAAGAGTTCCTCTTGGATATCGCGAATTGATGTCAAATTTTTGGGCTCGCTTATTTTGATACAAATAAGCAAACCATGCCGTAGTTCCGCCTGGATATTGTTTATATATATTGCCATACTTTCCGCGAATCTTGGGACCAATGCCAGGAATAGTTAATCCGCAGAATCTTCGCATTAAATTAGGCAATCCGGCGCAAACAATATATTTATCTTTTTCCAAAATTTCTTTGGCGGTTGGTGGTGGAGAATTTTCGCACCAAAATGCATTGTCACCAGTAAATGTTTCTATTTCTCCATTCACATACCATCTAAATGGAAGTCCTTTTAGGGACTCTACATAAAGCATAGCTTCCTCAACATTTGTTTGCGTCATTGTTAATTTTGGGTTCAAGAGAGAAGATAACAGCGATTTCAATTTTTCTGTAAGTCAACCAAAAATTCAATTAATTTATATTATTTATTCGCGTATTGTTGTTAATAATATTATTAACATCACTTCCAAGTAGAATACTATTTTCTAACAATTTTTGAATTATTATATCCATGAATTCCTTATTTTCTGTCAAAATTGTTTTTGCTTCAGCGTAAGCACTTTTAACCAAATTCAACGATTCTTTATCAAATATTTCCTTTGTATGTTCAGAATACTTGGCTCCCATAGATAAACTACGACCCAAAAAAGGATTTCTATCATTGTCTACTTCGTCGTTATAGAAAACTTCCATCTTTAATCCCATCCCGTAGTTGCCAATCATTCTTTGAGCCAACGAGTTTGTTTGTTTTAAATCCTGAACTGCACCGACAGAGACATGGTCATCACCGTAAAATATATTTTCGGCAGCCTTTCCTCCCATGCCAACCATAAGCCTTTTAAATAGCAAATCCTTTGTATAAAGACCACTCTCAGTTACATTTCTGTATTCATTAAATACTGTGTAACCTCCAGCCCCGCTATAAGTGCTTTGGATGCTCACTTTCTTTAAGTCAAAATAATTATTATATATTGCTGCCAAAAGTGCGTGGCCAGTTTCGTGAATGGCAACACGGCGTTTAGCCTCATCATCTCTCGTATCCACCTTTTTCACAATACCAACAAGTAATTTGTCTAATGCTTCTAATATAATTTTTTCAGTGATAACAGTATTTCCATCTCTCGCACATAAAATAGCTGCTTCATTCATCAAATTCTTGAGTTGAGCTCCAGAAAATCCTCCTGTTAGTTCTGCAATTAAACTAAGATTAACCGAATCGTCTAACATCTTATTCTTTGTATGAACTTTCAAAATTTTCACTCGCGATTCAACATCTGGAAGTGGTACATTAATAATTCTATCAAACCTTCCTGGTCTTAGCAAAGCTGCGTCTAGAACATCGCGCCGATTTGTTGCTCCCATTATAAGAATTCCTTTGTTATCTGCAAACCCATCCATCTCTGCTAATAATTGATTCAATGTTTGTTCTCTCTCGTCATTTGCCATATTTATCCCAGCTCCTCGTTGTCTTCCAACAGCATCAATCTCATCAATAAAAATAATGCATGGCTTATTTTCTCTCGCAGTTTTAAAAAGATTTCTAATTTTTGATGCGCCCATGCCAACAAATATCTCAACAAACTCGCTAGCAGCGATTGAAATAAAGTTGGCTTCAGCTTCGCTTGCAATCGCCTTGGCTAACAAGGTTTTTCCTGTACCTGGAGATCCTTCTAATAAAATTCCGCGAGGAATTTCGGCCCCGGCTTGTTCGTATAAGGTGCTATTCTTCAAATAAGATACAACCTCGGCACATTCTTGAAATATTTCCGGACTCCCAGCAAAACTGGCGAGAGAAACATTTGCTTGTTGCATATTAATTTTATCTTTGTTTAAATCATTTGGCATCCCGCTACCCAAAAACGACGAAGGATTTCGCATTTGACTATTCACTCTGAAAAAACTAATTATTACACTGAGTATAATTCCTGGCAAAAGAAACATTTCAGCTCCATTTAAAATGTTTCCAGCCATCTGTTGATATATATTTGGTTGAGGGGGTTGAGAGAAAACTGTATTTACTTCATTTTTAACTGATAAATCAACCAAGCTATTTGTAACTAGTGGAGTTATTTTAGTTATCGTATAGTCTTCAACCGAGTTTTCGTGAAGTTCTGAATCCTCCGCTATAACTGTGTCCATCCTATCACCAAAATATAAACTCTTCACCTTGTGATTTTCAATATTTTTTATAAGCGAGTTATAGGACAACTCACTGTATAAATACTTGTTCCTCAAGACATTGTCAGGAATCTTCATGAATAATCTGCTTGACCTAAGCGCGCTAGTTGCATACAATATGGTTAGAAAAACCACAAACGATCGCATTACTATTTATAAAAATAAGTTTTTATATTTAAATCGCTCCATTTAAATATAAATAATATATAAAAGCTTGTCTAAAAAAATACATTATTTGAAAATGCATTTAACCGACTGTAATGATATTCAGTTTCATCGTAACCTCCTACAAACTTTCCCTCAAAAAAAACAATTGGAAACACTCTTACAGATTTTTCTGCTATGATTTCAATGAATTTTAAAAACTCTTCCTTGGCTTCAATCAAATAATCGTCACAATCAACTATATTCACTGGCGCATTTACTTCTGTTAAATATTTTTTTACTTTACTGCAATTTGGGCAGCCAGATTTGCTATAAATAGTATATCCGGTCATTTCGGGGATTTTAAATTCTTGGTCCATTTTATAATACAAAATAACATTATATTTATTACATTTTCAAATATAATTTTATTCGGATACGCGCATCTTTTTTCTTGGAGGCTGTTGGCCTTGGGTTTCAGGCAAAGGTTTATAAAATTCATTAAAGATTACTTGTGGAGAAGCTTCTTGTATAAGCTGCATTTCCAACTTTTTCGTCTTTTCAATCATTTGTTGGAGTTCATTGATAACAATTGCGCTCTGAATAGCAAAGCTCTCTCTTTCGGTGAATTCGTCCATCATGGTTATAAGTATTTGATTTTAATTTAAATACAAAAATAAAATCAATTTTTATTTTAAAAGCTGACTCTGATACTGGGTTTGTGCATATGCATTTTGAAGCGCTAATAAATGAAGGCCACATCTTTTAAAAAAAGCGTCTAATTGCCCGGGGTCGGCACCAGTTACACTATCATCTGGAGCAAATGATACATTTCCTCTCTTATACATAAGAATGACAGGAATACCATTTACCATACGACGCTGCTTCAAGTAAGAATATAAATCTATGCTTTCATCAACATCAATGTCAGCGCAAATAACATTCGGGGGAGATGATGCAAAGAAGGCTTCTACAATGTGAGCGATTTTTTTGCAAGGACCACACCAGGTTGCTCCCAACTTAACTATTACTAAACCCGGGTTAGCTTTTAAAACGTTTAAAAACACATCACGATTCTCAAAAACGCTAATTACTTGCTTTGTCACAGCATTTGACATTTATAGTATAAATATTTTAAAATTTACGATTCTAAACTATTTATAACTTTTCTTTATTAATAACAACTTCCTTGCTAATATTTCTTATAATTTTATTATAGTTATTTTCATCCTCTTCTGCAGTCGCTCCGCCCATTGAGTTTAATACGATTTTATTGTAATCTGTATTTTTTTTAGAATCATAATCATTTGATTCTGGATTTTCTTCTTGCCATTCATGTATTTGTTTAAAATTCTTAGCCGCAATATATTTTATAGCCGTTTTTAACTTTTTCTTTTCATCATTGTCCTTTTCCCACGCATCTTTATCCTTAACATATAAAACTTCTCTCTTTAAATCGCTGCAATGAATGGGTCGTTTGCAAACATCAAGTTCTTTAAGTCCTCTAATAAAAAGTTTTGAAATCCCTTCGGAGTATCCTAAGCGACCTACCATATCTAAATCAGATGTTTTCAATTGAAGTTGATTTATAAAATCCATAATATTAAGAGCATCTTTGCATTGTTCATTTAAGAAAAACTGTAGATTAAAGTTATTGGTGTTATTTGTTGTGTTATTTGTTGTATTGTTAATAACAGTATTTTTCTCTTTGCATAACTCAATTATCTGTTTTTGTAGTTCCATATTTTGATTTAAGAGAGACATTACTAAATCATTTGTTGGTTGTTGTGGAGTTACAGATTCAATTTCCTTTTTTTTGATACAAGTTTTTTGATGCTTCCATAGACTAGAGTGATGTAAATATTTTTTCCCACAAGAGCAATTATAGCTCTTGGCAACTTTTTCGCAACTTTTTGTAGTATTATTGTCGTCGTTTGTAGCATTCAAATGTTTTGCTGACAAAATATGTTTATCATAGCTACTTTTCTTACTAGTACAATAGTCACAATGTTCGCAGAGCAACTTTTTCGCAACTTTTTCGCAACTTTTTGTAGTCATTTGTAGTATATATAGACTACAGAGAAAGTTGCTAAACCCTTTTTCCAAAAAAACACTTAAAATTTATCATAACAAGTTTTGAATGAAAAATTTGGTATTGAGAGCATTATGATGTAAAACCCATTTTGGGAAATCCTGTTTCGCAAAAATCCTAGCCCTTTTGAAAATTGGACATTTTTTTTGTCCATTTTTAACTTTCGCAAACACTTTTGAACATTCGAAATTTCCCAAAAATAGATATTATTCTCAAAGTAACTTAAAGAACATAAAGTTTTCCATTGAGGATATTAATGCAAAAATATTTATTAATATACTTTGCTAGGTGGTTCAATTAAATTCTCAAACTACGATTTATAATGTGTTAGCATAAAAATAATATATAACATTAAGTAATATAAATATAATAAATGATAATAATATAAGAATGCTGAAAAGAGCATTAATTTTTGCATGTTTTATTCAATCAAGTTTTCAATATATGGCAAAGTTCTTTAACCACTGGCATTGTGTTGGAATTAAAGACGCCGTAGATTTATCCAAACCCATTAAATTTAATGTTGGAGAACTTCCATTAGTTATGTGGAAAAATAAGGAAAACGAATTAATTACTTGTTTAAACATATGCAAACACATGGGTTCAAAGTTGGACAATGGAATTATTACAAATGAAGGCTGTTTAAAATGCAGGTATCATGGCTTAGAATTTACTAAGGAAGACCGATTTGGCGAAACTATGGAGCATGAAGGAAAAATATTTTGGTCTTACAATCCAAGCCAACCAGCTCCCTATAAAATACCCTTTTTCAATAATAAACATTATGAAAAGTCTTTCTTGCAAATAGATATGGAAGCCTCCTTGCCTGATAGTGCATTCAATACAATGGATTTGAGGCACCCAGAATATGTTCATAAAGGGGGTTTTGGAAGCTCTATTCCACCAACAAATATAAAACAGTATCAATTTAAAGACCGAATTGGACTGTCGTTTGATTATGTGTCAAATCCAATTATGAAGTCGTTAAATGAAAATACTAGAACAACTCACAATTTTCATATGTTTGTTTATCCATCGTTTACTTGGTCGCGAGTTTCATTTAATGATAAACATCTAATTATTGCAGTAAATTTACTTCCATTAGAAAATAAAAAAACGAGATGGTATGTCACAATATGTCACAATTATTATAAATCCCCCATGCAAAAAAATATAATGAAGGGATTGGCCACATTTATTTTAAGTCAGGACTACTTTCAAATGAAAAACCAGTATCCAGAAAATAAATTAAAAGCTGCAGTATTGTTTAATCACATCTTCAAGGATGAAGATGTAATATTGTGGTTGAGATCAGAATTTAAAGATTATAAATTTCCTGATGTGAATGTTTGTTTGGATTTATTTACAGAATACAATTCAAACAGAACGAGTTCTAAGCCATAACTTCTTTAACATACTTTTCTAGTTCTCCGATTTCTATTTCTGGAAGTTCCACGTGGGATTCCCAGAAATACTTGCAAAACGCCCAGGTAAATTCGCAGTCTGTTGGATATAAATCGGCATAATCATACTTCAACTTATTATACAATTTTTCTGGAAGGAAACTCAAACTTTGTCTGGGCAATACATAACAAAGTTGAACAAGTGGTGTAACAGCAACATGTGTGTTTGGTTGAACAAATGTAGTATCAAAATAAGGAATAAATCGTAGCAAATCCTTAAGCAACGGAGGATAATTATGCTTGTAACACCAACGCCAATCTGGGCATCCACTTGTATAATATTTCATGGTCCATTCCAATCCTTGCAAGTAGTTAATGCAAATTTCCTTGCATCTATCCTCATCAATGTCAATCTTAAACAAACACTTGTAATACCGATATCGCCAACCATCTTTAAAAGGATTAATATACTTCTCAAGTTCGCGTTCATATGTTGGAATTGCATCAAATTTGGCATACTTTTGCTCGGGAGTATCGGTTGGATAGTTGTTTCGCTCTCTCTTGTCGCGAAGCTTTACCTCGTTCTTAAAATATTCATCCTCCATTGCGGCTAGAAACTCAACAAACTTCCTCACATTTTTCCAGTAAATAATCTTTCCATCTGTGAGATTTTCGTTGGTTCCTCCAAGCGTCGCCTTATAAGCATTGAGAAGCTTATCAACTCCTCCTGTGCGAATATTCACCGCCGGAAAGTGTGGCATAAAATCATTTCCTAAGAAGAAACACAAGAAGATGTAATCATATACGCGATTCTTCTGTTGTTCTGTTGTAAGTTCTTCGTCATTGTTCATGTTTAAAGTAATAATGCGAGCCAAATCAGGAATGTCCAAAAGATATGTTTCGTTTGGTTCCAACGAGTTGTCAATCGTCTTTATAAACTCTGGTGTTTCTCTAAACAAATAAATATTTTCGCTAATTGGCAAATGATTGATGGACAACATAATAAGGTCAGCGTCTAGACCATAAATTACAGTGCTTTTATCAGAGTGTTCGTCTGCGTTTGAACGAATGTAGTGAAATATCTTGTGTTCTCCTTCTCCAATTTCGTCCGAGGTAGAAACTATAATTTTCTTCAGTCCGTATTTGGCTGCGTCTTTGAAATGCGACAAGATTCCCACACTAAGGTCTTGCATGAAAACAGTTCCTGGCGTAATTGCAGTTGTATTCCAAGGGTCAGTTCCGGCAGCCTTTTTATAGATTGACTTGGATATTTCGTTTTGATACCAAGATTTGTATCTTCGGTTTCTTTGTTGTTCCAACTTTGCTACTGGTGCTACACCATCAAATGCAACCATAAGAACATTATCTGGCGAAATAAGCGAAATATACTCCTCAATCTTCTGAATTACTTTGTAAATGATAGTCCTAGTAGCAGTGTCGGTTAGCTCCTCAAAATTAATGTTGCGAACAGCATCATATATTATAGAATTGCAATCCATGTATAAATTATTGATTGTCATTTGTCCTTTTAACAACTTTTTAATAATTTCTGGGTGGTTTTTAACAATGTATGAAAAGTAGCTTGGTATTCCCATTCTTTGAGTAACTTGCCAATATACATTTAATATGTTTGTAATTATAGTTAATCAATTTTTTGAATTAAACTTAGCAAATTCTAATATTCTAATATCTATATAAATAAGAGCATGGATAAAAAAGGGCAACAAGTAATAAAAAACTCAAATGATATACACAATCTAGTGGAAAAAAAGTTGACTTTTTTTCAAGATGTTATCCAAAAAACAATATTAAATTCACAAAAAAATAAAATGCTTGACATTTTAGGAGTTAGTGACATAACAACTTGTGTTAACGTTCTTAATAATATAATCAATAAAATGAAAGATATAAATGAAAACGACGTGACTGTCTCAACAGATGCTATTGTAAACAAATTGCAAATATTAAACAATGATCTATCTGGATTGCTTAAAAATTATGGTACTGATTCTTTTGAGGATTTGTTGTCAATATGCTTTGGAAATAATTCGTCAATAGTTATAAATGAAGAAGATAATGTTAAATATGAATTGTTAAAAAAATATTTTCATCCGACTCAATACAAGCTGGTAAATTTGAAAAAATCTGAAACTGACAAAATAAAAACTAGTTTTATGGATGATTTTGTTACAGAAAAAACCAAAAATTTGGACTGTAGTGATATGGCTATAGATTCAAAACAATTTCACTTAAGAGTATATGGAATAAAAGTATATGTTTATCACAGTGGATTTAACAAACATTTAATTATATATGGCATAATTGATGATATTATGCTTGGATATCTAAACAATAAATACATAAATAAAAAGTTGGAGATTATTAAAAATTCAAATAAAAATGATGACGATTTTAATGAAGGGTGTTTTGATAGATATTTGTCCTCTTTAACATTAAAAGATTATCTAATATATAGCCCTCAAGAAATTATCAATAGATATATTGGAAATGTTACGCAAAGTAAAATAATAAAACAAAAAAATTTGTCGCAAATTGTTAAAGATTTTATATTAAGCGATTTGTATTCAAAAAGGGTTGTATTGATGCAATTGTTAATAAGTTCAAACGAGTACGATAATAAATATATGGCTTATTTATTATATGATTTGCTGTCAAATGATTCAAATGGTACGGTTGATACTGTTGAACAAACAATACTATTTGATAGTTTTCCGTGGTCAATAAAACAATATTTTAGAGAAGCGATGAAGAAAACAATACAATATACAAACGAACTGTCAAATTTTGATGTAAATAAGATACCTTTAGAACAGCAAATTTGCTTAATGAAAACGGTGGATTCTGTAAAAGAAAAGGCAATGTCAAAGTTGAAGGAAGTAAAGGCTAAATCAGAGGATTCTGGTTCAAAAGCGCGTCAATATTTGGATGGACTATTAAAAATACCATTTAATGTCTACACAAAAGAACCTATAATGTTTTTAATGGACGAGAATAGGAAATTGATAGTAGATGTTTTTTGCGATGATAAAATTAAAAAGCTTGTAGATGTTGGAGAAATAAAAGAAAAATATACAAGCATTGAAATGATAAAATATGTCAAAAATATAAAAGATAAGATAATTGAGACAAATGGATCGGATTTAATAAAAACAATAAAAAAGCAATTTAATGATTGTGATAAACCAACATTAATATTAAATATAAAAAAAATAAATGACTTAATTTCAAGTAGATCTTTAAAAATTTCAGAAATTAACACGTCAGGAGTTCTAAAAAAGAATATATTGATAAAAGTTGCAGAATTTATAGAATATTGCAACACATTTCACAAAGATATATTGTTAGAATTAAATTCAAATGTAAAGCCGTTAACTGGCGTCTCTTTGCAAATCAAATCAATTGAATCAAATTTTGGAAAGATATCAGATTATATGCAAAATGTTAAAAAAATATTAGATGATTCTGTTCATGGTCATGACAATGCGAAGAAACAAATAGAGAGAATAATTGGACAATGGATAAATGGTGAACAAGATGGGTACTGTTTTGGGTTTGAAGGCCCCCCGGGTGTCGGAAAAACGACAATGGCAAAAAAAGGGTTGTCAAATTGTTTGATAGATGAAAATGGAAAAAATCGGCCATTTGCTATGATACAAATGGGTGGTGATAGCAATGGTAGTTCGCTGCATGGACATAATTACACGTATGTCGGTTCAACTTGGGGTGGAATAGTTCAGATATTAATAGATAAGAAATGTATGAACCCAATTATTCTAATAGATGAGTTGGATAAAATATCAAAAACTGAACATGGCAGAGAGATAGTTGGAATACTTACGCATTTATTAGATCCAACACAAAATGACTGCTTTCAGGATAAGTATTTTTCTGGTATAGATTTGGATTTATCAAAGGCTCTATTTATTCTCTCTTATAATGATGTAGAATCAATAGATAAGATTTTATTAGACCGCATACATCGCGTTAAATTTTCAAGTCTATCATTGGAGGATAAGTTGGTAATTGCAAGGACACACATGTTGCCCGAAGTTTATAAAAAAATGGGATTAGATGGTATAATAAATATTAGTAATGATGTTTTAAAATTCATAATAGACGATTACACTTCTGAACCTGGAGTTAGAAAATTTAAAGAGATATTGTTTGAGATAGTTGGAGAGATAAATTTGGACATTTTGAAGAATCAACAAACAATGTTGGATTATCCTATAAATATTACAATTGAAGATATTAAAACAAAATATTTCAAAGATAAACGCGGAGTTGTGCATAAACAGGTTCACTCTGAGAGCGCGGTTGGTATCATTAATGGTCTATGGGCTTCAGAAAATGGCTCTGGAGGAACGCTTCCAATCCAATCCAGGTTTTTTCCATCTGATTCTTTTTTAGGATTAAAGTTGACAGGAATGCAGGGAGACACAATGACAGAATCAATGAATGTTGCACTCACTCTAGCATGGAATTTGACGTCTTATGAAAACAAGGAAAAGGTGCGTCAATTGTACGAAGAAAAGAAAAACGGAATTCATTGCCATTGTCCCGACGGCGCTACAAAAAAAAATGGTCCATCTGCGGGAACAGCAATTTGTGTATCAATGTTTTCATTATTAAATAATAGAAAAATTAAAAGTCACATTGCAATTACTGGGGAGATTGAACTGCTTGGTCTTGTATGTGAAATTGGTGGATTAGACTTAAAATTCTTGGGAGGAATAAAGGCTGGGGTTAAAGAATTTATCTACCCCTCTGAGAATGAAAAAGACTACAACAGTTTTATGGGAAAGTATAAAAATACAGATTTGATAAAGGATATAAAATTCCACCCAGTAAATAATATCCAAGAAGTGTTTGAACTTGTCTTTGAAGATGAAAAATAAATTATTTTATGTAAAATACAAAATAATACAAAATAATGCAAAATAATACAAAATACAATAATAAAATATTATAGTTTATTATTATATGAGCGCCAATATTTCAAACATAACAAATACACCAATTATGCAAAAAATAGGAAGCGGATTTGACGCGCCATTAGTTGTCACACAACCCATGAATTTAATCGTATTGTTAGTGTTTTATTCTCCCATAATTGTTGCATTAGGAGTGTTAAGTATGTCATTTATATTTCAAAACTTTAAGGGCTTTATTTATTTAGGATTCCTCTTAGGTATATCAGTTTTGAGAGAATTTTTATTGATGATATTTGGAGCAAAGCCTGAATTAAACACAAATAGAGTATGTAATATGGCTCAATATAGTAAATATGGAAATTCTGGATTTAGCTCATTTGTTCTCTCATTTACCGTCTTATATATTTGCTTACCAATGTTCTTAAATGGAGATGTAAATTACTGGATATTCGGAGGGCTGTTGGCATATTTACTTGTTGATATTGGCATTCGTTACGCAAAGACATGCATAACAACTTATACAGACATTTTACTTAATGTTGTCACAGGTGCATTTGCTGGAGCTGCAATCCCAGCCATGTTATACATCGGTGGATCATCAAAGTATTTATTCTTCAATGAGATTTCAAGTAATAAAGAAGTATGCTCAATGCCAAAAAAGCAGCATTTCAAGTGCTCGATATACAAAAATGGACAATTAGTTACCAGTACAACTAATTAGTATATTTAAAAATAAAACCTCCAGCGGTTTTATCTCTACCTCTGCAAACATGTCCAATGGAACCTTTATCAATATTTAGTTTCTTTGAAGCTGATATGATTGATTCAAACTTTTCTATTAAAATCATATTTTTATCATATTGAGTAACTCCGCGCAAATATTTATTTATTAATCCAGTTTTGTATGCATGCAATGTGTTTTCTTTTTTTGTTACCCATTCCAAATTAAAAGCGGCATTATTTAATTTATTTCCATCTATATGATTAACAAAACCCTTATTTTCTGGGTTTTTAATAAATAACAAAGCAACTAGTCTATGTAAAGCATGTCGTTTTTTATTTATTTGAATATAAACATACAATGAAGATTTATAATTTTTCATAATGTCTCCGTTATTATTTTTAAATCTACCCAGTGATGAAATATAGTAATTTTCTTTTCCATTTGTATATTCAATTGGAATAGATTTCCATTCTTCTTGTTCGTTATTTTCAAGAATGTTTTCTGTTATATCATATTTCCATTTATAGGTAAAGCAAGAAAGAGATTTTCCAATGATAACATTTCTTATTCCACTTATACAGGATTCTACGCTTGTAGCATCAGAGTTATGAAAAAGCCAAACAGATGCATCGGTGAGACTTCTATATTTTTCAAGAGTTTCAGTTGTGTCTTTATCTAGTCTTAAAACGGGTTTGGCTTTATTAGTTGTCCGTTTATTTTCTTCTGTGGCATAATTGTGTTCATTTTGTTCTTTTTGTGTAGCAAATTCAAGATTATTGACATTGTTGTTTATTTTATTTTTGTCTATGTGATTAACTGTTTTTTTATTGTCAAAATTGTCCATAAATGCATTTGCAACTAATCTATGAACCAAAAATGATTTTCTTATATTATTTGAACTTAATGCAACACAAAAATAGTTATTATTCATTTGTTTTCTTAGAATTTTTTGCGATTTTATGTTAATAACATTTCCAAAGTTGCTAACCGCATAATTATTAAAACCATTGACAATTGAATAAATTTCGTCGTCCATATTAATATGTAAAGATTTTTATATTTAAATTTAAATTAACATATATACAAAAGGGGGCTAATTGCTGCAAATTAAGCAACCTCAACAGTATCAACAGTTTCAACAGCATTAATAGAAACAGGATCTTGAACAGGATCTTGAACAGGTTGTTGAATTGTTGGACGGGGCAAAAAAAATCTAATATTACTTAAAAACCATTTTTTGAAATCACCTAATACGATGGTTCTTTGAAAAGTGTCTGCTAAAAGTTTCATATTTCCTTTTGTTTGAAATGCAGATACAAAGCCATTGTATGCAATAATGGGTCCGATTCCTCCATATCGTTCTGTTAATTTTGTTGCATCAAATACTGGTTTTTGTTTTCTTCTGTTCACAACATTATGAAAAATACACATTATATTTCTAAAGTCATTTTTGTTTCTAACTCCAGCAGGATTTACTTTGGAGAGAAAAGTAGTTGCGTGTTCAGAACATTCTGGACAAGGTAAAACCCGACAAATCCTTCTAATAAATCCAAATAATGCCGGAAAAATTGAATGAAACTGTTCCTCATTTATTTTTTCTGCGAGCACATGAAGAAAAGTCCAAATTGGAGGCCCCCATCTATTCGGCGACATTAATATAAAAATAAAAGATAATAAATATAAAGACTTAATTCATTAATACATAGGAATAATGCCGAAATATGTTATAGAGGAAAATTTAAGTTTTTATGATGAATTGTATAAATCTCTTGATGAACCAGAAACACAAGAGGAAACCACGGAAATGTGCTTAATTACAAATGCCCCTCTAAAGGAAAACTTTGTGACGTTAGGATGCAATCACAAATTCAACTATGATGCAATATACAATGATATTTATTGTCATAAGAAGAAATATAACTCTATGGAAAGATGCGCTTTAAAACACAAAGAAATTCGTTGTCCTTATTGCAGAACAATTCATAAGGAATTATTGCCTTATGTTGATGGTTATCAAAAGGTTCATGGTGTGAATCATTATGATGAAATGCAAGATAAATCAGACTATACTTATCATTCAGAGTTTAAACCAGGTGTTTGCGCTTATGTTCTGCCTACAAGCAACGCGATTGAGAATAGTGTTGTCCCTTCACAAAAGTGCCCAAATTGTTATGTAAAAATGTTTCAAATAGACAATAAGACTTATTGTAGTATTCATTATACTACAAGAACAAGAGAAGTATATAGAGCCAATAAGATTAAAGAACAGATGGAGAAAAAGAAGGCTGTCATGTTGGAGAAGCAAAAAATAAAGGATGAAAAGATAAAAGCAAAGCTAGAAGAAAAATTGAAAAAGCAGGCAGAAAAGTTGAAGCAAAAAGCAGAAAAAATGAATGCAAAGGCAAATAATATGAAAAATGAAAATGTTATTATATCTTCATCTGAGCAACCCATAGAGATTGATGAAACAAAATGCACACAAATTCTCAAATCGGGGCCAAATAAGGGAAAGCAATGTGGGTGCAAGATAGTAAATCAAGGTTTGTGTGGTAGGCACAATAAAACGAAAGAACCCCAAGAACAACTTAACCACTAAGAATAAAATATTAGTTATCAAAGAATATAAAATTAATTGTATATTAATTTTATATGGAGACAAAGGAGGAGCTTGTCACAAATATTAAAGAATGGATAAAGATTGATACAGAGATATCCCAATTACAGAATGAGATAAAGGCTAGAAAGAATAAAAAAAAGCAATTATCGGAATCTTTAATGGATGTAATGAAAAAGAATGAAATAGATTGTTTTGATATAAATGGCGGAAGTCTAGTTTACAAAAAGAATACAATTAAAAAGCCAATAAATGCAAAAACCTTAATTTCAACATTAAAAAGTTATTTTGAAACTGCACCGGCAAAAGCCGAAGAGCTAACAAAATTTATTTTAGATAACAGAGAGGAACAAGTAAAAGAGACGATTAAGAGAAAGGTTGATAAATAATTTAAGAAACAACGCGTAAGTTATATTTCGTCGGAATTTTAGTTGGTTTCTTTGTAGGTTTCTTTGTAGGTTGCTTTGTAGGTTGCTTTGTAGGTTGCTTTGTAGGTTGCTTTGTAGGTTGCTTTGTAGGTTTCTTTGTAGGTTTCTTTGTAGGTGTTTGTTCTAGCTTTGCTTTTGTCTTTTGGACCGATATATGGGTTTTCTTAGGATTAGACTTAGTAATAGATTTGGGATTGAAAACAGGTTTCAGTACTTTTTTTATTATTCCCTTTGTAACATCCTTAATAAACTTTTCAGCCTTTTTGGGAATTTTAATTCCTGTATTAGGTTGAATGATATTTTTGCTTGATTCGGGCTCTGAATAGTCGTCGTTTTTTTCGTTTTCATGTTCTTCGGATGAGTCTTCTCCATAACTTTCTGTGGAACTGGTATCGTCCGCATTATCTTGGTCGGAGGAACCAGAATCTTCCGCGCTTTCATAATCAGTAGAAGAGTCTGCCGAATAATCACCAGAGCCACCAAAATCATCTCCACTATATTGAGTTAAAACCATTTCGCCAAGAGTATTATAATTTAACATACTTATAACAAAAAGGAAGAAAAGAGAAAATGAACTGTAGAATTTCATTTTATATATTGATAATAAAAATATATTTAAAATGAAAACAGTAAGTATAATTACAAATAATACAAATGAGTTCAGATGACGAAGAATCAAATGTATCAAATAATATGAGCGAGGATTACGACAATGGTCTTGAGGAATATTATCAAAGTAACCGCGAAGAATGTGTAATTGAAAACACCGCTTCCTCAAAAGAATATTTATATCCAGGATTAAGCTTATTGAGTACAAGTGATGTTGACGAATGTGCCGATGAATTTGATGATGTAGTTGTTAATTGTTGCACATATCAAGTAAATACAAGTGGTGATAAGCCATTTTTGCAATTTATTTTGAGAAAACACGATTTAACCCATCCAGTATGTCCAGATTTATTGACTTTTCCGTCATTCAAAAGAAGATACGGAGAATCAGTTTTAGACATGTGTGAGCTTATGCAACAAGTATCGTGCATTTCATATTCTATAAATCCAAACAATTGCGAATATAAAGGTTTTATAAACAATAGAAATGTTTTCTATTTATTTTATGAATTGAAAGAAGATAGCATAAATGTTCATGATTTGTGTAGAAAAAATGATTTATGGTTGGTATTAGTAGATGAAATAATAAATCATAACAGCTGTTGCAACTTTAAAATAGATGAAACTGTATCAACTTTTTTTAGTTATTATATTAATTTTGCATGTTTAAAGGATTCCGAAGACAATTATATTGAGACTCCAAGCGTTGGATATACGGGAGTTAAAAGCAAAGAGATAAATTTGATTTCTTGTTTTGGAGTTCCAAAGACCAAAGAGCCAAACTTAAATGAAAAATATTTTTATTTTACCGATTATCAAAATGCGATCAGATTGGGAGGTTGGCCAGAAGATAAAAACAACCGGGGAGGTATAATAAGATTTGCGCTATTTTTGGGTGACATGAATGCATCAATAAATGACACTGAAATAGATGAAGAAAACTGCGATAGTATTTACATTGGAAATGGGGAAAATTCTCCATTGTGGGCGTTAAAAAGGTATGAGCAACAAATACCATTAACATGTCATTATATAGACAATTTAAACCTATCTGAAACGTGGAATACTTCTAGTGTTTATTATATTTATTAGCTCAACAAAAATATGCGAAAATTATGTAAGCAATTATTTCTTACATAATTATATATGTCAGTTGGAAAGACAATAACAATAATAGGGTTTTCATTGTTGTTCTTATACATATTGATGCAAATACTTAATTTTTATGGAATAGGGCAGGAATCGTATGGAATATATTTGGGGTTTTTCTTATTTATGTTGTTATCAATGGCAATATTACCAAATCAAGACATGACATTAAAGTATACAAATGATTAAACAACGGAAGTGATTAGTTCGGTTGCTTTAAGGTCATCAATAATTTTTGTTAGAATTTGCAACTCTATTTTATCTTTCAAGTTGTCAATTATCTCCGAGTCCATAGGTTCGCGATTATTTAAGTTATAAAAAGTCTTTTTGAATTCTTTGACTAAGTTAATATTCATGGTATTAATAAGTTTCTGGCGTTTTTCTTTAGCATTTTTATTTTTAATAGTTTCAATTTCAGTTTTCTCTCTATTTTCAGCGTTAAACCATGGGTTGCGATAAGTGTCAGTTGATACGAGAACGTCACAAATTTCAGGTTTAACAATTTTATCAAACGCGTCACTGTGTTTAAAAGATTTTTTAAATACTTGAACAATTTTTTCAGGAATAGTTGGACTTGTTTCCATAAGACGATCAAATTCTTCCTTGGACATTTTTAACATTTGACCGGGTTGCATTCTTTCTGAAGGATGTTTGGCGAGTTCAATTTTGACATTTCTATAGAATTTATCCCAAGCGATGCTGCTAACACGATGTGATTCATTAAGTTGCGTAATCTTTAAGAATTGTTGAATGGTTGATATAATTCCGCCCAAGATATTGAAACCTCCAACAACCATAGCAAAATAGTTTTGATATTCTTCTGGGACACGAGTTTGAGCAAAGTTTGCAGTTCCTGTAAGAGTGGATATAACAATAACGGGTATAGTGTACCAAGCATTTAAACTAGCGTATAAAGCATTAGATTTTGAATGAAGCCATCTATAACACATTGCTTTATCAGCCCACTCAATAAGAATTTGTTCGTGTTCTGTCGTCCATTCAACATCATTTTTATTTATAGTGGCAAGTATGTCTTGTTCATCTAAAAGGGGTTCTTCCACAGAGTCCATATTTTATATTGATAAAATAATTTTATCATAAAATTATATGGACAAGCGAATAAACGATTTGAAGATAGATTTTACAAAGGTCGTAGATTTAAAGAATGAGAATATAAAGATGTTTGATACGTTAGATTTAAAAATAAAGAACTTGAAGAGCATTTATTCTGAATTTATAAAGAATAATAAACAGCATTTATTCATTTTTGGGTTAGACTCTTTTCATTTTCAAGGAAAGTTGATAGACATAGAATATGATGATATGAAACGATTATATTACGCGATAACAAATCGTATTTATTGTGAATATTTTAAGTTGTATAAGATAGTCGTTGATTATATAACAGATGCTATTTATGACGATAAAAAGATTTTAGATTTAGTAAAATTAAATAATAGTTATCCTGTTTATAAAGATTTAGAGCCATTTAAACATTATGATTTTGAAGTTATACAAAGCGTTCACGAGACTATAATAGGTTTGTTGCTTGCAATGTATAATTATTTATCACACAAAGAGCACGATTTAAAATTACACCAAGAAAAGAACGCGACTGGTTTAAATATAGATAACTTTATTCAGACATTTAACTTTAATAATTTAGTTCTAAGAGAAAAACTTACTTTGTTTATAACATATATAGAATTTTTTCATAAATTGCATACAAAGTATTTTAAAAGGTTTACAACGAAAATGCAATTATTTATAAGTCAAATAAATCATGATATAAAATTTGAGGATTCTGTGGAATTAAATAAAACAAAAAGGAAATCCATGTTAGATACTTTTGCAAATGATAATCTTGATAAGAATATTTTGAAGGATTTGCAGAATAGTATAGTTGAAGAGAATGCTCTATCTAAACCATCAACTCCAATATCAACACACTTCTTAGAACCATTTAAATCAATTGAATCATCCGACAATCAATCGTCACTCCCGGAATCTTCAATTGATGTTCCAACATTAAAGGGCGTATTTCTGCAAATAGATGATTCCATTTCAAGTGAAGTAAATCAAAACTCAGTAGAAGAGAAGCAAGACTCTGATGAGGTTTCTTTATTGACAACAGAAAGCGAAACAAAACAAGAAGAACATCCGGTTTTTACAGAAGTAGATGCCCCAAAGCCAAAAAGAAAGTATAAACCCAGGAAAAAGAAGGATGACCCGAGTGTTTGATTTCTTTAAGTTGTTTTACAGATATAATAAAAAATTGAACTAAAGTTAATCTGTTAAATATATTTAACAACACCCAGGATGGAGCGCAGGATTAATAAGCGATTTGATGGTTATATTACTTCTTTCAAGGATGGAATTCGTGACAAGGCGACCGAACTTGGAGTTGAGCACGAACAAATGAATAATTTGCTACAGTTTATTTATGATTATGAGAGATTTGCACTTACCAAGGATGATTTTATGAAGAGAAAGCGTGTTAAGAATGTTGTGCCTTATTGTGACCGATGCAGTGCAAAGAGGGCGAGCGGAGAACAATGTACCCGCAGAAAAAAGGAAGGAGACGAATATTGTGGAACTCACATGAAGGGAACGCCTCACGGAGTTGTTGATGTGCAGGAGGAAAACAAACAAACTACGCAAAAGATTGAGGTTTGGGCTCAGGATATTCAAGGAATTGTGTATTATATTGACAAGAATATGAATGTTTATCAGGCGGAGGATATTGTCAGCAACAAGACAAATCCAAAGATTATCGCAAAATATGTAAAGAATGGGGACAATTATTCAATCCCTGAATTTGGCATTTGAATGTAAAATAAAATAAACTTGTATTGAAAATAAAAATATAAACAAAGTTTTTTATATTTTTATTAATGGAAGAACAAGAACCTGCAGAAAATTCAACTGGAATAGATGGAATTGATGAAATTAGTAAGAAGATTCTTATTGCATCTGGAATAATGTTTAATACTAATGAATACCCAGACGAAATACTTATCCTTCGGGATTCTCTCTTGAGCGATAAAATATACAAGTCAATTGAATCAGATATTATTGAACTAAGGAAAACACTGAGCTCCTCTTCATTAACTAGTTTGCAAAAAGGTGCAGATAAAACCCAAAAATGGCCTCTTCTCAATTTGGTAAGACAAATATTAAATGTTTATGGTTATAAAATGATTCCGATTAGAAAAAGTGATGGATATACTGCTGATGGAATAAAAAAGTTTAAACGGTATTTTCAGGTAATTTTATCATTGTAGAATCAAATAATTAAGGTAAAAATAAACATTATATTAGAGACTTTGCGAAAAAGAAAAATTTTTTATTTTATTTATAAATAAAAAAGTAATTTAAACTCTAAAATGTTGATATATATATGAACTGTCTAATTTGCGGTATAGTAAAAAATTGTTCACAAAGATTGGAGGCTAATTTAAAATTAGCTATTACAACAAGTGAATTATTTGAAAAAAGCAAAATTGTAATATATGAAAATAATTCTACTGACAACACTAAAACTATTTTAAATAATTATAAAGATAACAGCAAATTTACAATAATAAGCGAAGATCTAGTTATAAATAAAGAAAACAGTGTTGTTTGGGCATATACAGAAATTACTGGTTCTGATCATCCTTGTAGAATAGAACAAATTTCAAATTCAAGAAACAAAGTAATAGATGAAATTAATAAAACGGAATATGATGAATACAATTATGTAATATGGATTGATTTAGACTCAAGTGGTTGGGAAATAGAGGGTGTTAAGGACAGTTTTAATAAAAAAAATGAATGGGATGTCATTTTTGCAAATTCATTTCCATATTATGATTATTTTGCATTACGACGCGATCCTTGTCAAGTGTTTGGTCCTGAAATTGTTGGCGAACAATTTTGGTCAAATTTATCAGAAAACAATTATACAGACGACCAACTAATACCAGTTTATTCTGCATTTAATGGAATTGGTATATATAAAAAACACTTGTTTAAAAAATATAAATATAATTTTTTAGTAGATGAATCTACAAAAGTTTTTTATAGAAATTATATAAAAAATAATATGTTAGATAGTACACTATTAGAAACGATAAAAAATAAAGATTATCTCTTTATAAATGGATATAATGACGAAGAATCTGATATATATTGGAAATCAAATTCTGGATACAATAAACCAATTATATGTGAACACGTTCCTTTAAACCTTGCTTTATATAACGACGGTTATAAATTGTTTATAAATACAAAAATGATTTATTATAGGTGAAACTATTATTAATTAGAGAAAAAATAGTTTAGTGTTATATATTTTTCAATCAATATAAAAATAATAGTTTAGTAAAGTAAATGAACAGATTTCTTCGTGGTTTAACAACTTTTGCATTATTACATGGAGTAAATATGTTTAAGATTTCTTCAAGACATTTACAGTCACATTCTAGAACTTTTTTTCATAATATGAAAAAGGAAACCGGAGATCTGAAGTCTTTATCAAATTTTTATAAACCCAAGACTACAAATCAAGAGCTTTATGTAAAGTATTTGAATGATCAAAGTATAAAGATATTATTTGCTGTTGGACCAGCTGGAACAGGAAAAACTATGTTAGCATGTAATCAAGCAATAAAAGAGTTGAAGTCTGGAAATATACAAAAGATTGTAATAACACGCCCAGTTGTTCCGGTTGAAGAAGAAGAGATCGGATTTTTGCCAGGAAATATAAATAAAAAGATGGACCCATGGACTAGGCCGATATTTGATATATTTTACGAATTTTATCAGAAGAGAGATGTTGAGGCTATGTTATATAATAACATAATTGAAATATCTCCTCTCGCGTTTATGCGTGGAAGAACCTTTAAACATTCCTATATTATTGCAGATGAGATGCAAAATAGTTCTCCAAATCAAATGTTAATGTTAACGACCAGAATTGGAGAAGGAAGTAAAATGGTAATTACTGGAGATTTAAAACAATCAGATAGAGGAATTAACAGTGGGTTGTATGATTTTATAAATAAATACAAAACATACACTAACTATTTGAATAAAACCGGGAGTGAATCAAAATTTGGAATTGATATTGTTGAGCTATCTAAGAATGACATAGAGAGAAATAAGGTTATTAATAAACTGCTAGAGATATACGAGTTTAATGAAGCTGCTGTTTCAAAAAAGGTTGAAACGCCAAATTCAATAATAGTAAAAATTCCTACTCCGGTTTCATCCCCTGTTTTAAAAGAAATAAATGAAGTAAATGAAGTAAAAGAAGTAAAAGAAGTAAATGAAAAAAACGCAACAGAAAAACCAACAATTGTCAGGAGTGATAGCGATGCGGCTTTAATACCTATTCATCACATGTCAACTCGCGTTAGGGAATAAAGCCTTATCAATAGTTGTTCTAACACAAAATAACCTGTGTAGTGCAATTCCTAAAACAAACAAAAATGCTGAGACATAAAAGAACGAATAACCAGAAAAATAAGAGATAATTGCGGCCCCGATAAGAGTCATAACAACATCAGCAAGCGCAACACCAAAAAATCTATATGAATGGACACCTTTTTTGGGTTCTCCGAGAGCATTTTTATATTTGCATAAATCAACCATTATACTATTCTCAAATATTTTATATTTTATATTTTATATTTTTATATTTTCATATTTAGACACTTTATTTCTAGTGTCTAAATATTATAAATTATTAATTTAAAATTTTTTGGTGTTGTGTTTAACCTTTATTTTTCTATGAACTTTTGTAACTCTGTGTTTAGTTTTTCCTTGTCGCCTTGATTTATGGTTGTGTTTATTTGCACGATTCTTTTTAGACCCACCCAAACTACCGTCGCGGCGGGATTCTGCTGCTACAGCCATCAGTTCCCGACGACCTGACGCATCTGGCTGCATAGCATTTGTTTCTTCTTCGGTTGGTATTTCTAGAGGAAATCCCCCTCTGTCAGATATAATCATATTTCCAGTTTCAAGTAAGAAAACAAAGCATTTTCTCTTAAAACTTCCAATAGGTTCAGGAACATCTATTAATTCTTTGAATTTATTTCCAACATTAACATTTTTAATAAAATTTACAAATAATTCACTTTGCAGCATATTTTTACCTCTATCATTATCTTCTTTTGACCTAGTTTGAATGCCAGAAATAAAGTAGTTAAACACCCCCGTTAAGATTGAAACTGGTAAAAATTCATCTTTGGACATTCCTAATACATCTTCGCAGTATGATTTTATTTCAACGATAGATTCAGGTTCAATCTTTAAACTAGAATCAAGTTGTTCTCCTGGTATGGGTGATTGTTGTTGTTCAAATTCAAAGTATTCTTCTGGATGATATTCATCTGTTATTTCTTTCTTTGTACTTTTTCCTTTTCCAACATCAATTAATGCTTCATCTTTGTTAAATGATTGTCTAGTTTGAACTAATGGGGAACTATTTTGGATTTCCATTCTTCCACCAGATTGAAGAGAAGTTTTTGAATCTAATGAATAAACGTCTGAATAAAAAAGAAATTCTCTCAAACAGGTACCAATCATAAATGCCTTTGCAACGTCTAATGGTTGTTTAGATGCATATTGTTGAATAACATTTTCTCTCAATTGTTGTAAAAATTTAAGATAATTTTGATATAGTTCATAATCCAGAGACTCTTCAATATGGTCGTTTCCGGCTATTTCATTCAATGATTCCGCAAACATGTAAATTGGCAATAGCGGATGAAACAAATAATTAACTGATTTAAAAAAATCTTCATTATCATTATCATTTTTATCTTCTTGGAAAGATTCTTCGCCTTCAATAGATGGTAAATCCAATCTTTCAAAAAAATCTAATAATAAATCGTCGTCTTCGGATGCAGATCCACCACCCATGCCTCTTCCAGGAGGTTTCGGTAATGATTGAAGCGAATCTATTTTAGTTGTTGCTTTTTCTGGAACAGAAGTGGGTATGGGTGCAGGTGGCAATGATTGCAATGAATCAATGGTTCCTGTATATTTAGCACGAATGCGATATTTGCTAGACACTGGAAGTAGAGCACCTCTTTCTTCTGTTTCTTTTTCTTCTTCTTCAGAGGTTTTTCTTAAAAAATCGGATTGAGATATTTCGTAAATTTTATCCCGAAAAAAAGACAATTGTACTGGTGTGCATTTATATCCTAATAAAGCATTTAATAAAACATATGTTGCGTCTTTAATATTTGGTTCAAAATCGGATCCTAATAATTTTGCGCCTCTTCTAATTTGTACACTTGATATGTTAATTAATTGTGATGGTTCAATCGCTTCTCTAAACGAGTCATCTTTTTCTTCATTCACTAAAGGAATTGCGTTTTTTATTTCTTCAGTAAGAGCCAAATCTTTGATAACAGATTCTCTAATATCATTTTGCGTGCTATTAATGATGTCTTGTTTAACATCTTCAATTAAGCTCCCGGTTTCTGATGTGGGTATGGGTTTTGGATAAACTGTAGAAGGTTGACCGCTTGTTCTTGGAATTGCACTTAAAATTGCAGCATTTCTTGAAGCTTTAAATGCATCATCTTCTTCTAGACCTTTTCTTAAAGAACTCGTTTGAGAATCATTTTCATTTGCATCAATGGCTGCCGACTGAATAATATCTGTTAATTCGTTTTTATTTTTTCTTAATTCTTCGGTTGATTTACTTATAGATTCTGAGTCGGTAATGGGTCTTCCAACATCTTCTGAAATGGAAGGCGTTACTTCAGTTGAATAATTTATATCGGCATTGTCTTTTACTAAATTTTCAGGGTAATTTTCATCAGTTGCGTTAATTATAGTGGCTACTCCATTTTCAGACAATATTTCATTTTCACTTAAAGGTCCCGCGTCAGAAACAGTTAAAACGCTTGTTATGTTGACCTCGTAACGACTATTTAAACAGTATTCATCATCTGAATAAATTCCAGCGTCCGAATACGCTGATGTTGGAGATGTTGCAGTTGATGCTGGTGACGTTGCAGATGATGTGGTCGGGCTAACGCGAGGTTCTGGAATTTTAAACCCAAAATTTAAAAAAATTTCAGCGATAAATCCTTTTGTAACTAAATTAAATTTTGTCAAACGACCACCTATTGGCATTGGAATGGGTGTTGGATTTCTTCCAACATTTTCAACAATTGTGGGGGGTGGGATTTTATTAATTTTGTCTTGTATGACTAAATATTTTTCGCACAAATAACTTTTGGTTTCATTTGGTAGCAAATTAAGATTATATAAAAACATATTTTTATCAGATTTATAAGAAGTACTACCAATAACATCTTTAAATGCTTCCCACATTCTACTATTTCCTTGAGTATTATCCCAACTCCACCCGCTAGCTAGTTTTCTATTTGGAGACTTTTGAAAATTGGTAATAGTAGTTTCAAGTTTAATCTTTATAGAAAATGGATCCTTATCTAATACATATTTATCAAGACTAGTTTGCAATGTGCTAAGTTGAGCCATTAATGAATCAAACATTGCGATTGAATCATTTATTCTGTTTTTTAATTCGGAAAAGTTGTCCGTTATTGGTATTGTGGAAGAACCAGATGATAAAGATGTGGCCGCGATATTGTGTTCAGAAATTCCTCTATCTATTAATGGTTTCATGTCGGAAATATTTTTTACCAATTTATCAATAGTTGTAGGTATTGTGCTAGAAACGACTGATAGGTCTGGAAAATTTAATAACAAGTAATCAAATAATAAAGCTAATTCGAATGTTTCACATGTAAATTTTGTAAATTCGGTTGCGTTAAAATTTGGTGCATCTGTAGAAAAAAGAGAATTATATTTTTCTCCGATTCCCGCAATAGCTTCTGGGTATTTATAAATAATGTTTGCGTTTCTAAATTTATTGTATTCAATTAGTTGAGGTGTTTGAAAGGAAACAAAATCTCTTTGGGCTGCTGTAATTTTAGATAAAATATTAATAAGTTCTTCTTGTTTATTTTCTAAAAAAAGAGCATTAGCTAATGCCATATCTGCTGGAGATGCTAATTTGAAAATATAACAAGATTTTGTAGCGGTGTGTGTATATATACATTCAACGCCCAAGAGCAATGCAAACGCGAGAGCCACTCTATCGTGCGTAACAAAATAAACCTTGGTAATTTTTTTCTCAATAGATTGCTCTCTAGGAGCCGTTCCAGGTGGATTATATTGTTTTAATGCTCGGGATTTTAACACCGCGCACGCCAATACCTGAAGCCAATCTCCAGACCTTTTTTGTTGAAGTTTTGTGTTGAATAAAAATCTATTTGTCAATGTGTCTTGTTTTTTTCCAAGCATAGAAATTGCGTTTTTAATAAGAGATGTAAGAAAGGTGATATTATTTTTTGTTTTACTATCAGGAACATTTTCAGGAACTGTGATTCTCTTGTCATTAGATTTTATTAACAAATTTGTTGTGTAATCTGTTTTTTTTCCTTTTCTGTTTCTTTGAACTTCCGACAATTGGAAATTAAATGCTGAAAAAAATTTATCATATGGATTTGTTGATTTGCTTTTAAGCGCTTCGCCTGTATTTATGTTTCTATCGTATGAGTAATTATAGTTTATAGATTCTGGAATATTTGGTTCACAACCAATTAATTCAACTCCCGATTTATATATTGGCAATGTTGGATCAAATATTTTTTCCGCGACAGATGTTTTTCCAGCAGGATCGTTTACAACTTCTGGGGTTAAAACATAATACATTTTTTTCCTAACACTTCCATCCATTACTTGCGCGCCTTTTTTTAAAATGGATAAAATGCTTACAGCAGTTGCATCTATTATAATTGCGGATTCGTTTTCTAATTCTAAGTTATTCATAAATGTAGATGCATCTATATAATCTTTTCCAGCTTCGCTTTTTGAACTTCCTTTTGCTACTACCAGAGGTCTAACAGAATATTCTGACCCGTTTATAGTTTTAATTGTATAAGGTTCTTGTTTTACACCAAAAGCATCTTTATTATTATATGTAACTAACTTGTCGCCATAGTCCCGAGCGATATTTCCATTACGACTAATAACTACATTATTTAAAGCAAGACCTTCATCATTAAATGTTCCAAGACTGTTAACTCCGGTTGGGAGTCCTTCGCAGTAAATTTTTTCATTATCTATAATTACTTCCCTAAATCTTGTAATGTCGCTGTGAAAATCGTGCCAAGAATCTGTCGCGGAAAGGTTTGCCAAAATATCTAATATATTTTCTGCAACAGCCTCTGCGTCAGATTTTTTTACTTTTGTTCTGCCAGCCATGTAATTATATTAATGCAATATAATTTTATGTAATTGAATGCTTATTAATATTATAATTGTAATTGTAATGGAAAAAGTTCTGTCGAAGACAGAACCAGTTTTGCTATACTTTTTAAAAAGTATAACGAAAGAGTGTAAAGGTGGTGAGTGTGAAAAAAAAATTGAAAAAAAAAAGTTAGAGATAGATGGAAATAAAAAGTAATCAAAAAGTCAAGAATGATGGAAGTGGAAGTGAGTGGAATGTTGTGGACAGGACTAGCGAATGTGGTAGAGGAAACTCGTAGAGAGACAATACGTGCATGCGCAGAGAAGTACAAATTTTCAGCGGAGAATGCATTGTTGGAACTAGGATTGAGTGTGAAAAAAGAAAAAAAAATGAGGGAGAGAATAGACAAGACGAATAAGAAACCAGAAGTGCCATTGCCTTTCACAGGGTTGATACAAGAGAAGTGCTGTCACGGATTGAAACAAAATCATGGTCTGTTGACTCAATGTCACAAGAACCCAACGGAGTGTTCAACATATTGCCAGGGATGCCAAAAACAAGCCGACAAGAATGCGTCAGGTAAGCCAAACAGTGGGAGCATTGAGGATCGGATGGCGGCATTTACCTCTGGAAAGGAGTACCGCGATCCAAAAGGAAAGGCTCCAGTGGCTTATGCAAAAGTGATGCAAAAGCTAAAGCTGACGGAGGAACAAGTTCAAGCCGAAGCTCTGAAGCAAAACATAGAGCTGCCCGCAGAGTTGTTCAACGAACCTGTTGTAAAGCGTGGTCGTCCCAAGAAGAACCCGGCCATTACATCGGATACGGAGAGCGAATCATCCGAACCCAAGAAGCGTGGTCGTCCGAAGAAGACGGGGAAACCGGTAGAGGTTTCAACGACTGAGGATTTGTTTGCGACGATAATTTCAGAGGCCAAAGCCGAAGGCAAGGCAACAAGACCTGAACCCGTGACGGAGAAGAAGAAGGAAGTGAAGAAGAATGAGCCAGAGCCTGAGAAGGAACCAGAGGTGAAGGTGAAGAAGTTTGAGTTCAAGGGCAAGTTGTATTACAGGACGGCAGACAATGTTTTGTATGACCCGAAGACTCAGGAATGCATGGGGGTGTTCAACGAGGAGCGTCAAGAAATTGATGAGTGTGAGGAGGAGGAGGATGAAGAGGAGTAAATATTCCACCTTTAAAAAAGGTGGAGCCAAATATAAAACCGAAGGTACCGTTGAAAACCGAAGGTACCGTTGGAAAAAATGTATTGTATATAATGTATTTTTTCTTATATTTTGGCTCTACCTTTCCCACCAACGGTGCCTCTTCGCTTTGCAGAGGCAAGGTAGAATGTCACTCATTTCTCGTTTTGTCACTCATTTCTGGTTTTTCTTACTACGGAGACATTCTGGGATTAATAAAAGCCAAAGGCGACCGATAAAAGCCAAAGGCGACCGATAAAAGAGAGTGTACATTTTCTCTCCTTTTTGTTGAAAATGATATGGTACCATATATAATGGTAGAGTGTATGGTATAAAAATTTTTTTTATATGGTGAAATCCTGATACAAAAAAAATTTTTGAGTGACTTGAAAAAAAAGTGAGGTGAAAAAAAAATTGAAAAACTTTTGTATGGTAAAGTGAGAAGTACCAAATAACCTAGTGTGTAGTCAAGAATGGCGTCTGTTGTTGTGAATGTGAATGATTCTGTGAATGCCGGGCTGAACAAGCTCGTGCAGGATGTGAGTCGTAAGACAATTGCAGCTTGTGCAGAGAAGTATGGATTTAATGCTGATGAGGCATACGAGATGTTGGGGTTGCTATTGCAGAAGGCTGAGAAGAAGCCTCGCACCAAGAAGGTGGCGAGCGATTCGGGTTCAGACTCGGGCTCAGAGTCTGGCGATAGTACAACCAAGAAGAAGGGTGGTCGCGTCAAGATGACCGAGGAGGAGAAGGCAGCTGCTGCTGAGGCTCGTAAGGAGAAGAAGGCGGCGGAGCGCAAGGAGGCAGCCGAGGCCAAGAAGGCTAAGAAGGAGCAGGACAAGTTGGATGCAGCTGCTGCCAAGGCGATGAAGAAGGAGAAGGCCAAGCTTGAGAAGGCGGCTGCAAAGAAGAAGGAACTCAAGGAGAAGAAGGCGGCCGAGAAGGCAGCCACTGCGGCTGAGCCGGTTTCTGAGGAGCCGGTTGCTGAGGAGGTCGCCAAGACCAAGAAGGTGGTCAAGAAGACAGAGGCCAAGGCTGAGGTCAAGACTGAGGCCAAGACTGAGGCCAAGCCTGAGGCAAAGAAGGAGACTGCCAAGGAGAAGAAGGCTCGCCTAGAGAAGGAGGCGGCTGAGAAGGCAGCCAAGGAGGCGGCGGCCAATGCTGCAGAGGAGCTGGACTCGGAGGATGACTCGGATGATGAGGAGTAAGTAGAGTAGTGTAGAAAAAAGGGCAAAAAAACAAAAAAAAATAAAAAACCCTTTTTTCCTTGTATATTTTTCTCCAAAAGAACTTAAAGAATGTTGGTTATTTTCTTTAAGTACCTTTTAAGATAATATCTATTTTTTGAGAGATTCTTGTTTGGCAAAAGTGTTCGAGAAATTGAAAAATGGACAAAAAAAATGTCCAAAATCCAAAAGGCCAAAGACTTTCATGAAACAGGATTTTCCAAAAAAGCATTTTAGACCATAATGCTGTAATTTACAAAAATAAGCGGAAAAAAGTGTGACTGTAAATTTTTTATTATTTTTGCGGAAAAGGATTTAGGCATTTTTTCTGTCCTATATTTAGAGGACAGATGAATGACAATTTAATGCCAAAAAATGCCGAAAAATTCTACTGCAAATGTTGTGACTTTAAATGCTCTAAGAAAAGTAATTTTGATACACATCTTTTAACACGCAAACATATAACGAATGACGCAATAATGACAAATGAGGACAAAAAAATCTCCACAGGATATTGTTGCGATAATTGTGGCAAAGAATATAAGCACAGACAGGGATTATGGACTCACAGCAAAAAATGCCAAAAAACGCCAAAAAACGCCGAACATGAAGATGTTAAAAATAACACACAACTTCAAGTCACAACCGATATGTCAAGCAATATAATCATGGAATTATTAAAGCAAAATCATGAGTTTAAAGAACTTCTTGTGGACCAACAAAAACAATTATGCGAACAAAATAAGATGCAAATGGAAATGCAAATGGAAACTAACAAAATGCAAATGGAAACTAACAAAATGCACATGGAGATGCAAATGGAAAATAATAAAATGCATATGGAAAGTAACAAATATGTTATGGATAAAATGGTTGATTTAGCTGGTAAGGGAGGCTCTTATAACACAAATTGCCACAACAAGACCTTCAATTTACAGGTATTCTTGAATGAACAGTGCAAGGATGCCTTGAATATAACGGATTTCGTGAATCAAATTAAGTTGCAATTGAGTGATTTGGACATGATTGGTCGGGTTGGATACACAGAAGGCATGAGTAAAATCATTATTAGGAACTTGAAGGAGCTTGATATCTCCAAAAGACCAATTCATTGCAGTGATTTGAAGAGAGAAGTGATGTATGTCAAGGATAAAGACGCTTGGGAAAAGGAAAATGGAGAGAATGTAAAGATTAAAAATGCGATTAAATTTATTGAACATAAAAATGTCAAGCAATTGCCTCAATGGAAGGCAGCAAATCCAGAATCAGATGACTACGATAGCCAAAGGCACATGGATTATCATAAGATTATCATAGAATCTATGGGTGGTGCAACCAATGAGGATGATAATAAGAAGAGAGAAAAGATAATAAAGAACATTGCGAAGGAGGTCGTAATTGATAGAAAATAATTGTCACTCATTTCTGGTTTTGTCACTCATTTCTGGTTTTCCATGCCGAAGGCACCGTTGGAGAATAGAGGTATTTGCAGGGTATTGGGGAATAATATATATAAAGTAATTTAAAGACGACCTCGGCACAAAAGGGTGCCAATATAGTATATAATTCTAGGATACCACAGTTCAAATACTTTTTCTCTCTTCATCGTCTTCTATGCTTCGCGAAAAAAGAGAAAATATATACATCTTAGGGAACTCCAACCAATTGCACCCTACCTTCTCTATGTCTAAGAATGAATAATCTCCTCAATAATTTCTCTCTTTACACTCTGCACATTTTGAATATATTGATCCAAAGAAGGAGACACATCCTCTTCTACTAATGGTTCCAACTTTTGATAAGTAGTCATCTGGAACCTGAATACATGCACCGGTTTGATCTGACCAATGCGATGACACCTGGCAATGGCCTGCTCCTCAATAGCTGGGTTCCAATTGGGACTAACAAAATAAACCTCACTGAAATCTCTCTGCAAATTCAACCCTTCACAACCCGTCTGAATTTGTAAGACAAGGAATTCCACTTTTTCTCTCAAAATACCGGCTCTTTTGTTGAGAGAAGTTCGGCCATCAAAGGTAGCCAATGAAGTAATGCCAGCTTCTTTGAGTCTTGAAACAATCATGTCAATTTCCTCCCTGAAATGACAAAAGATTAATTTACCATTTCCATTTTCTCTCCTTGAGAGAAGTGTATCAAGGACAGCGTCCAATTTGCTGCTTGATGCCAACGCACCCACATGAGACTCGCTCTTGGGAATAATGTTGTCATCAACCAAATCCGTCAAAGAGTTTTTAAGCAAAGCTGGAAGAATGCAAGTCTGACGAGCTTTAATAATCAACTTGAGTCTCTCAACGGAATCTGCTAACCGAATGGCATTATGAATATCCTCCGAGAGAACTCGTTCATCCTCTGTAGCCCAATCCACCGTGTTGCATCCGAGTTCAACCTTGGGCAGCTTGATACCGGCTTGAGATTTGGTGCGACGCAATACATAAGCATCCAACAATTCTTCAAGGTTATCCGGGTCAGTGTAGTAACTGGAAGGCAGACCAACGACAGAGCACAAGTTGTAAAAGTCTCTGCGTTTATTTTGAACAGGAGTGCCGGTAATTAGCCATTTAATGGGTGAGACCAAGACTTTGGCACCCCAATATCGTGCATTTTTATTGCGTAAATGATGGGCTTCGTCAAATATGACGCGGTTCCATTGCACCATATGCAACATGCTTTTTGGAGGGTCATCCACCAGTTTGTTTAAAGAGACGGCCGACACTGAGATGTGGGAATAACTGGTAATGACAATAGGTGCCGAAGACAGTTGTTCCAAAGTGATCATCTTTTTCTCTGCGCCGTAGAAGACCAAAGGTTTGTGACCCGTTGTGCGTTGAATTTCGGATACCCATTGTGCAATAAGTACATTGGGAAGAACAATGAGTGTTTTTGTCATAAAATTTGTAAGCATGAGTCCAATAGCGGTGATGGTCTTTCCGAGTCCCATTTCATCGGCGATGATGCCACCGCGAACCTTGTTCTTGGAAAGCTCATTTCGCAAGCACCATTGAACACCGTCATATTGGTGTTGTTTATATTGAATGCCGGCTTTTTTGACGAACCAGTGGAATCGTTCCATTCTTCTAGAGAGAAATGTGATGTGTTTTTGTACGATAAAAGTTTTTGAAAAATAATTGTCAATTTTTTTGGGTAATGTCAAAAAATATTTTTTTTGAATAAAAATTGACTTGAAATAAAGTATTAATAATTTAACTTAAAGAAACACCGAATGGAAGTATTGGCGCAAGCGGTTATGAATCATGTTGAGGCAACAGCAGGTGCAATTCCACAGCAACCCGAGATTTTGGGAACAATGGATGTGGATGAACAATTGGCGGATTTTGATTGTCCTGTGTGTTGGAATTCAATTACAGAAGGAGAGAAAAAGGTAAAAACAAGCTGTAATCATACTTTGTGTATGGATTGTGCGCCAAAATTGCAATGTCTTCTTGGAACAACAACCTGCGTGTCGTGTCCAATGTGTAGGACGAGGCTACAAAAATTCACAGTTCCAGAAGTTCCGTTGAGAAAAGTTCCGTTGCACAAGATTCGTCAGAGGCTACAGCGTCAAAATCATATTGTTGCTGGATATCAGCATACCATTCAAAATACGCCTCATTTAATTAATTATTATATGCGGATCATTCAAGAAGCTGTAGTAACTGAAGATCGCGCGCAGAGAGAACTGGCAGCGGCGATGGTTCATCAAGAAGAACTACAAGAAGAGGTAAATATGCGAGCTCGGCCTCGGAGACAACCAGCAGTCTCTGCCATAGTATAAAAAAGAAATCAAAATAATAAAAATTTTTGGCTAAAAAAAATTGAAACATTTTTTCGTTGAATTACTTTTGGTATAAAATCACACAGTGGTTATAAAACGAGAATAAGAATGTCGCGCGTCAATGTCAATCGCTGCTGCAAGGTCTGCAAGGATGCAGGCAAGTCCGCGGAGGAATACAGCAGTCATTGGCCGAAGGACAACACTGGGCGCGTCATTTGCGTTACGCTGCTCAATCAGTCATGTCGCTATTGCGAAGAGTCTGGACACACCGTCAAGTATTGCCCAAAGCTCGCCAAGGATAAGAAGAACGATGCAAAGTTCTCGCACTTTGTTGCTCGCAATGATCGCATTCGGGTTTACGAAGAGAAGTCCTTCGGCAAGAAGCCTTGTGCGCCTGTCGCAGTGAGCCGTTTCGCCTTGCTCATGGATGATGACGAGTCTGATGAGTCGCCTTTAAGGGAACCAAGAAGCCCCAAGAGAACCCAAAAAAAGGCACCAACCAACGGTGCCTTTGGCCCAGATGAGTTTCCTGCCCTTTCCAACAATATCAAGGTTGTTGAGTCCTCACAGAGCATGCCGATGTCTTGGAGTCAGATGGTGACTACAGAATCTAGCAGTCGTGTAGCAGTTGAGATGTCGGGTCTCTGCCAGCTCAAGAGTGAGTCCAAGGAGTTGTCTGCTCGCGAGAAGGCTGCGGCAATTCATCGCCAGGAGTGCTTCAAGGGTCTCAACGGAAAGGGATGGGCGGATTTGGACAGTGACGACGACGAGGATGAAGACTGGTAAGGCAAGACTAGTGAACAAAAAAACAAAAATTATAAAAAATCAAAAACCAATACCCGGTTAGCTCAGTTGGTAGAGCGCCAGTCTTTTAAAGCATTTGTGCTACTGAAAACTGGTGGTCGGGGGTTCAAGTCCCTCATCGGGTGAAAAAAAACTATAGGACTCCTCCACAGGAACCTCCAAGTTTTTTCTCTGAAAAAAATTGAAAAACTTTTCTTGGAATTTATGAATAGAACAAAATCATAGAATCAAGGATGTCAAAGTTACCGACCACCTTATGGGGTGCTATTAACCGCGCCAAGTTGGAGCTGAGAAAGTTCCATTTGGAGGAAAACCCAAAGAAAAAGGAGCAACACAGGCAAAATGCAATTGAGGCTTCGGAGAATGCAGACAAGGTCATAGGACCCGGACCCCACAAGTACATGTCCACGAGACAAAACTGGCGCAACGAGGTTCTCTACCTCAACTATTACGAGGAGGATCCCCGAGTCGGTCGTTATTGGGAAGACGACAAGGTGTTGTGGAGTCTTGATTCAATTCCAGAGTGGGCGTTTAACAAGGACTTGAAAGTCCAAGAGCCCAAGTACGGGGACAGGTTTGTTCTCCGTGGCAAGGAGTTTGTATATAGTGTGCGTCCCGAGCATTGCGACCGTTAAAGCGTAGCGACCGTTAAAGCATTGCGGCCGTTAAAGCGTAGAAACAACATAAAAAAGAGAAATACCATAGGACTCCTTCCATTGGTTTTTTCATATTTGGCTCTACCTTTCCCACCAAAGGTAGAATGTCACTCATTTCTCGTTTTGTCACTCATTTCTGGCTTTCCATGGATGGGGGTTTTGTAGTCTATTTTTTCTTCTTATAGGAGAGAAAATAGAGTTATTGTTGGGTAAAAGGATTTGAAGAGATTTAGCCGGGTTAAACGGGTCTTGTGACAGTACATCGCCCCCCTTATTATATTCAACGCATCTAGACATTCAAGCGCCTAAACTTAAAATAAATCTTTATTTATTGAGTTCGGCATTCCATGACCAAATATAATCATGTACACTAATATCAACGCAGCCAATAAAATGCTACGGTTTTCGGCCACAACTTGTCTTTGACCTAACAAGTAAATCATAATAAGGTATAATAAAAAACCAATTATTACAGAATGCATCAACATCATTCGTCCGGGTTCCATGCTATATATAT